CTATTTTTGGTCTGTTGGTCAAGTGGTTAAGACACAGCCCTTTCAAGGCTGTATCACGGGTTCGATTCCCGTACAGACTATAGAGATGAACTGCTCTCATGCGGGGATTCTCTTTAACATGATGATAAATATTTTCTGAACATACTGTTTTAGCCAAAACCAGCTAAAAGAGTCCCTGCATTTATCAGACAAATCCTATTATTGAGAAGTACATTTTCTCAATAATAAAATTCGTGATGATATCAACTTGAATGTACCGAGTTGAGAAATTGAAAACTTGACGGTTAATGGTTCTCCGTCACAAAATGCTAGAAGCGTTGAGAGCATTTGTTTTATATAGATGTGAGATTTTCTCACATGATTGATATTTATGCGGGGTGGTAGCAGTGGTAGCTCGTTGGGCTCATAACCCAAAGGTCGCAGGTTCGAATCCTGTCCCCGCAATAGGAAACATGTTGATGGCTGTGTTCATCATGTACAAACCGGCACACCTCAAAAGGGTTGTGAGTATGTTTATGCTTGTGGATTTTCTACAGGACATAGATTAGGTTTGGTTTTCTATCATAAATAACCATACAAAGGTAGACGTAATCGTGGGGTATAAGCTCTCGTTGAGTCTGACCTGTACTTGCGAATACATGTTTAGACTGCTACTGAACATATTATTCAATAGTGCCGATAAAGGGTCAGACGAATGCACCAACACGGGTGTATCACGAGGGAATTAAATACTTTTGCGTTGATGTTCTGGTGACAGAACTATAACACGAGATAAGTCGTAGGTTTGCTGCATCGCAATATATTGATGTTTTGCAGTCCACTTCGTTGCTGAGTGTTAGTCTCAGCCTGTACGGATAATATTAAGAAGTCGCGAGCTTAATATTGTACAGTTGCATAATAATTGTTGAATATATAAGTTACAGGTGGAGTCCTGTTTTATGGCGGAATAGTTAGTCGAGCTAACGCACTGGCGCTGGAGTCTTCAAAAGAGGCTTTGACACATGATGATGTGAAACAGTGTTAGGTACTTGTGTATGTAGGCGATAATGTACATCCGATGCTCTAGGCGGGGGAACAAAATGCGTTTAAGCGTATGGGAGTCCTCACGGTGCTGAAACAAGGTTGATGGCTGGAAACAGTCTATAAGAGTTTGCGGATACGTAGCGAAGTGAAATCCTTGAAGATTAAATTAATGCTGTATGATATTACAGACAACTTCCAAGACACGGTGAACCTTGTTGGATATCGATTCCAACCCGCACGAGTTTGTTTTAACCAACGAACTTGACATTTTTCTAGCTTGTTTAAACTGCGGTGACTGAAATATGTTATGATAGAAATGTCGGTAAAAACTAAATCCGGCCCTAAAATTTGTTTGACGTATGTGAAGCATATGAGTTTCTCAGACTACGGCTCAATGACCGTCAGCTGGAAACAAGCCATGTACTTCAAAACATATATGATTCGTATGACGATTTCCTTTCAAATTTGAAATCCTTTCAAAAATTCAATTGTTATGCGAAATCATGGTACGATAGCTCAGCTGGTAGAGCAATGGCTTGAAGCGCCATGTGTCGTAGGTTCAACTCCTACTCGTACCATATCTGGCCATTTCCAGCCAGATGATCTATGTTAACATAGATAACACCAACTTATTTGTTTTTATTCAACGTCGTGAGACGTCGAATTTGACTCGGTAGCTCAGTTGGTAGAGCAGCGGACTTTTAATCCGCGGGTCGCAGGTTCGAGCCCTGCCCGAGTCATACTTGAGAATATCTTTTATTTGAAAATATTTCAAAAATATCAAATAAAACACTTGACAAATGTCACGTTTTATGATATAATAAGATTATGGTTGACTCCACCATTTAATGAGTCATTTTCGGGGAATTAGCTCAACTGGTAGAGCACCTGCTTTGCAAGCAGGCGGTTAACAGTTCAAATCTGTTATTCTCCATTGATAATGTTTACCAGAGCATTATCAAACCTGCGAAATTTATTGTTTTTTCCATGAATTTCAAACCTCGTGGCGCCTGAAAAGGCGTATCTCGGGATTTAGCTCAGCTTGGTAGAGCACGTGCTTTGGGAGCACGGGGCCGTAGGTTCGAATCCTGCAATCCCGATAACAATTAAAAGCGGTGATACTCAGCCATAAGTGAGTGACAAAAAAGCGGTGATATTCAGCCAATAAGTGAGTGATAAAAAAGCGGTGATACTCAACCTTATAAGTGAGTGACAAAAAAGCGGTGATACTCAGCCATAAGTGAGTGACAAAAAACAAGGGTTTAACCCTTGTTCTTTTTTTACCGATTTTTTTGCACAAAAACAACTCAAAGAGTTGCTTATTTATCCAAAGAAATGTCATTCAAATCTTTCAAGTCAGCCCCATTTAATTCAAAAAGAGAATCAGCTTGAGACATCGCTTCTTCATAACCTTTAGAAGTTTCGGTCACTTCTTGAGGGTTTTCTTGCACAAAGTTTTGATACAATTCAAAAGTATCAGTGTAAGACAAACCATCATGGATTTGGTCTAATACAAAATCCAATTTTTGTTTATCTAAGACATAACCACCCCATACATCTTGTACATAGTTAATTGCTTGGTCTAACGCATCTGCTTTATAACCCGCATCCGTAACTAAAACACGTGCAATATCATCCACATCTAATTTAAGTGGAATATCACCGGCAATGTATGTAAATGGTTTTTGATTACCTTTTAACGCCTCTACAAATCGATTAGTAATTTCTTGACATTTTTCCTCATCTGTTCCAGACAGCTCAAAAACATCACTCGTGGTATTTACAAAATCACGAATTTCTTCTTCACGTAATCGAAAAGTTAAGTTAGAGGCGAAAAATCTTGAAGCTTTTTCAAAAGTTAGATGTTCCGCCATTATTTAACCTCAAATTGTTTGACCATCACCGAAGTCAATACCAGCGATAATTGAATCTAAATCAATATCCGCCATTTCTTTGGCTACAGTGTTCTGTTGAATTGCTGGTTGTTCAAATTGAATATTATTCATAATGTTATCAATAACATTATCTTGTACTTCAATTGGAGTAACCGCTGGAGTTTCAACAGTGAACGTATCAGTCAAATATTTGTCCTTAAAATCTTGAATAACACCTCTTAATTGTTGCGCACGTAAAATCAAATTATCCAGCGCAGAGGTTTGTTGAACAACATCATACATGTGTGTACCTACTTTCATTAACTATATCTATTATATCATAAAACGTGACATTTGTCAAGAGCAAAGTGTCATGTTTCCGACAGGTGTCGGAAATGAAGATGCTTAACCAGTTAAGGACGTGACAAAAATGTGACAAAAATGGGTCAAATTTACTTTGATGTGTCAAACCTATGTGACAAAAATATACTTAACCAGTTAAGGATGTGACAAAAATTTGTCACATGTGACATTTTTATCTATGTAATGTGACAAATTTCTGGACACTGTGTCTAAAATTCAATTACAAAGTTGACATTATTTCAATATTTGTCAATTATGCATAAAATTTGTCACATTTTTTGTCACATTTTTGTCACATCAAAGCCCAAAATGTGACAAAATGGAATATTATACTAATATATAGTTGTAAAATAGTATAATATTTACCTCTATATTGCAGTTTGTCACATTTTTTTGTCACATGTGACAAAAATGTGACAAAATTAAAATCGTGAAACGCCTACTCCCCCAACGGATAAGGGGATTTGTCACATATTTTGTCACATTTTCTTCTAAATCGTAATCAAAATAAAAATAAAAAATAAAATATAGTTAGATATACAGCCCAAATGTGACAAAATTTTGTCACATCACCCTTAACGCTTAGAGCCCCAAGGGTTATGCGTAGGTTGTGCATAGGATTTTTGACCTAAATTTTGTCACATCGATGTGACAAAACTTCTGAGACGTTGATATGACGGGGTTTGGGGACGTGACAAAAATGTGACATTTTTAAATATGTATAAAATAAGAAATGAAAATATGCATAAATTTTGTATAAATATGCAAAAACGGGTATAAAATGGACATTTTAGGGGTTTTGTACAGAGATAAAGTAGTTAACTGGTTAAGGATGTGACAAAATTTGTCATAAGCATATATAAAAATGTCACATGTGACAAAACGATGTGACAAAATCGTTTTTTGCAAATTCGTATACACGAATTTGCATCATTGGGGTATCCCCAAAACCCATTTACTCTACGAAAGATGTAGTCGCAGTCTTGCGATAACGAAATACGAAAAGGAAAACATAAATGGATGTAAACATTATATCCACCGGTTCACAAGGAAATTGTGTTGTTATTGACAACATTATCATGTTGGACGCAGGTGTTACAAAAAAGAAAATCACTGACACTGGTTATGATTTTGACGATTTGAAAATGCTATTTGTGAGCCACAAACACGGTGACCACGCAAACATGCCTTTAATTCGTTATTGTATCGCAAGAGAAGAATATGTGACACATTTAACAGATGATGGCAGAGAAGTCAAAATTCCTCAACCAAAATATCAAGTCTTTATTCCTGAAGCTGTATATGACATGTTTAAGGAAAATGAATTAAAACGTAAAGTTGACCCAATAGATGTTGAGTATCAACCACGTAATGTTCATCTTCATGACCGTGGGAAAATCTATCATTTAGAAACTGAAGATGCTAAGTATACAATTTCACTTCACCCACAAAAACACCATGATATTGTAAACTATGGATTTGTCATTGAAAAGGAAGTTGACCATAAAACAGAACGTCTCTTATATGTAACAGATTTAGACACTGTTGAGCCAACAAGTGTTGGCCCGGGCTTGACATCCTTGGGGATGTTTGATATAATAGTAATGGAAGGTAACTATGACGAAATCTGGTTACGTGAATACATTACTCAAACAATGGACGTATTAGACCCAAATATTGACTCATCATTATTGACTGATAAAGAACTGGATAAATATGTTCGATTGAATTATCGAAATATACCAAAAGACATGTCAGCAGGTCTTTTTCGTGCTGTACAAAACATGCGTCACTTATCCAAACAACAGGCACGTGCTTATGTACGACAACATTTAAAACCGGGTGGACAATATTATGAGGCTCACCGTAGTTCTATGTTTTATGAAAAACCTGATGACTGGACATTACTAATCAAATAAGGGGGTAGCCCATGGCAAATGAGTTACAAAAATTTATGGTACCTGATACAACATGGGCTGCCATATCAACTGAAATCACAACACTACGTGAACGAATTGCAAACCAAGAAGAACTTGAACCACAAGACGTAGTCAAAGTTCAAACACTTGTTAAACAAGTTGAAGAATTTGGTAAAGGTTATTCTAAAGAAGTCAACAACACAGCAAGACGCTATAAGACTTTTCTAAGTAAGAAACTGGAAGAATTAGGTTATAGTGAAATTTCAAATTACGTTGCAAATCGTAAACGTGAATTAGACCGTCAAACTAATGCTCGTATGGCTGATAAAATGGCAAAACTAACAGACATTGTTCATAAAGAATTGGAACTACACCCAGTTCTCAATTCAACAGGTCTTAAAGAAACCATGGTCAACTTGTTTATTGGACGTTTTCCAAAAATGAACAGTGGTGCCATCAGTAATGAAATCAGAAACTGGAAACCTATCGAAAGTGTTATTAAAACACAAATGGACAAGGCTGAAGAAGTTTTAAAACTAAATCCAGCTATGTTATATCTTCCAGTTTATAGTCAAACATTTCAAACCTTAGCGTCTTATTTAAGAACTGGTGATGTACAAATTTTAGCTACACTACCAGAAGTTTTTAAAGGTGACGCTGACTTACTACGTAATGTTGTGATTAAACAACAAATGAAAACAACTGATGATTTGTTAAACTTAATTCAAGGCGTTATGTCAAGCCAAGAAAAAAGTGATGACAAATTACAACAAATCAAACAACTAATTCTCATCTGGGATACTATTTAAGGGGACAAACATGACAGACAATATTTTCAACCAATCATTCGAATCACTTTTGCAATCAGTAGGCGTTTCATCTGAAACACCAACTCAAGAAACAGCTCCAACACCTGAACCAACGCCAGCACCTGTTCAAGAAGTTCCACAAGTCAATGACACAACGCAAAGCATTTTTGACCAATTCCAACTTCCTAATGAAGTAAAAACGGAAGAACCTGTTGAAAACAAAACAGAAGAATACAAGGTCGATATGGATATCTTTGGCGCTCAAGACGTTGCACCAAGTGTTGCACCAACAGAAGTGAAACAAGAAGTCATTGAATCAGCTCAACCAGTTGTTGAAACAAAACCTGAACCTAAGCCAGAACCTAAACCTGAGCCAAAACCTGAGCCTAAGCCAAAGAAAAAGTCTCCAGCTAAGAAAAAGGCTAAAGCTGAAACAACAGTAGACCTTAAGTCTGAAGGTTTGATTGACGCAGAAACAGTTACTGCTATTGAAGAAGAAATTGACGTTATTGTTAAAAAAGCTCTTCGCAAATCACTTATCAAAAACCTTAAAGCTATTGCGGACGAAATGTAATGACTGAACTTACGTTACAAAGGTTTGCCGCATTACAAAAGATTTATCAAACAAACAGTGAAGACAAGCCAGAAGTCTTTCAAGCGATTTCTGGTCTTGTTTCTGATGAATATTATAACAATATGGTTTCTTATTTGAAACGTACTCTTTCAATACCATGTGAATCATCTGTTATTCAAAGTTTCATCAATCATTGTATCAATCATTTAGAAGAATCACAAGTCGGTTACGAATTGTTAACTTATCAAGAATTAGGATTACCTGACTTAACCGTTGGTTCTCATATTTCACATGAGTTGAAGAAGCAATTAAATCAAGAATCTTTTGTTGTGGCTGGTAAACAATTACAATTAGAAATTGTTAAGGAATATTTAGTTAAAGCTGAGGTTATAAATGACAAGGTATAACAAGGAACAACAAGCTCTTATAGACGCCCCTTTAGACAGTACCGTTGTTGGTATTGCCTCAGCGGGTTCAGGAAAAGAGCAACCACTCACTGAACCAATTTTAACACCAACAGGCTGGACAACCATGGGACAATTGTCAGTTGGTGACAAAGTCGTTGGTTCAAATGGTAAACCCATCACTGTACTAAAGATTTTTGAAAATGGTCTAAAAGACAATTACAAAATCACCTTTACTGATGGGACATTCACATATTGTGGTTTAGAACATTTATGGACATTCAAAAATGATGCCTATATGGAACCACAAACACATACACTTTCAACATGGTTAACACGTGATGACTTAAAAGGTTTTTATCTACCAAGTCTATCACCTGTTGAATACACGACTAAACAAGTACCAATTCCAGCGTATTTATTGGGGCAATACTTGTTAGACTCAAAAGCGCTTAGTCAAACACATCTTTACAATAAAGATTATGATAAAGTGGCTCAAAGTATTATCCAATTAAAACTTCGTGTGTTCAATCGAAACAAGTTTATTCCAGACATTTATAAATTCGCAAGTATTGAAGTTCGTAAAGAACTGCTAAATAGTTTATTTGATGTCAACGCCCTTGTAACCAATGGTAAAACTCAATTTGTAGCTGATAGCGACCAACTTGTTTCGGATGTGGCAGAAGTTTTACGTTCACTTGGAATTGTTTGTAAAATCAAGGACGATGTCTTAGAAGTGCCATTTGAATATGACACAAGCATTGATTCCTTTATGCAACAATACCGACGTTATGTTGACAAAATTGAAAAAGTTGGACAATGTGACATGCGTTGTATTATGGTTAACGCACCTGACGCCTTATATGTCACTCGTCACCATATTCTGACTCACAACACCCACACCATGCTAGGACGTACTCAACGAATTCTTCGTGAATACACAACAGGACGTGTTCTTTTAATTTCCTTTACCCGTATGGCGTCTAATGACTTACGTCAAAAACTCATGCGTGTAATTCCTGAACATGAAATGCGCCGTATTGAAGTGGGTACTTTTCACTCAGTAATTGGGAAATTAATTCGTTCAAACGCTGTACAAGTTGGTTTGCAACCATCAGTATCTATCATTGATGAAAACTCAACCAACACAATGTACCGTTCGATTATTGAAAACAACCCAGAACATCTTCGTGTAGCTGAATCATGGTTTGTTACACCAAACCATAAAAAATTAGTCAAACGTGATTTCAACAAAATTGCAGGAACAGTATCGACATTAGTTAATACAGCACAACCGCAAGAATTGGAAACAGGCGTTTTCTCTAAGGATACCAAATATCGTATTTGGAAAACGGATACACAACGTATCAATGATTCTAATTTAGATGACATCATTTCCATGCTTCATAAGATTTTCATTGAATCTTTAAAAGTTAGTCGTGAAACAAACACACTAAACTATGACCATATTCTTTTCATTGGATATCTTATGGCGAAAAATGGACTCTTAAAATCCTATGCCGATGCGTTAGTTCACGTCATTGTAGATGAGTTTCAAGATACTAACGCTTTGCAAGACGCCTTTGTAAGAGCTATTGGTAAAGATAAACTCACTATCATTGGGGATATTGACCAAAGTATCTACGAGTTTCGTGGTGGACGATATGAGTTAATGGAAGCCCATGCCAATGAAGGTCATGTAGTCAACTTATCCAGCAACTATCGCAGTTACCAACCGATTTTGGATATTGGTAACAAGATTATTGCCCACAACATTAGTGGTTCTAAATATCGTAAACCCATGCATGCAGCCATCGCAACAGACGAAGGTTTTGGTGGAATTCTCTATACCAAGGCTTATCGTGACCAACAAGAATCCGATTTCGTTGTAAACAAAATCAAATATCTTATAAGACAAGGTGTTAAACCATCAGAAATTGCTATTCTTGTTCGTTCACGTATGTCTATTGCTTCAATTAATTTGGCATTACAACGTGATAAAATCACGGTAAATGACACGACTCGTTTTGCTGACTTTATGAATTCAGACGTAATGGTAGATACTCTGAACTTTGTGAAAATATTCACAAATCCGAAAGATGTCTTTGCTTTTATGTCTATTCTTGACCGTCCAGCACGTGGTATTGGCCCTAAAGCGGTAGATACTTTGTTAGCAAAGGCTGAAGAACACAAAATGGGAATTATTGAATTTATTATGTCTGAACATGTATCTGAATTGACACCTGCTTTACGTAATAAAGTCACCATATTCTCTAAAATTTATGGTAAATTGATTGACCCACAAATCACCATGACATTTCCTGATATGATAGATTTCTTATTGCAAGAAACCGGATATGTTGAATGGATTAACAGTCTCAAGAACAATGAAAGTCACAAACGAAACTTGACAATTTTATCAGGTGTAGTAGAAGACTTTGTTGAAGAGTATCGTCGGGAACACAACCAATTCTCCCTATACGATATTGCCAACGCCTTTACCTTTGAAATGTCAGCATCGACCCGTCAACAGGACAATGACGGTGTAGTGATTGCGACTATTCATAGTTCTAAAGGTCTTGAGTGGGAACATGTTTTCTTGTTAGGTATGGAACAACAAGGCTTCCCGGGCAACACATGTGACGAAATGGACGAAGAGTCTGAACGTCGCTTAGCGTATGTTGCTGTCACTCGAGCTAAAAAGTCATTGACCTTATGTCAGTCAGAAAATCGCTTAACATTTGGTGAAACGATACTGACCAAGAGTCAATTTCTTGATGAGGCTGAATTAGACCAGCCAAAACGTCTATAATCTGACGCAAAACACTTGCGTCAGACCCTTTTTTATGATATAATAGAAGAAGACGATAATAGGACAACCAGAAATGGTCTGACTGTGTAGAGGTGTGCAGTACGCCACGTGTCATGTCAGTTTTATACTGAGATGCACAAAACTATTATCACGGGAATTCATATTTCACACTTTTAATAGAACTGTATACCTCTTTAAAGGAAGAAAAATGCAAGAAAAACATTTAGAACAGGCTGTAACACAAGATACAGAACAAGTTTTAAAAGCTGTATCACAAGCTTCATATAGTTTACGACCAGTAGGTAAGCTTGAATTAATGGAAATTGCAGAAAACACTAATCGCAAATTAGGTTATGACCTTTTTGAAGATTTGTATTATCCGAGATTAGTAATTGATTTCGCCCGTGTAACACGCGCGGTGCAAAAAGAAGCTTTAAAATCAAAATAGGGGACAAAATGGCAAGTATCTTGGTGACTCAGCTAATTTCTTGACACAGAGCTAATTTTGTGATAGAATACCGTTAAAGCTGTAAAAAAAGGATTTAATTATATATGAAAATATTTTGGGATATAGAATCCTATGTTAATTTGTTTTGTGCGGCGTTCATTGATGATAACAATGACTTAGAGATGTTTTATATTGTCAACAGTGAAGAAGACGAAGGTGAAGTCCTTCGTGCCTGTAAAGATTCTGGATATCCATTTAAGGCTTTTGATTTAACCAAAAGTGTTGAACGTTTCAAATGGCATTTTGAAAAACGAATTCCAAAACCTGTAGGCAATTCACTATTATCTGATTTCTTAGGTGTTGAAGACAAACCTGTCGAACCCAAAGAAAATATTTATATTGGATATAACACGCTCAATTATGATATTCAAATGATTGATTATCTTTTGAATTCCATGATTGCAAATCGTGTACAAACGACAACAGAAACATTAAGGAAATTCTCAGACACCCTCATCAACGATACTGCGAGACGTATTAATACCAAACCGTATGAACAATATGCTAATCAGGTTGACGCAGCATTTCTCAATGAGAAAATGGTTGAACGGGGACGCCCCACAATCGGTTTGAAGACCCTCGTTGGAATTAAAGGTGGTTCAATTATTGAATCCGAATCCAATAAGACTGGTTATTCAAAATCTATTTATGATGATGTTCTTTACAACATCAACGACGTTACAGAATTACGTGACGCCGTATTCCCGGGTATTATGCAATCAACCTTGGACATTCGTCTATCATTGTTAGACCGTTTTCCAAAATTGCGTGAAAATGGTGTTACACCAAACTCTACATCTGCTAAGTTCGTAGAATTTATCGTATCACCTGACCAGAAAATTGCAGATTACCCAACAGTATCTTTTATGTATCCAGCTCCACATATTGCCAAGAAATTGGGTGTTGAGCAAAAGGATATTTTAGAATACGCTAAAGACTGGTACATGAAAAACGTATATGAAGAAATCAAGAAACGTCATCCGCATGCAGCGAATCGACATTTGGCTAAATTCATGTCCGTTTACAACCTTTATTCGTCTGTAAGAGGCCAGAACTGGAACGACTCCACCACTCACTTACTAGAGCATGGAATTCCAGCCAGACCAAAATCTGACCGTCGTAAGTTGATGGACACATTTGGAACATTTCTGCCATTTATCGACCGTAATGGTGTTGACTCCTATACTTATGCCAACTTCTCATTAGGTGGTATTCATGGTGCCGAAGTCAACCATCACCAGTTGAAAAAAGACCGTGCCTTAATCGCTGAATTGAAAGAGAAATACAAAGTTATTTCTGCAATTCCAAAAGGTAAGGTTTCTGCTAAACTGATGAACTTAATTAAGTTCCAGTCACGGACATCCTATAAAGGATATCCAAACTATTTATCCCACGAAATTCCATTGTTTGTACGTGAGACTGAAATGGTAGATGAGATTGTAGACCCAGAAGATTTCACACCGTACCAGTATGATAAAACATCTGGTGCAGAAACTCTGATTGACCGCTACAAATACACATCTACAGGCTTCTCCGTACACCAAGACTTCGCGGGTTATTATCCAATGCGTGTGACACGTTTCATAGTGAAAAGCTATGACTATGCGATAGCATAAGAACTAATTATTTGAAGAGTTAAATGATAAAGTAACGTTTTGAAGAACTCTGTCTGATACTCCGAATAGCATTTATTTCTGTAATAAAATATTTGTTATAAGCTCGGTAAAGTCGGGTGAATATAACCTGTCAAATGGTTATAGATAACTCGGGACTCTATAAAATATCTATGGTTAGAATGCTTACAAAGCTGACAAAGTTTCGAATGTAAGGGTCTATAGGTAGATACATCTGAAAGGATGTAGCAACATGTTTTGCGTCAGTGAGGTAAAGTAAGATTGCATTGTATGAAATACCTTATAACGTTACAGGCGTTATCAAGCTGACAGGCTCAAAGAAACGACCTACGGGTATATGTAAAGATAAAATAATTGGAACGTGGAAAACTGACAACGTGAAGAGATTACACTCAGTAAAACGTTACAAGGGAAACACTTTGTGATAACCTTGTTTTATGTCAGTGAGAGTGCTGGCACAGTACCGATGAAACTAATGAAAATTAGTTGAGGGATAGCCAGTAGTCAATTCACAACGTGAATTGATGGAACGCCGTATGAGGTGAAAGTCTCACGTGCGGTGTGAACTGGGGGAAAATCTGGAGATGATTTCAAAGGATTACCTATCAGTATTGCTCATAAATATGGGTGCCTTTTATGACGGTAATGGTACCGATAACTATGCCGATGTATACGATTTCCGTATATCCGTTAAAGGCAAATTGAAGCACTTGAAATTCAACTCACCTGAGTGGATTGTTACCAACATTGAGCAAGAGGGTTACAAACTCATCTTGAACTCAGCGTCAGGTGTGCTTGACGGAAGTTTTGACACAAACTTACGTGCAAACAATAAAGCAATGTCTATGCGTATTATTGGTCAGTTGATGACTTATATCATTGGACAACGTCTGGCTCTAGAGTCTGCTCGTATTCCATCATCCAATACCGATGGTATTTATGTTTTTGATATTGAAGAAGAATTAAACAAGAAACTAGTTGATGAAGAATTAGAACAACTCTATGTTCAAATCGACCCAGAACCTGTTTATTTTGTATCGAAAGACAGTAACAATCGCCTCGAATTGGAAATCGAAGATGATGGAAGTTATAAAGTAGTATCAGCCCGTGGTGGAACACTTACATCTTGGGGCGGTGCTCGAGTGGATAACCGTTTGAATCACCCGGCACTTGTTGACTTGGTTCTGACTCGTTATTTACAAAACGACCACATTGCAAACAAAGAAATTAGTCCTGAACTAATTCGTCAGGCACTAGATGAAAGTGTTGAATCAATCATCACCAACAAGAGCAAACGTGACCTTGTTATTATGGCCTCTTGGGTAATGCGTAGCACATCAGGAAGTATCTTTATTGATAACCATGATGTTGTATATCCGGGAACTATTCGGACATGGTTAAGTAACTCGGGTGTAACTCTTGAACGTTATGGTACTCGTAAGACCAAAGTCACTAAGAGTATTGAAGCACATTCAAAACAATTATTCCCAGATGTTAAAATTGGTGACCCTGAAGTAGTCTCTCATTTAACAGAATTAGGTTTAATTGACAAATACTTCACCACAGCAGCCTTATCTCGTGAAGTAGACAGCTACAAACAAAGTGGTGAATCTCTGGCAGTTGTTGCGAAGATGAAAATCAGTAACTTACCAGAAAATGCAAAATTGCATATTGATAACTCATCACTATTGACAATGAGCGATGAGGATATCGAAAACATCTACAAACAACTTGATTTTGATAGTTATGTAGAACTCATTGCCAAATATGCTAAGGTTTGGCATAACACACTTGTGGATTAGGGGTTAGAAATGTATATCACGGCAACAGAAGATAACAATGTTATCACTTTAGACAAATCGCAAAAATTCGGAAACAAACACATCCAAGGCATGCAGTTCAAGGGTGTTATTAGCATGAACAAAGAACATCTCTTTGTCAAGCTTGACGAATTAAATCCAAGCGTCAATGGTGAATGGGAAAATCGATATGATTATCAATATTCATCTGTCTCTGAAGCCGTGATATCTTGTTTAACCCGGCACATCAAAGATGACCAATTCCACTCAGTGGATTATAGTTTTCACACAATTGTTCATGAAGACACAATTAAAACAGGAACAACATCTCCAATATTTCTACGTGAAAATGAAGTGGAACAAATTTTATCATCGGGTCATACGGCCAATGACAATGTTTGTTTAGACATTAACACATATGCAACTGAGGTTATTGATAAACCTGTAGCCGAAAGTTACAAACGTTTAACCGAAGCCTTGGTTGAAAACGGTGTGCCAGAACAAGAAGCCAAAGATTTCTTGATTAAACAGGCAGCCTTTGACTTGATTGTTGGAAATGAAGACCGAATTGTAAATCCAAGTAATTTTGTAACAGCTTACGATGTTGTAACAAAAACAGCAAGACCAATCAATTTGGACTATGGACGTGCTTTACAAATACCAGTTTGGACTTCAACCATGGAAGCTAATTATGACGTTGAATGGCTAGAAGAAGACCTTGAAGATTTCACAAGTTCTGTTTTAAGTAAAAACAATTCCTTAATTGCTGGATTAAATCATCAAAAGGCTTTAGAATTTTTAAACGAAAATAGTTTTCACCCATTTCAAATTGATTTACAGGCTGTTTATGATGATTTAGACCAATTAGGTGAACATTTTAAAGACAGTCCTGTTGAAAAATTTGGAATTGCTAAAATCGCCACAATGAAAACCTTGTTGGAGCATTCACTTGTCAAAGAACTTTATATGGACACAGCTTGTGTCTTATCTAAAGATGATTTGAAAGATTTGAATGACCAACAACCACAAGTGAGTTAAATCACTTGAAAGGAAAACTAATGTTATTAAAATTTTATATTTCAGAAACCCCTTTAATTGAATTTGACCTTGACCACAAAACACGAAAAGCTAAAATCGTCAACTTCACTGACACAAGGGCTATAGCTCCAATTTTCAGTAAAAGACAATTATCTTATGATGGACTTGAGCAAAGGTTACAAGAAATGACAGACACAAAGAAAAGTCTAGAAAAACTCACAGCCGATATTGCAGAAAACGGGTTATGTTGTCCATTTCAAATTAATTTAAAGGCGAAAGTAGAGTAATAACTAGAGGAAACCACATGAATTTAACAAATAGTTTATATACACCATCGTATTTGTTACCATTAATCGTAATGTTAGCCACAATCATTATATTAATGATAGCCACACATATGGCTAGATATGGTGACACCACAATTCCACTGTTGATAGGCATCCTATTACTTTTTATCAATGTTGGAACTCTCATATACACCAATCACAAAAGAGATGATTTGTTACATCAGCCAATTACTCAAAATTTTGTTGTTACAAAACACAAAGATTATTTGAACATTGAAAGTAAGAACAGTAACTTCAGTTCAGCATTTGTTAAAATCATCGAAGAAGATGATGACAAATATCTGGTTGAATATGAGGGTCAATTGAAAAAGGTTGATAAATAGGAGAAGACACATGAATTTAATTAGCTCTTTGTATGATTCAAACCTGTTACATATCATCTTAATTTATGTTGTTGGTATAACCATACTTTTAAGTCTGGGTTTATCTCAGACCACGAACCCTAAAATATTCTTATTATCAATGATGTTACCATTTATAGTGTTTATTAGTATTGTTGTGGTAATTGGTTTTGATTTACACAATATAAACACATTAGCACAACAACCAGTATCCAATAACTTCGTTGTAACTGAGCAAGATGAGTCTCTAGTTTTGAAGAGTAAAAACAAACATTTCCAATCAGTCACTGTACCGATTGTACGTGAATATAAAGACAAATATTTGGTTGAATATCGCAGCAAAATAATGTTTGTAAACAAATAGGAGTAGCACATGAATCAATTACTTGTCGCAAACCATGTAATAGACAACATATTTACATGGTTAAGCGTTATTTTACTAATTGCCATGTTTGGTAGTTATATTTATACATCCAAACTGAAATGGCCCCTTATTTTTGCAGGTTTGAATCTCGCGCTCATTGGTACAGGTCTTATTTCATCATTTATTGTTGCATCTACACCATATCATGACAATTATCATGTCATAAAAGCAACAAACACGATTCAGTTACAAAGCAAATCATCGTTATTGGACTCAGTAACTGTGAAATTAGTAGATGAGGCCAAGACCATGTATGTAGTTGAGTATGAGAATAAGTTGTACTCAGTACCAAAGGAGAAATAACAATGGAATTAGTACACCAATTGTCCACTTATGACACACAAGGGTTATTTATCCTTGTCATTGGTTTTGGGGCTGTTATACTATCAATTATAATGTTCAGTTTTGTTGCAGAGAATTGGAAACATTTGGTAGTTTTTGGACTAGTAGTGACAGCTTTATACGTAGGTGCCGTCATCAAATTCTACACCGAACCACGACCTCAAACATTTAATGAAGCTTATACTATCATAAAGCGAAGTAAAACGCTTGAATTAAAAAGTAAAGATGAAAATCAACAATCAGCTATCGTCAACCTAATTGATGAAGACGAACAAACATATGTTGTACGTTATAATGGAGAATCATATAAAATCCCTAAGGAGACGGAGACGAAATGAAACTCAATTTTGACAATTACGACAACGAAGAACTTGAAGACGACATCTATGACTATGAACATGATGATGAAGAATACGAAGATGAAGATTCGCCAATCGATGAAGAGGAGTACGAATACGTAACTCCATGGTATATCAAATTTGGTAAAATCCTCATTGGTATTGTTGCCATTTTCGCAGTTCTTTTAGCCGTTCGATTCTTTACAGGTGGTGGCTCGCCTAAAACAGCCTTTTTATCTGAAGTGAACAAACAGTTCAATCAGGAAAAGCTGGCTAAAAAGTATGATGTTACGATGACCAAAAAGAAAAAGATTTCTCAAGCATCAGGCGTCATCATGGTATCAGGCAAACAAGCCAACATCACTTTTAAAACGAAAGACCAAGAACACATAGTTCTCGTTGACGGTGATAAAGTTTATCAAAACAAAAAAGAATTAGACACAAAAGAAGCTGTTTCAGCACAAGAAACAAGTTCTAAGTCTAATAAAAGTTTAGAAGAATTTCTAACAAAACTTGATGATAAGCATTTCACAAAAACAGACAAGGGTTATGAGTTGACACTTTCAACAGATGAGACCAAAGAGTTGTTCTCGATTTTAGAAACGAAAGAGTTAAAACAATTCAAACTCTATAAAAATCATATTGCAAAAGCAAGCAAACTTGAAACAAAAGTTCTTGTAAACGAAAATGAAACAAACATTCAAGTCGATTACAAAAACAAAGAAGCTTTTAAACTAGATATAACTGTTTCTGATACTAAGTTTAAGGAAATCAAACCAAAAACTAAGAAAAAAGAAACAAAGACATCTAGTTCTTCAAACACTTCTGTAGATATTTCAAGCATTACCAAATCAAGTTCTTCATCAAGTCACCCTGAACAGTCATCAACTGAACAAACATCTGAAGACGCGGAATCTCAGGCTATTCAAGACTTACGTACTTATTTGAGTAATGACGCTGATGGTTTCACTGAAGATGACCAACGTGTCATTGACCATCAAAAAGAATTAGAAAAACGAGCTGAATAAAAGTTCGTTTTTCTTGACAAACTTCATAAAATTTGATATAATAGATTTATCAAGTTGAAACAAAGTTCTCACAAACAAGAAATTCTTTTTTCTTGACATAATCATGAGTATATGATATAATAGAAGTATCAAGTTAAGAACAAGTTGTCTTAAATCAAGAAATTCTTTTTTCTTGACAAAATCGACATTATATGATATAAAAGATTCATCAAGTTAAGAAATTAGTTTTGCTTGACAAATCGATAACTTACCCGAAAGGGTTATGTTTGGGAGCTAGACCGTACATGTAAAAACAATTAGTAAAAACATATTTTAAGGAAAAGGTAAAACACACATGGCAGAATTGCAACTTACAAACAAAGAGATTTCTATTTTCACAACTGACGGACTTAACGGTGGAAAATCACGTCGTCTGTTCATTACTGTAGATGACATCACTGAAGTTCCAGAAGAACTCTTTGCGGTTAAAGTATCTCAATCACAAAAACCAGAAAAAGCTGGTAAGACAGTATTCAAGTATTTGTCATTCAAGCAAGACGGCGATGGACAACCATGGCAAGATTTGGCACCAAAAGATGTTACTATTGCAACTCCAGTAGCTGAAATTAAGGCTAAATTGGTGAGCTTTGTACAAAGCGCTAACCTGCAATTGAAATATCAATTGGCTGTAAACATGAACGGTAAATTCGCTAACATCTCTACAGCTGAAGGTCGATTCACACTGTTTGATGATGTTCAATTTGCCGCATCTGAGGGTAACCCAGGTTACTACTTGAAGCGTGGTACTCGTGCTACTGTAACACTTAAAGAAGCTATGAGTAACTATGGTAAGCCTTACTTCCAAGTAACTTTGGCTACAAGTGCAACACCTGACGAAATCTTCCAAAAGAGCGGCCGTGCTAAAGTATGGGGCCAAGAAGATGACGCTGTTGCTGATGACTTCAACCCATCAACTGATTTGGGAGCTGGTGCATCTAGCGACAACATCTGGGGCTAATAAACACATGGGTGCGACTCTTGTCGCACCTTAATTTTTAAACACAAACTCGGCGTGCAATTTGGACACGAACGTAAGGAATACGCTAACCGTTGAATTGTCAAGGTTGTATTCTAAGAAGATACAGTAATGTACTTTACTCAGAAAAGCAATGCTATGTAAATCGCCAGTCGTGTTAGGTAACTTTTGAGAAACTACTGTTACTTAAAGCTTCAATCAGTCATTTGACATGATTCCAAAGGTAATTTTATATAGGAAACACTATGCTTGAACAATCAAAACTGAATGGGCCAGTATACAAATCAGCAATTTCTGGCAAAACAATCGCTACAAATGTAGTGAACATATCCGAAGTACAATTCGGACAACCGCGAGATATTATTATTCATCGCAACCCAAACACCACACTAACTCTTATAGAAGATGTTGAAACTGCAACGGGTTATATTTATGATGAATTTGGCTCTTTTGTAAAAACGGTTCCTGCAAGTACACAAGACAATGATGTCTGCCAACCATATAAGTTGGGTATTGCAGAAGTTGCGGGAGTCAAGCATCAATATTTGCTTCAAAACCAACCACCTGTAACCTTAACCGATTTACCGGATTTAACGAACTTTGAAATGCCTGCAAGTATGATTGGATATCCATATCAGGAAACCTTTACATATTCGCAAGAACTTTTAGACCTTTTAGGACATATCACAGCAACCTATGTTGACCGATTTAAACGACCTTTAAATCCATACATCATTAAATCCCGTGTTTATCTCCCAATTGGTATTGATAAAGTACAGACACGTTTTAAATCTTTAGCCAATAAGAATCAGCATTTTCCAATTGTTTTGAATTTAACCGATACTGAGTTTGGTCTTTTAGATTTGGAACCCGGTTATAGTCAAGAAGACCTTGACTTAGTTGAATCTTATGACTATATTTATAAGGAAACAACACCACGAGGTGGTATTCATTATCTTATTCATACCAATTCAAAAGCTTTTAAATTCAGACATACACCACATCTTGAGGTGATTGTCAACGCCATGGTCACCTTTTATGGTGGTGGCGAAATGGTTAACTTAAATGCTAAACCAGTAAATGATTTTAAAGACGCAGATGAATTAGGTCATAAGCATATTGAAGTATCTGAAGCAACACAAGATGTTAAGGAAATCGTAGACCGTATTCAACAATACGCTGACGAAAACGCTTTACTTGGTGAAGCCTTTGTACGTAATCGTTATTTACATGATACGGATTTATCTCATGCGGATTTCATTGCATCACTTCATTTATACAACAAAAACGTAAAACCATATATTTCAAACCATAAAAGTACAAACATTGACGAAAAAGACATACCGTGGATACTGGCTGAATATATGAGTCGCATTATTGAATTTCGATTGAAACACCATCGAACGATACAAGGTGTACCATATTTGGTTTATGTAGCCACAAAAGTCGTAAACGACTACTAAATCAATGAATGGAAGAAATATGTATCAAATCCTACAAACCCGCCCGTTCACATTACGGGAAGCATCACTCGCTCGAATGATGCAACCCTTTGAACTGGCTGGACTCGTGCAACAGTTAGACACAACCGAAAAAATGTTGGAATTTGTAATTACCATTACAAAGTACCACTCAAATGGTTGTAAAAATTATGAACAATATTTAACAAGAACTCATGACAATATGACACCAAAGGAGTTTTTCCAGCTGTTAACTGACAACGATGTCAAAGTTCCAACAGTGTTTTTGGCTATTATTGATGATGAAACAGGTGAATATAACTATATCTCCAAACCAGAAACACAGGTTTTGCAGTCATTTGTTCATGCTGCAAATATGAAAGGTTATATTGACGCTGACTATTTAGGAACCGAGGAATACAAATGAGTCGTAAACGTAAACCAAAACGCCAAGTGACCGATTTGTATAAATTTTTAAAATCACCATCACGGTTCAAATCACTCAACAAACATGTTGAAAAAGAAGCCTACGAAAATGTTTTTAAAGCTTTGGATTTACGTTTTCCAACATGTCCAATCACCCATATGCCAGAAGATATCATTTTAGAAACAGGAGACATTTTGTCTCAAATGGTTTATGAGGACGTTGATTTTGATGATTATAAACCAACAGTCTTTATTGATTATTTAGAAATGACTCTGGATTATTTGAAAAAACAACAAGCCTTGTATCATCAACGTTATGACGAAGCAAAACAACGTGTAACAAAGCGTTGTCATGATGAATTCCAAGGACATATCCCTGTATATTACAATCGCAAAGACCGTGAAAAAGCTGGTTATACACCAGAAGTGATTGATACGGTTTTGGATAAATTAAATATTGATTATTCATATATTCAATACGAACAGGGTTATTATCGTAGAAAATACCACATGAACCAATGGTTATGTGATGAATTTACAAAAACACTTGCATTATTGAAAGAAGATTTATTAAATGACAGAGAAACAGACCTATAAACATGTCATTGCTGAAGGTATTAAGGAACTCTTAACTTATGCCAAAGCAGATGATGTTGAAAGCAAAACAATTATCATTCAAGCCGTAGACTTGTCAGATGAATTAGATGCTGTATCCTATGCTTTTGGAGACACTGATACTGTTGTCCACTTGGCACAGCATACTGTTGATTCACTACCACCAGAAGAAGTAGTTCACTTTTTGGGACACATGGTAGAAGACTATAAAGAAATCCTACGGGACTTGATTGAATTACATGATAACGGAGCAGGAAATGACTTTGATTAAACCAACAGACAAACCAGAAATTACTTTGATTTACACAACAAATGGTTGTGCAAAATGTAACATGACTAAACGTCAACTAGACGCTAAAGGTATTCCTTATGAAGCCATCAACATTCAAGACGGGCCAAATGAAGTGGAATACATTGAAATGTTGAAAAATGGACAAGACGGACGTATGGCTATGCCGTTTGTGTTCCCTGCAGCAGACACAGGACTCGCTGGCTGGAACGACTTCCAACCTGCAAAAATTAAGGAATTAATCGCAAAACTTGGGGCTTAATCAGCCTCTTTTTCTATCATTAAAGGAGTAGACATGTACCTACTGACTGAAGCTTATGAGCGTGATATCACTGTCACCAAATCAGATGATATTGTCAAATTACTCAACAATGTTGTCAGCGAATTGAACTGTTTGATAAAATTGAACAGTTGTAATGCTTGACAAACACACAGAAATGTTATCAGCAGCAAACACTTTTTTGTAATATCTGGTAAACATTATCAATTCTTACCCAATGTTTCCTCTTGACTATTACGTCATTTTATGATATAATAGTATCAAGGAGATGTTTTATGACCTATAGAATTCAATCATATATTGTTAAACCATCACATCAATGGTATAACGAAATTGATTTTCTGTCATATCTCAGTAAAAACCTCTACAACTCCACATTGTATTACGAACGTCAAGCTTATTTTAATACGAAACGTTTTCGTTTCTATAACGATTTAAACCGTGAATTCACTCGTTCAAATCAAGTAGATTATCGGGCTTTGCCAGCCAAGGTGTCTCAACAAACACAAAGAGTTGTTGACCAAGCTATTAAATCATTTTTGAAATCGAAAAAGAATCCTGAACGGTATAAACAAGCGAGATTACCTCATTATTTACATAAAACAAAAGGTCGTTTTCCAGTGTTTTACCAAAAAGACGCTTTGTCCTTTGTAAAGCAAGGTTTTATTAAGTTATCAAAAACATCTATAGAAGTTCCTTGTAAGCTTAATAAATCAGTTGTTCAACAGGTGCGATTTGTGCCCTGTACAGGTTATTATAAAATTGAGATAGTATACAAAAAGAAAATCAACCCAAGAAAACGCTTAGGAAAACCTCAACGATTTGCTAGTATTGATTTAGGTATCAATAATTTAGCAACCGTAACATCCAACGTTTTCTCACCGATTATCATTAATGGGAGACCATTAAAGAGTATCAATCAATACAGTAATAAACAAATTGCGAAAGCACAAGCTTTATTACCAAATGATGTTTATACTTCAAAACGTATAGCGTTTTTATACGGTAAACGGTATCTGAAGATTCAAGATTATTTACATAAAGCAGGTAAACAGTTAGTGAATTACTTAGTTTCTCAGACCATTGACTTGCTGATTATTGGCAAGAATCAAGGCTGGAAACAAAACACAAACTTATCCAACGTAACGAATCAGAAATTTGTACAGATTCCTCATAACCGTTTTACACAAATTTTAGAATATTTATGTAAAGAACAAGGCATTGATGTGGTTTATCAGGAAGAGTCTTACACGAGTAAGGCTAGTTTCTTAGATAATGATGTGATACCAGTTTATGGTGAACTTGAAGAGACGCCATTGTTTTCAGGTAAACGCATTTATCGTGGTTTGTATCAAACAGCTAATGGACGTTTGATAAATGCAGATGTCAATGGTTCATATAATATACTGAAAAAATATTTAGAAACAAATGCAGCATGGGACGACCAGAAATGGTCTGACTGTGTAGAGGTGTGCAGTACGCCACGTGTTATGTCAGTTTTATACTGAGATACACAAAACTATTTAAAGGTGAATATACAAATATCACACTTTAAATAGAACTGTTAAGTATTTTACTTGACAAAATTCTTTTTCTATGATATAATAGTTATATCAAAAGATAAAGGAAGTACCCATGGCAACAGAAATCAAAGACCGTATTACAGCAACCGTGCCAAAGCGGTTGAAACGTCGTTTGAAAACTGTAGCTGATGACAAGAATCTATCAGTGAATGATATTCTTATAGAAGCTATCAACGACTATTTAGACAGACTAGACGCTCATTATCAAGCTCCTGATTTAGTAGCAGACCGTTTAGGTCAAGTTCTAATGACACAAATGGCAATGAATCAAGAATTGCAACAAATTTTAGTGAAAGTGAGAGATATTGATGAGCGAATTTGATGATTTTAGTTTAGAAACCATACTTTTAGGTATTAAACCAAACCTATTAACCCCATCGTTAAATGATGTTGTAGCTGTAAGCAATGAAAAGAAGCCCAAAGTAATCGCAAACATTATTATTAAAGCCATGCACAAAGGTTTGACACATCCAGTCACTAAAGATGTCCTACATGACGGAAAAGTGCATAAAATCCGTTATTTTGACATTGAACCATTATTAACAGGTGTTTGGCCTGTTGTCAGCTTAATGATTTTACAATTGTCCTATGGTGAACAATGTACCATTATTGACACCATTTACCCAGAAAAAATCAGGTTAACAGCCAAATCCTTTGCAATCAACTTTACACCTGACGTAGCCACAACAAATGTTCAAATTGAAAATGAAACTGAACTTCGTGATAAATTAGACTCGGCAAATGCTGGTATTGCGACTATCATTGCTATGCTATGGTCACAAGGTTCCAAATCACCACATCCAGACATTGTGAAACGTTCATTGTCAGATATGGATAAGCTAGTAACTCAAGCAAATGACAGTAAGAAATTTGCCCAAGCAAGTCAGCGAGCAAATGAAGCCAATCGCTATCAAGACAGACAACAATAAAAGAGCCCATGACGGACTCTTTTTCTTATTGACTGATTTCTTCAGTAGTTTCAAGGTCAGCAAAGTCTTCAGCTGATAGTTCAACTGGTTGAGCAAGACCAACATGTTCACCTTTAGGTTCAGTATGAACAGAACCAAATTTCACATCATATTGACCTTCATTAGACCAGTCAGCAATCAGTTTGCGACCGAATTCTTCAGCAGATTCAGCATCAACAACTTTTTTACCCATCAGTTCAAAAGTCTTTGTTTTACCCTTGCTGTTTTCATATTCCATGAAGTAAATTGGTTTTGGTTCAGGAACAATGTCACCAAGTTTCGCATCAAGAGCTTCCAAAGCTGTTTCAGTTTTAGAACCACGAGACAATAGGTAAGTGTCTTTTGAAAGGTCAAAGTTTTCTGGAAGTTTAGCTTCAAATGGTTGTGGTTCAGCATGAACATCATAAGAACCATCACGATAAACAGTGGCTAAAACTTCATCACCTTTATCAACAGTAGCCATACGAACAACAGCCTGTTGGTTGTTTTGTTTGAAAACACGAATAGTCATTATAGGTATACCTCTATAAAATTATTTAATAATTTGATTATATCACATCATGTCAACTATTTCAACTTTGATGACATGTTATTGTTTAGAATAAATTTCTTTAACAGCATCATATCCTAAATCTTTTAAATCAGACATTTCAAGACCTGCCATTTTCACAACATTTTTAGGCCGAGCATGATGACCCTTAATATCCGCATATACAGACTCAAGCTTTAAATCGTATTTGCCATTTTGTGACCATCGGTTAATCAAATCCTTAGCCGCTTGTTCAGCTGACGCAGAATCAACAACATCTTTACCTGTCAATTCAACTCGTTTTGTTTTACTGTTCGTATTGGTATAGTCCATAAAGTAAATAGGTTTGGGATTTGGTACAATTTGGTCTAATCGCTCATACAAAGTTTCTAAAACATCCACACCATCATTGTGTGAACCAATGAAAGGTCTGTGTAACCCTTTCACCACATTTCCAGTATAAACTTTTTCATAATCCTCATAGAAATCAAAGGAGCCGTCTTTATAAATATCTGCCCAAAGAAAATTATCTTTTGACCAAGTCACTTTTTCTACGAGTTGAACGGTTTGTCTCTTTTTAACCAAAAAAATTTGATTATGAGATTCTTCACCTTTTAAATGTGTTGATACAGATTCAAATTGTAAATCATGTTCACTATTTTGTGACCATGTGTCAAGCAATTGTTTACCAACCGTTTCAGCAGACTTTTCATCACAAACCTTGTTGACATCTAAGTCAACCTGTTTATATTCACCATTACTCATATAAGTCATCGTATATATTCGACGAGCATTGGGTACTATTTCATCTAATCGCTCATAAACAGCTTTATAAACATGTCCGGGTGTAAGATATGAATTCATAAAGACTTGTTTATCTTCAGGCTCTTCTCCTAAATAGGTTCGACCATTGTGAAAATCAAAAGAGCCGTCTTTATGAATTGTAGCCCATAATCGTGCATGATTATAAAGTGTAGCTTCTTCAACTAAGTCTAAAGAATTACCCTTGTCATATAAATACAGCATGTTAATACCTCATATTCTTTTATATTCTTATTGTACCATAATCTGTCATATAAGTCAAAAACCATAACATACGTTATGGTTTAATCATCAATTTCTTTCGTTTCCTGACCGTAATCAATTGACTCATAAATCGAATCAATATCTGATTCGTGAGCCAATACAGCAGGCTCTAATTTAGACATAATGTCATCATACAGAGCTTCTTGACGTTGTTTTTCTTCAATCAATCGTAAGAACATATCAACATATGGCGTATCAACAGACACGTCATGTACTACAGGTTTAGTCTCAGATTTATTTGGCAACAATTTCTTTTCAGTTGGTACAACACCTGTTTGTTTTGTCAATCGTAAACTTCGGTCAATATCAAACGCCAACTGATTAAATGATGACTCTTTAATGACACCTTTTTCTTCAAAACCACGTTTACGTGCCAGTTTTGGGTGATTCTCATAAACAACCGCGTGAACATGTAAATGTAAAGTATCATGCTGAATCGCAGCCACAGCTCGACCATCATGATAACCCTCATTGTCCACCATTGCCTGCAAACCACGTCTGACAGCATGTCTTAAACGAATATCATCATAATTATACTGATAATCACCTTTTTCCGTGATTTCAGCATCCTCATCAACAACACCTAATGCAACCAAATATTCAGGGTCAAAAGAAATCACCATTTGTTGAATAGCACGATTTCCTTGTTCGTGTAACTCTTGAATATGGTCAGCTAGTCTCAGTGTTTCAGCTCTTGAAATCGCTGTTGAGTCAAGAGTAAAGGCAACGCCATCACCCTCAACTGGTACTGTATTCAAATCAGGCACATATGCCATTGAAGTATCAGTAGCTGAGTCACGTGATACATAATCCGATACGAACTTGCCTGCATCTTTACCACGTGACCCATTGATATTGAATTGTGACTTGACAACTATATTTCTATTTCGTCCACCGATCATAGATACCTCTGATAAAGCCGCTCAAACAACTCAATGGTCATTTCAACTTGTGTTTCAGGATTTTGTGTTGCTCGTAAGACACCCGTCATGACTTGAGAAGCAATTTCTCTAGGGATACCGTGATTGAGTACCACATAATCAGCCACTTCTTGCATACGCCCAAAACCTTTTGCTCGTAATTCCGCAACACGTTCAGCAATAATTTCATCTTTAGTTTTCTCTTTGACAACCTCACCAGCAAATGGTGGTTCTTCATCAAAGTCAGGTTCTGGTTCAAACTCAGGTTCATATTCTGGTTCAAATTCTTCATGTTCCGGCTCAAACTCTTCCACTGGTTCCTCAACACTTGTAGTTTGACGAACAACAGAAGCGTTAGCATCTAACATAGCCTTAACCATAGCGTCTGATACACTACTTGGTAAGTCTACATCTTTCATTGGTGGTGTCAAATCAGCCACCACTTGACGGAAAATACCAGAGTCTAATGTTTCCCCAACAAATGATGAATCACGATACCGTTTTTTCACTACAGATAATCCCAAAAGCTCAAAAGCCTCATCAAAAAGTTTTTCCATTGACGGAAACAGGATTAGTTTCAGTTCTTCATCTAAATCTGAACGATATGCCAAAATAGTATGTTTTTGAATACCGATAATGGTGTAACCAGACAAGGCTTTAGATTTTGTCAAGTCAACTTCAAAACCAATAATATAATCTTCTTCACGTAAATACGCCAAGTCATCTTCGGCCATAATACGACGGAATAAGGGGTCTTTAGCTGATGGGTTAATACTCTCAGCCTGTTTAATAATATCCATAATCACCTATTTCTTCGCTTCAACTTGTTTCTTGAGCGTTTCATTTTCTTTTTGCAAATCAGACACCTTTTGTTTTAGTGAATCATTTTCTGTTTGCAAACTTTTAATGTTATCATTAGCTGTTTGAATCTTCGCATTTGCTTCCGTTTCAATATTTGTCACAGCTTCATTAATTCGATTTTGAATAGCTTCTTCCTGTTTGGCTTCAGCTTCTTCTTGTTTAGCCTTAGCTTCAGCTTCTAACTTTTCCTTTTCAGCCTTATCAGCTTCTTCTTTTTTCCGGTCATAAGTACCATTCAAAACGGCATGTAGTGTCTCATTTTGTTCTACATCCGAAGCAACAACTTCGGATTTAGGTTTCGTTTCAGCCACCATTGGTTTGCTTTGTAGGAAAACCGTCAACATGGTGATAATACCACCAGATACAGTTAGGCCAATCATTAAATAAGCCCATAGTTTCTTTTGTCGTTGTTTCGCAGCTTTTTTGCGTTTCTCTGAAAAAGTTTTCACATTTTTAGTCATTTGTATTCCCATCAACCATCGCCACACCAATCACCGACTTCTTCACAAAAGAACCAACTTGTCGTGAGTCCTTTGAAACGTCTCGATTGTCACCCAAGACAAAGTACATATCTTTAGGTACTTTAAGTGTGTATGATGATTTCTTATATTCCTTAATAAATTTTTCTTGTAAATAAGGTTCTTCATATTTCCGGTCATTAATGTATAATGTACCGTTTAAGACTGTAATCGTATCACCCGGCAACCCAACAACCCGTTTGATAATATTTTTTGATGGGCCATTTTCTTTAACCCGTTCAACTAAAGCTACAATATCAAATCTACGAACCTTTTCTGAACGTTTGACCAAAATAACAGAACCAGATTTTAAAGTGGGTGCCATTGATTGTCCATCAACTCTTGTAATCATAAACAAACTGTTAAAAACAAGAACACTGACAAACAACAAACCATAGACACCATACCAAATCCAATTATTTTTTGATTTTGATACAGCTTCAGCCGGTTTACGACCAGAAGTCAAGCCCAAGGACTCTTGTAATCTTTGGGCCCGAACTTTGTTATAACTACTCATTCACATCACCTTGTGACTCTTGTTCAGCCTTATCCGCAATTTCCGCCAATTCTTCTGGACTAACAGGTTCAGCGTCACCAAATTTGGCTTCTAGTACAGTTTTCACATGGTCAACATCAATATTTGATTCCGTATGAACATTAACAGCAATAGCGTTAGCCATTGGTTCTAATCTAACGGTTTCAGTTTCATATAAGAAATCAAATGATTTTGGAATCACAATAATTAAAATGACCGCAACCATGGTTAACATTGGAGCCATCAATTGATTAAAGGCTGGAATTGAGATAATTGTAAATGAAGTAATCAAAATAGCATGAAGACACCTACGAATACATGCAATTGTGTCAGTAAATTTAATATTCCAGATAATATTTCCAGCGACACTCATTGTCACAAACAAGAACATTAAACTAGTTCCGAAGTTTACAAATTGCACAGCATTTGGCCTTATCAAAGCGCCATCAAGAACTGATTGTCCAACCATCGCCATATAAATAATATACAAGATACTATGTAGAATAGACGCAATTGCATAATCCTTAGCAACAAATCGAATTCCTTTTAATAATCCCACTAATTCAGGATTTTTCTTTAAATAATTCATGAACATGCTCCTTAATATTTCTACTACTATTATATCACAAAAAGTAAAAAAAGTCAATAAGAAAAAAGCTCATATGAGCTTTTATTCTTTTGCCATAAAGGACAAGTCACCATACCAGTTTTGGATTTGTAATTGTCCATTACCAACAACATAGTTACCAGTAAAGCTGACCACTTTACCCTCATCATTACGGTAGTTAAATGAATATTGTAATACACCATTTGTTTTACTACGTACAATATTCACACTGTCAGCTTGAAAATGATAACCAACAGATTCTAAAATCTTCATCATACGCATTGCTGACGCATCTGTTTGTTGTAAATGAGCGCCGAAATCCGGTTTGAGTTCTTCTTGACTTGTTGCGTTAATATAGTCAACAGCACTTTGCAAGGCATCCCGTACGACTTGCGAATCTTGGTCAGACACACCCTCATCCGTTTCAAGTGTTGCTTTAGCTGTTTCTTGTGGATTATCAAAAGTATTAGTCACCTGTTCTTCAGATGATGAAGAGCTTTCAAACGTCTCCAATTCTTCAACAGAACTAGATTTCTTCACTTTGCTTGATGAAGGCTCTGTCACTTCAGTTTTCTTTTGTTGTGGGAATAAGAGAAATACTCCCACAACAGCAAGAACTAAGACACCGCCTACAATCAAAAACAATTTTGTTTGGTTTTGAGGCTTTTTATCCTCTTGTTTTGACATTTTCATTACTAAACCTCTTAAAATCTTGCCTTAGCTTTAGGATTAGATTTGTAACCAACAGCTGATGGGTCAAAGAAACGGAAATTATCTTTAATCATACCAGCTTTTGTCACATAACGGTAGTCATATGTGCTATATTCACCCGGAGCAGACGCACCAGACATACCCAAATAGTTTTGTTCAATAATTAGAATATCACCATTTTGGAACACATGACTAACAATACCCACGTGACCATATATGGTTCCGTTTTCACTGGAGAATATAGAGCCAGCATGTGGTTTATACGACTTACCTTTAGAACCAAATTGAGCCGCTAAATTATCAACAACTTCTCCACCGTTACCACGTTGATTTGAGAAATGTTTATCACCATCTTGCCATAAAGCATATGCTAATGATGCCGCCAAGTGTGTACATTGGTCACCAGCCCACCACCATGAGCTACCATTACCATATTTAAGACCAACAGACTCAGGGTCTAACGCATATTTCTTCAAATCGGCTGGCAACTCATTTGGTTTCCATGCTCGCCAATCGGTATACGCAACACTACCAGTGCCATCTTCTGACCAGCCGTTACCGCCTGTCAAACCATCGTCTGGACACTCAACATCATCAGCTGATGTAGTACGTGACGCAGCATCGCCTGAACCAGACGCATTACCAGAACCGAAATGACTTTCAAATTTCTTAGCATCAAATTTATATTTCGCACCATCAAACAGTTCGTAAGCCTTACGAGCATCAGCTTTTTTCTGAGCCACATTAATGTGGGCTACACTACCACGCTCATAAGCCTGCCATGCGAGTGTTGCACTTTCAGGGTCATTTTCTTCAGCCATTTGTCTAAATGAACGACTCTTACCAGACATATCCATTGAAGCGTTCCAGTCACCAGCGGCAACAGCCTTACCAACGAATTCGTTCATCTTATCAGCATCTTCCCAGTCAGGATTGTTCAAAGGTGCATATTTAGTATATGGTGTAAACTGATAGATACCACCACCAGCTTCTGTTGTATAGTAAGCCAAACCTTTTGGTACAGCACCATATTTGATTGAGTTAGTTTTAATATCGTTACCATAGTGACCTTCAGCACGACCAATCATAGCAAAGCCACCTTCAGAATTAACCCAACCAACGATACCCGCTGCAGAACCACCAGATAAACCTTTACTTACCCAAGCATCAAACACTTTTTTGGCATTATTATAAGCGTCAGAACCTTTAACTGTCCAGTCAGCATTTGAAGCACTAGCTGAATCTGTTGCACCAGTTGACGATGGTGTTTGTTCATCAGCCTTACAATTTTGAGCCAATAATGCAACAAGTTCATCATCTGACAACTCTTGATATGTTGTTGTCTGTTCAATCGGACTAATACTCTTTGTCATTTCCTGACCAACATAGACCATACCAGACAACAGTACAAGACCAACAAACCAACCAAGTGGTGATGAAACAATGAACTTCAAAAATGTCTTCATGCCGGCACTTTTGAATTTTTTAGATACATTACCGGCAAATTTTCGAAGTTTCTTAAAACGTTTGGTCGCTTTTTTCACCTTGTCATTGGTGTCACGACCTTTTTCATAAAGCGAACTCTTCTCTTTCAGCTTATTGTCAGCTGCGTTGATTGCAGCATCTTTCGCTGCTTTTTGAGCCGCTTTTCCTGCCTTTTTGGCAGTTTTGGAAGCTAAGCCTTTAACTGCTTCACCAATATTATTTAAATCTGCCACGAAATCTCCTCATTATTCTTTAGAATAATTCTATTATATCATAGTTTTGACAAATTGTCAATGGGAATAGGTGTCTATTCCGCATTGACAACAAATTGCATAGTACGATTAGACATGGGGTCATCATACTCATCAGTCTTGAATCGTGTGTGTCCTTGACGAATCAAGGCGACAATTTCATTTGCAAATTCTTGTAAGTTTTTGCTTTTCTCAATAAAGAGTCCATCATTATATAGTTGACGACCAACTTTAGCAGACAACTGAGCCAAGACATTGTTAATCGTGTCATTTGAATGACATGGTACAATTTCCACATTCGTTTCAAACGCATCATTATTGGTTGAATCCTTGTGACGTGGAACTCCATCAAGACGAATAATTAAAGGAATTTCTTCATTTGGATTATTGGCAACATGAGACGCAACAGTTGTTAACACAATGTTTCTCAAGTTACGCTTAACGTCACGAGCTCCCCCGCTTTCAGAGTCATTAGTTGTACGGTCAACAACAACATATGGGACAATATCTTTTGAAACAAAAATAGTACGAGCATGTGTACGAACCACATCCAAGTTTTTATCCAACTCACGTACAGCAATCAATTCTTTGACATTGTCAGGCAATGTTTGAAACGGTACAATCGCATCAATACGTCCCAATACGGCTGTATTAAAGACATCAGAGTCTTTAAGTGCTTGATAAATCAAGTCAGTATCGATACGCTCAGCCACATCACCAAAACGGTCATTATGTTGATACACTGTTGAACCCAAGTTTGTTGTGAGGTTAATAATGTTACCTGTAAATGAAATAACACGATTAGGGTTGTTTGCAGCTGTCAAACGAGCATCATCCAATACTTGAAGTAAAATATTCATCGCTTCAGCTGATGATTTCTCAACCTCATCAATTAGAATATAAGCATTAGGTGCTGACCATGCAGCTTGCGCTAAACTATCAGCAAAGGCAACAGCGTCTTCTGGACGTGAGTAACGTGACATATCAAAACGTTTCAAAGGAATACACAAAGCATCACTAATGATTTTAGCCATTTCTGTATTGTGAGTTACAATACCATTGGCCAACTGATACAAGTGCTCATCATCATCCACCATGATACAAGTCATTGGAACTTCTTCATCAAGAACTTTAATATCACGAATACCAATGTAGTCATAATTACGCACACGTTTTTTTTCAACATCTAAAGCCTTATAAGCGATTTGACGTTTACGTTCAAGGAAGAAGAATAATGATTTCTCTTCAGCAGGAACTGACACTTTTACAGTATATTCCTTACAAGTATCACGATTTTCACGTTCATAACCATAAATCTGAGAGCTATAACCGAGTGACCATAAGAGTTCTTGAACCTGATGTGCTAAACGTTCAGAAATCGTTGTGAAACGAATTGCATGTTTGTAATCATCGTTATCAATAGACCCATCAGTGTCAAATAATCCACGAACTAATTCCCAACGTTGTTCTACTGAACCATACATGTATTCATCGGGAATATGTTTAGTCAACGAACCTTGATTGTAAATTTCTGGAAACTCACTAAACAATTTACGTTGAATAAAGTTCTTAGCTGGACTTACAGCATTCGGGTCACGGAATACCCATGAATAACCAGAAACACAATGAGCTTCTGTTGCACCAAGCAAATCTCTTACACGTTCAACCAAGTCCATATCAGATGATGAAACCATAAATGGAAGTTCTTTCATACAACCATCGCCAACAGCAACGCCCATCACATATGGATGTACAGAGAAATCTTTTTCCTTAAATTGTACAGCACGATTATTTGGAACATAGTAACGCATAACACCACTGGTTAACGCTAGACCAGACTCTAAGATATCCTTAGTCGTCATAACACGTCCACCATTCGCAATACGTTTTTGTTTCTTATGCTTGTGTGAATAAACTGCCCACAAATGGTCATCAGCAGCACGTACAACACGACCATCACCAAAGGTGATTTCATATACTTGTTTGAGACCTTGAGGATATACACCAGTTACCGTTGTTAAACGACCTAAACGGTCATATACTTGGTCACCAACTTGAATATCACCATGTCTCATTAACTGTTCAACACCCTTACGAACAACATAAATCTCTGTATCGTCATCAAGAGCTTTACCAGTACCAGTACTACCTGTTGATAAAAATGATGATTTTGGACGTGTTGGGTCAGTAAATCCGACTAAAGCCATTTCTAATAGAGACAAGACAGTATCAACAGCTTGTTCCTGATTAAAGATACCTGCATGTAGTGCGTTACGAACTTGAGCAATATCAGCCTTGTTGTCAATATCAATACCATATGACCGTTGCACGACTTTGTTTAACAAAGCACGTGACAATGGATAATCTGAATCAATATTTAATTCTTCCGTTGTTAAGAACTCACGTTTCAACTCACCATTTTGCATATATTCAGTCTTGGTCATATTACCAATAATGTTTAGTAACATATCCATAGACGCACGTGGTTGTGAGTTTGAAATCAAAATTTGACGAGACGTGTCATAAATATCTTCAAAGACTGTTGGCTCAGCCAAATCTAAGACATTATATGTTTTTGCAACCAAACGCAAGATTTGTAACACAGCATCGTTTGGAAGTTCTGTAATCGTCATACGCATCAAACGTTGGTCTAAGGCACGGTTCGATGAAATCCATTGGTCATATTCATCAAAGGTTGTTGCCGCAACAATACGAAAACCATTACGTGTTGATTTTTCCAGAATTGGTTTTAACGCTTCAACAGCTGACTCAGACACCATAGCAATACGGTGAAACTCATCAATGAAAAGAACAATAATAATATCATTTTTCTTTGCATAGTCAGACACTTCGCCCACAAGGTCTAAGAGACCATTAGCCATATCAGTATCTTTGTTTTGAGATTCTTTACCAACCAAACGTTCAATATCAACGTTCAACACTAAATAGTTAGTTGACAGTTCATCATAAGTGAAACCTTGAATAAAGGCTGTCTTACCAGAACCCGGGTCACCTAGTAAAATCACATTGGCTTTTTCAGGTGTCCGCAATACTGAACGCAACTCTTGCATATCACGACCCACAATTGGAATTGACGGTCTCGCAATTGGTTTAGCTACACGAGCTAACGTTGGATATTGTTCAGCTTGCGATTCAAATTTTCGAATATTTTCATCAATAATTTTATTAAAATCCACAAATTGCTCCTTAAATGTAAACTTATCTAAATAAGTTTATTCCTACTTCTATTATATCATACAAACCCGAAAAAGTCAATAAAGTAAAAGAGAACCTTTCGGTTCTCCTCAATTAGTCTTGAACTTGTGCAGTCCATTGACCTTTTTCATTGCGAGTTAAGCTTTTCACTTTGTCTTTGTTATAACCCATACGTTGAAGTTGAGCATAAGCCGCTTCTTGAGTTTTAACAGTGTAGAGAACTACAGTAGACAAACTTACAACAGCTTTTTGTACAGGTTTGGTATCCTGTTTCACAGCTGGTTTAGTATCAACCTTAGCTGGTGCTTTATGTGTCACATAAGTCACAACATATTGACCCTTATCATTTTTCTTGATAAGTTTGATATCAGCTGGTGCGATACCTGAATTCACAGCATGTTTCAGAGCATCTGCATCTGTTTTTGCTTGTGCTTCATTCACCACAAAAGTAGCCGTTGTTTGTTTAGCTGAGGCTTCAACACTTGCTTTTGTATCACTGGCAACCTTGTTAGTCTTATCAATCGCTTCAGTGTTTTTGTTCACTTTTTGCAATACAAGACCAAGTTCTTTAGCAAGGTTCACAATCGCAGCGGCGTTCTTATTGATATTTGTAGCATTAGCTTCAATTTTCTTATCAGCATCTGCTTTGTTTGCTTCAATAGCATCTTTGTTTGCTTTGACAGACTTCACAACAACAGACAAGGCTGAAATTGTTTCAGTTTTGAACTTAGCAACATCTTCTTCATGTTTTGTTTGACGGGCGTCTAACTTAGATAAATCAGATTTAAGTTCTTCCACTTGATTTGCCTTTGTATTTGTCACAACTTCTGTAGAACCGAAGTCCACACCGTTAATAACTTCATTAAAGACGTTAACCACCTTATCCACATCAGCGATACGTTTTGTCTTCAAGAACGCATCAACATGAAAGGCTGTTTGTGACCAATCAATTTGGTCAAGGAAGTCTTGGTCAAATGTCAACATCACACGAGTAATCTTAGTATCCGCACCATTCACAGTCTGAGTAGACGTGTTCAATGTCTTAGACACATTACGTGCAATTGTTTGTGTTGTAAACTTAGTAATGTCAGTATTCGCAGCCATTACACCTTTATTACGAGCATAACGGTTGTATAAAGCAGTACCTTGTTTGAATTGAATTGGATTATTAGACTCAACAATGTATTGTCCAGTGTATTCGTCTGCAGCCGTGTTCATTTCTTCAGTCAACACATAAGATGACAGACCCTCAGATAAATTCTTAGGAAACTCTGAACCAGTAAAGCGGTACAAGAATTCAGAACCTTTTTCAATTTCTGATGTTGGATTCGCATTGATATCTTGACTTGTCAAGTTTGCAAATGACAGAACAGCATCTTTACGTGGGTCTAGCAATGGAGCAACGTTTTCAACAACATTTGTCTCGTATTCGTTTCCAAAATCAGACTGCCAAGCAACATTAGTGTACTTGTTACCATTGTAGGTTCCGCCTTGTTTGTCAGGGGTGTTGTCGATTTTCTTAGTTGTCATTGGAATTACAACATCAACATTTTTACCGCCCTCAACATATGTCTTATAGAAGTTGTTGTCAAACTTCTTATAATCGATACGCAAAGCTTTACCATCGTCTTCCATTTGAGACTTAATGGACTCAGGTGCGTCTTCTTTAGAAATCACAGACCATGTCAGACCTTCAACAACTTTACCCTCAGCATTAACAAAGTTACCTGATGTAGCACCAGCTTTGATTTCTGCCTTATAAAGTACAGTTCCAGTTTCACGGTCTTTAATAGTGATTGGGCCAGTTAAATTAACAGCTTTTGATGGGTAGTAATCAATCAATGATGTACCCTTTTCTTGCATAGCCTTATCAATATTAACACCCTTGTATTGGTCATAATCCAAACCAATCACATAGTTGTTAATCACGCCCGGCAAGACAGCTTTACCATTGATATTAACCATTTGGCTATTGTGGTTATTCTTAGTTGGATTAGCACTTACAGTCTTGATAGTAATAGTTTTACCAACAACCAAGTATTCATCATTCACAACAGTTTCTGTATGAACTTGATAAGTTGTATCATCTTTCAAGAGTTTGAAGTAAACCGCTGGAGAATCGTAATGGAATTGACCTTTAACAGTTCCACCAACACGACCAGAATTGTTTACATTTTGAGCTTTGTTAACTTCAACAAGATACTTAGGTGTAGCACGAAGTGTTATCTTATGAGTATGTTTGTTATACGTCGCTTCCCATTTCTCAGCATCGATGTTTGATTTCACATCATCATATTCAACATTATCTGGAAGATATGTGTTTACTACAATGCTGTGGAATTTATCAAAGCGGTCACTTGGAAGTGGCTCATTGTCAGTTTCAACACCAACAATTTGGTTTGTAATTGCAGTTACAACTTTTTTACCATTTTCACTAGCCTTAGTTGCTTCAACAATTGTTTCACCATCAGCATTTTCAGCGTGACGGTCAGTTTCTGGAGTTGAACGAATATCATAGTATTGATACTCAACAGTTGGAACTGCTGGTTTAGTCACAGCTTTAGCACGGTAATCGTAAACAGTTACAGGTGCCGATGCAGTAGCGCTTACTGTTTCATCCACAACGAAGTCATACAAAGTAAATGTTGGAATACTTGGAACACCGGTTTGTCCCACACGACTAGCAATGTATTGTTGTAAACGAGTGTTTTCGTTTTGTACATTTGTCAAGTATTGTGCAGTTTCACCAACATTACGGATTTTAACTGTTTGACGTTGCAAACGAATATTACCTTGACTCGCTTGTGTTTGGAAACTTGTCAATGATGCTTGTTGAGTAGTTGCATTTGCAATCTCAGCATTGATGTCTTTCAGTTTCTTACCATTGTTCAAAGCTTGTTGAACAGCCGCAGAGTCTTGAGCATAAGCTTCAGCAGAGTATTCTTTTGCTTGGTGAACAACTGATTGTCCATTTACAGCAAGATTTGAACGCATAGCATCCATTTGACCATTTGCATTAGCAGCATCTTCTTGATTGCGCTTAACAGTAGCCTCATAGTTTGCCATGTCAGTCTTATACTTGTTTGTTACGTCAGTAATTTCCTTAGCTTTTGTTGCATAATAAGTCTTAGCTGTTGCAGAGTTTGTCTCAGTTTGAGCAGCATTACCAGTCAACACCAAAGAGTCCTTATGAACTAAATTAACACCCGCTGATTGAGCTTTTGAAATAGCATCATCAAGATTTGTGTGGTCAACATAAACATCAAGTCCACCAGTTTTTTCAGTTGGAGTTTCTTGAGCTGTATTTGCAGTTTCAACACGTTCAGTAGGTGTTTCGTCCGCAAAAACATTTGTTTGAGATGACAATACAGCCACAATACCTGATGACATCAGTGTAATATTTTTAGGTGCAAAAACATTTAATCGTTTCGCACTTTTACGTTGAATAAAGTTCAAGTGTGAATCTCACTTTCATTATTTTTAGGTCACTTGACCTGTTAATTTAATTATACCATATAAATGGTCAAATGTCAATAGTCAAAAAGACGCCCAAAGGCATCTTTTAACATTATTTTTCAGTTTTACGTTTAGTACGTTTCTTAAGAACATTTGCTAAACCAGCTGAACCGCCAGCCACAGACGCAACACCTACAAGTCCAACCAATGAACCAGCATCACCAGTTTTTGGCAATTCTTGTTTTGGTCGTTCAGGTTTTGGCTCAGGCTTCTTAGGTTCAGGTTTCTTAGGCTCTTCTTTAGGTTGTTCTGGTTGTACTTTTTCATAGTAATTAATGTAATGAGTCACCCCATTTTCATCTAACTTCTTAGTACCAACGATAACATAATCCTTGATGTCAGACTGACCGTCTTCATCTGGGTGTAAACCGTCTTTATCTGGAGCAAGAGTTGTTTCAGTACCTACTTCACGCCATGAAGTGTAAGATTTCTTCTCAACTTTTGGAGTTTCTTTAGGTGCTTCTTTTTTCTTGTAGATATTGATAGTGTCACCAACCTTAAAGGTAGAATCTTTAAAGGCTTCAGATTTCACATCTTTTTCTGTTACGGTATATGTACGAACCAAGTCATAACCATCGATGTCAGATTTACCATCGTTATCTGGAAGAGTTTGACCAACAGCCTTGTCTTTCAGAGTTGCACCCTCAGTATCAAACCAATACGTATCTGGTTTTACAACAGGAGTTACGATTTTACGGTAAACATTGACGGTGTGAAGATTACCCTTTTCATCTGTCTTAGTTGTTGTTGAAACAACTTCCATACCTTCGATATCTGACTTACCATCATTATCTGGATATGTACCATCAACTTTAGCTTTCAGAATAGTACCAGCTTCATCAACCCAAACAGTGTCTGCAGTCTTCACAACAGGAGTTTCCTTTTTAGTGTAGACATAAGTGCGAACACCGTTTTCAGTTTTGACTTCTTTGTAGGTGTAACCCGCATATTCACGCTGTTCTTTGTATGAAGAACCTGACTCTTCTGGGTCAAGAATTTCACCCTTATCAGTCACCCAACGTGTCTTCAAAATAGTCTCTTGAATCGGTGTGTTATTTGATGAACCATTATCTGTTGATTTTGTTTCACCAGAAATAATAGCTGATTCGAAAAAGGCAACGCCGGCTTCAGTTGAAGCTGATTGATTTGCTAAAAGTTGTTTACGAATAGCAGCAGCACCATTAGCATACATATTTTCATATGCATCAAGCACTGGTTTTACAGACGCATAGTTTGCAACACTTGATTTGTCAGTTACAGCGTTATAACGAGTAACATATTCCTCAAAGGCTTGTTTGTAAGCTGAAGATGTTCCTGGCGCATATTTGTCCAAAATGTTCATAACGTCTTCTACAGTACGTACTTGTTTGAAATCTTGGTCAATTGTCCGTGATACATCAGCATTGATTGAACTGTTATTTGAAAAAGCAACAGCCAACACATTGATAGGTTCATCTAAGTTATCAACTGTATAGGCAGCACCTGCTTGTGTAGTAATCTTAGTACCACCAAGGCTGTTATACCAATTAATCAACTTAACGATAGTTGCACGAGCACTTGCTTGTGTTGAAGCATCTGTACTCAATGAGTCAGCAAGCAATGAAGCCATTTTAGTTCCATCAGCAAGTTCTGGCACACTAGCCACTGCTGATTTGTAAAGTTGTGAATCGCTACCAAGGTTACGAACGGTTGCGGCAAGAGCAGCAGCGTTCACACCTGATGGGCGGTCAAACATTACAGGAAATGTAGCTTCACTAGCCTGTTTAGTTAAGTCAAAGCTTCCAGCTGTTACAGAATCGGCTGAAACGGTGTTCAACGCAACCCCACCAACAACTGACAATGCAGGCGCTGAAAACAGCACTACATGTTTAGCTTTGGACATATGTTTCATCATTTTACTTGTCATTACAAGCTCCTTATATCCATATTATACTTACATTATATCACACAATTGACCATTTGTCAATAGGCAAAAAATTAGACTAGATAACTAGTCTAAAGTGTGCTCAGCTTTTGTAACATGCGATTACGTTCAACTAGTAAAGTTTGTTCTTCCTCTAATGAATCAATATGTGATAACAAATATTGATTATCATCATGTAATTGGTCAACGATTTGGTCAAATTCTGAATTATCATTTTCAACAGTTTCTGTCATTAGACGTGTATACGCATCACGAACCTCTGTCAGTTCTGTTTGCGTTTCTTCTAATTCAGAAACAGTCTTCTCATAATTATTCTGTACAGCTGTTAGAGTATTTCCTAAAACTTCAACTTCATTTTGAGCATCAGTCAGTTCTTGTTGAAGCGCCTCATAAGATTGGTCAGAATCTGAACCTGTTGTAGTGAGTGAATTGTTTGAGACACTATCAATAAGATTTCCTATATGTTGTTCAAGTAATTTGTTTTGAGTTTCAGCATTATCTAACAGTTCGGCTGCTTGACTCAATTCGTTAAGCAAATTTTGAGTTTCAGCACGAGAAGTACTTAAAGCTTTACTATTACGATGTGCATGTTTGGACACATCAGCCAAGACACCATTGATTAGGATAAATAAATCATCTACGTCGCTGGCCAAATAAAACTTACCTTTATGTAGAGGAATATCAATTTCTTGATTATAAATATCCCGAAATGAAATTTTAGAACCGGCTGCCAATAATTGGTCTTGTTCTTCTGTTATAGTATCAGGTGTAACCTCTACTTGTGTTTGTTGTATTGCCAACGTCATCTTGTTTATTCTCCTAATTTAGTCATTAATAATTTGTGTAAGACTGGAAATTCTGATTTCGCAACCTTATCACCATATAAGCCACGCAATAAAAGCATAGTATAGAAATCCTCACGAGAAATTTCTTCATCAACTAACCCGTCAACAAAAATATCAAAATCATCTTGAATCGGGTCACGACCATCATAAGTCTTATAAAGACCATGAGCCGTTTTTAATTGTTGAATTTGGTCAGCTTGTTTTGTGACCAAACTCTTTAACTCAGCGACATTATCTTGTCCCCGTTTTTGTTTTAAATATTCCAGATAATCTTCATAATCCAACACGATTTGGTCAGAAGACTTCCGAATCACAAAAGCTTCTTCATCATTACGAATACGAGCAATTTCTGACTCAACAGCTTCAGGTGTTGTCAAACCATCAAAGATTTCTCTTGTAACAATGATACCAGCTTTTCCAAGAGCTACTGGTTTCATTCGTCTACCTCATCAACATGAAATACTTCATCTGGCACTTCAATTGTATCATCAACATCAGCAAACAGTTCTTCTGGTGCTTCTGTATGACTTGTATCTACTTCACTCAAAAGTTCTTGTGGTGTTACATTATCAATTTGTGCAATCAGCTCAATAGCTTGCATGAGCAATTCTTTAGCCTTAGCCACAGTTTCATGACGTTGTGACACTTCTAAAACATCTGAGGTTTCCTCAAATTTAACATCTGCTTTAAACTTCATTTACAAAGCTCCATTCATTATTCATCACGACTCAAGATATCCTGAATTGGACGAATGAGTTCTATATTCTTTGGAACAACACCATCAACTGTCGCTGACGTATCAAATGTACCCGAAACAAAGAACCAAACACCTGTTACAATCGCTAAAACAAATCCAACGACCAAGACAACATGTTCTTTATAAATTTTCATGGGTTTCCTTTCATAGTTTATTCCACTACTATTATATCACATAAAACGTGACATGTCAATAGGTCAAAAGAAAAAGGACTAAAGTTCGTCCAATTTCAATAACATATGTTCAGCCTGTTCGTTTAAGAACTGTTGAATCAAGGTCAACATCAATGTTGTTGGTTTAACCTCGTAACGTACTTGTTGAGACAGACGTACGGTATTGATAGCATTATCACTATGCTCACGTAATTGTGGAATAAAATCTTGAATCAAATATCGGGTATGGTCATAAATCAGTTTTTGTAACATGTTCAAATCATAAACTTCAACACAATTCATCATTTCCTGACGCAACTTCTTATTACGTTTATCTTTATCTGACAAACTCAAATCAACAGCCAATTCCCGTAATGGTTGAAGAGCACCTGTTTCCATTGACTCTTTCAAGACCTTACGATACTTATCCACATCATGAATAATTTGTGACTGAATCAAATCAGCATAATAATAAGTATTAAAATCCTCAACACGCTGAGTTGAATAAGCTGACTCAGAACCCATCAAAGCTGTATCAATCATATGGACAATTTCCTCATAGTCACTATTGCGACCATTCATCAACACATCACCCATATAATCTTCAATTTCTTTTTTATGTTTTCGACAAGCATCAAGCAAGTCTTTTACATCTTCTTTAGAAACACCAATTTCACGAAGTTCAGGAACCGTCAACATACGATGATAAGAACCCGGTTGACCCTGACGAGCAGCACGCCCCGCAAACTGACGTTCAACACGTGAATTTGGACGAGAACCAACCTGTAAAACCACAAGTCCACGTTCATAATCAACATCTTCAACATGAATATCCGTACCACGACCCATAATGTCTGTTGTGACAACAACAGAGCCAGGTTTTCCTGCTGATTCAACAACAGCGTCTTCATTTGTATCAGTAGACACAAGTGTTTTGTTGTCAATTCCCTTATCTCTTAAAACGCCTGAAATTATTTCAGCCTCAATGTCTGATGTAGCACCAATCAATACAGGTCGATGTGCACTCATGTAAAGACGTGTCTTATGGACTAAATCATCATATAAATGCATTTGACTCATATACAAGTGTGTCTTTTGTTGTAGTCGATTTGGCAATCGGTCTGGAATAACAACAACACCAGTATTGTAAATATCAATAAATTCAGAAAATGAAGTTCCTAAAGTACCAGACACACCTGCAATTGTTTGAAACATATTAAATAATGTTTGATAGGTGATTTGAATACTTGAACTATTACTTGAACCCGTAAAAACATGTTCTTTCATTTCTAAAAAGGCATGCATGTTATCAGATAAGGTACGTCCACGAGACAAGCGACCGGTAGCCTTATCAATCAAAACAATACGTGAACCAGAATCAGGGTCAGGCTCAGCTTCTACAACATAATCAGTAAATGGTTTATATTGAAATATAGCACCAACAGCACTATAAATAATATGCATCATTTGTGTGTCAGCAAACAAATCATCATCAAGCCCTAATTTTTCAATGATTTCATCTAAGGCATTATCATCTAAAAATACAGTCCCATTTGAGTCATCATCATAACCAATATTAGACAATGTCTTCAAGGTGTCTACAATTTCCTGTACAGAAAATGTTTTGTCCTTATATATTACAGTTGCCATATCTTCTGACAAATCTTTAGCGTTTGCGATAATGAGTGGATTACGAGCATCATCCATTAGAATTTCATCAGCCTCATCAATAATAGCCGCATGTAAAGGTCTTTGAAGTATTTTGATATCTTCATTAATATCTGACGCAAGTGCACTATTCAAATAAGCAAATCCCAATGTTGAATTTGTTGAATAAGTGATGTCGCAGGCAAAGGCGTCTCTTTGAACTGATGGGTCTAAGGTGTTGCTTGTATAAGCATTGGACAAATCAAACCAATCATATACAGGTTTTGTTTCTTGCCAGTCCCGTTCAGACAAATAATCATTAACTGTCAAAATATTTACACCACGATGGGTCATACCAAAAGCAACCGCTGGCAAAATAAGTGTAATCGTCTTACCAGAACCTGTTGACATTTGAATAATATTTCGGTCTAATGCTGCTAAAGCTCCTAAAACTTGCACATCATATTGAAATTTACCTAAAAGACGATAGGTCACTTCACGAGCAATTGCATAAACATGGACAATCGTCTTCTTGTTCTTAATATCAAAATTCTCATGATATTTGTCAGCTTCAGCTTTTAAGTCATCATCAGACATGGTTCGATAATGGTCTGTCAATGCATTAATCTCAGCCAACAATTTTCTATATTTTTTAAGTGGTTTGCGGCTCTCATATTCTAAAGAGTCATATACAGAATTTAAAATCATACTTTTTCCTTAATCTTTTTCTAATATTAGTATACCACATAATTGTCATAATGTCAAGGATATTGACGAATCTGTGAATGTATGGTATAATAAGATGAGGAGATTACCATGAATATACTTCAACAATTTGCTTATGGAACAAAAGGTTATGAAATTATTTTTCAACAACCACAAAACAAAGATACAATTCCATTTGATGACATCGACCCAAATTTTGAACCGGTAGAAGATTTCAACGATTTTGACCATGATTTCAATTCTGATTTTGAACCTGTTGAACCAGATTTCAATGATGATTTCAATGACTTCAATTCAGATTTTGAACCAGTTGATGACTTCAATGACTTCGAACCAGTCGAACACGATTTTAACGAAACCATTGAATCTGTTTCTCAACCATCAAATGTAGAGATTAAACCATTACCAAATTTCAAACCAAAAAAAGCACCTGATGTCACGATTAAACGTGCGATTAAAGTGGAAATTCCAACTGATTTACACACATTATTAAATTACAATTATGACGAAACTGCTGAACATTGGTTGAAAGAACACGGATTTTAAAAGGGGAAATATGCAATTAAACGAAAAGAATATAGAAGAACTTGGCACATTAGTTGGTTTTATGCAAACATCTGGCCCTGCTGGATATGAATTTCTCAAAGAAATGTCATCAGCAGAGTTACCTGATGTTGAATATATACCAATGACCATTAGTGACGTCTTTAATTTCAGTTACAAAGGTGAAGAAATCGGAACTTTAGTAGTCAATGATTTGACCTTTGGTATGGTGACCGTTAATGGTGAATGGGATAATGAAGTTTATGACTATCAAACATTTACCCAAAATCTGGAAACAGTCTTTACGGAATTAGAAAAGACCTTAAATGAATTAGAAACACAAGAAGATTTGGAGAAATGATGAATTTAGAAAAGCAACACTTAGCCGATTTAGAAAATTTAATCATATTCATGCAAACATCAGGCCCTAAAGGCTATGAACTAATGCAAGAATTATCTGATGAGCTATTACCTGATGTGAAACTAATAAATGGCGTTTCAAACCAACGATTTGATTTCACCTATGAAGGTCAAGAATTAGGTTACATGGATATTGAAATGTCACCATTTGGAACTTTAGATGTTTATGGCACATGGGATAACGACTTATACGATTACAACTATTTCGTATCCACAACCGAAGATATTTTCAAAAATTTACATGAGCAACTAAAAGACTTAGAAACTCAATTAGAACAATAAAAAGGACTCAACATTGAGTCCTTTTCTTTTATAGTGATGACAAGACGTAAGCAGCAGCTACTGTTTTATCATACTCTGAGATTTCTCCAGTGTAATCTGGGTCATCTAAAAACGTTGTCATTAATGAATCACTATCATCATGACCTAATCCGAATAAATGCCCCATTTCGTGCTTGAGAACGCCTGTACGTTGTTCAGGACTCAAGGCTTGTGTGTTTAACTGGATAATGTATTTCGTCCGTTTAAGGGCTTCTCCTGACCGTATAGAGCCATCAGCATTATACTTGTCATCAGCATCAGCGTTTACCAATGTCAACCGTGAAGTTGTCATCGCTAAACCACCAAGTTTAGACATTTCATACATTTTATCATTCGTCACACCTACAGAATCAGCCGCAAGGGTCAAACGAGTTGTTTCGTTGTCAGCGTTCAGAAACGCCATTGTTACACCCTTGTCTAATACAGCCTTATCTGTTGATAATGTCACATTCATTTGAACGTTTTTATCAGCTAAAGCCTTAACCCAAGCATCAATCGCTTCACGAGCAGTTGATTCCAGAGCTTTATCCGCATAGACAGAAACGTTGATAACTGCTTGATTATCCACTACACCTGTAGTCGCATTTGAGCCACCACCATTAAGTGTTGGAATCACAGTGTTTGTCTTTTCAGGTGTCTTCTCAGCTTGAGGAATATTCGTACGAACCACAAATGTGTTACCAGAAGCTGAAGTATTTGTAGTGGTTGTCAACTGACGCACAACTAAAGTTGTTGCAGAAGATGTACGACGTTCAGTAGCTTTGCTACGCACAGTCAAGCTTGTCGCTGATGATGTACGTTTATCCGAACCAACTCGACGAACAACCAATGTGTTAGCTGATGATGTCTTCACATCTTTTTTAGCACCACGTACTACAAGTGATGTGTTTGACGCCACAACTTTTTCAGATTTCTTAGGCTCCGCAACTTTAGGCAGAAGCAGTTTCATATTATCATTACGAACAGGTGTCCATGAACCTCTTGGACGTGCTGAAATATATTGAACCACATCTTTCACACTATAAGTACCTTCAGTATGTGCAACAGCTTTAGGCTTAGCCATAGTGAATGTATCCAAATTGTATGTATGTGGATTAATCTTCAAATTAGCACCACCGATAACACCAAACGGTGCGAACAGTGCCACGTCAATGGCAGAGTATCCAGTTTGACCTTTACCAATCGCAATAGTTTGACTCATCATACCCGGATTATCATCTTTACCGAAAATCAATACCGATTGACTATCAATATTAGTACGTCCTGTATGAGCATTATTGCTTGATTGATTTGTTGGTCGTAATTCAGTCCAGCTTCCAGATGCATGTGCTTGAACATCACCTGATTTAACAACTGTTAATTTTTGTCCATTTGGAACATAGAGACTTTGTCCATCATCAATATCCCCAACAAACAATGGTGAGTTAACCGCGTAGGCAGCACCCGCTTTATTAACCTTAACAGTAATTTGAGCACGAATACCCGTCATACGTTGGTTAAACACAGCGTCAATCCATGGGAACATTTGACTATTGTCTGTCGCAATAGTTGTTGTTGCTGAATTGTGAGTGTTTGATACACCACCAACGTAGTCTGATGAATTAACTTGTCCATTTGCATTACGATAAGAGTTATAATGACCCTCAGTATTATTTGAACTTACACCACCACCATTATAATCAGTTGCGGAATTCTTAAGGGCATTTACATCAACTGTTGCTGAACCAGAACCTGTAAGAGTTGCTTCACCACCACCAGTTGCACCACCACTTGAGAAGTCACGACTACCACCAGTAGGTAAGAAACTTACACCGGTTGTTAACTGACCTGTATTTGGGTCAACAGACAAGTAGAAGAAGTAATAAACATTGCCTGTTCCAGCATATGGCACATTTGCCCAACGTGGATTAATTTCACTACCGTCTTCATTCGTAGCCTTAAGCGTCAACGTCATATCTGTTGTTTGGTGTACACCATTAGAATCAACATATGTATATGAGTCGCTTAAATGAAACGTTGCTACAGGGTTATTCTTTTGAACAACCATAAAGACATTATTGTTTCCAACAGTACGAATATGTTGGTTCATAATATCTCTTGGCCCAGGCAGGTCAAAGAAGTTATTCAAGCCCATCCAGCGTCCAGACATACGATTGAGAATCGCTTCAGCACCACCAGCATACCCTTGACTGTTTGCATAAGCATTACCAACTAATGACGCAAAATCATTAATGTTTTTTGATGGTAACATGGCTGAACCAAAACCTTGGTCAAAACCTTTTTCTGATTGAATCAGATACTCAGCAGCTGATGTACGTACAGCAGAGGTTCCACTTGGTACAGTAGTAACATCTACATTACCCGCAATAGGACGAGTGTTAGCTTTCATTTGAGCAGCAAGAGATGATACATCTTCTTCTGTTTGACTAATAGCTGAACGAATATAAGATTTATAACCATCAGAATCACGGTACAAACCACGTGAGTTCAAAAAGGCTTCATTAATTTGAGCACCAGCTCCAGAAGATTTCTTCACACGTTCAATAAATGTATCGAGTGATTTCTTATCATCAGCAACATCACGGTCAAATTGAGCATTAACATTCGCAGCATCTGCTAACAACTTGGCCAATCGTTGATTCACAACAGATTCATTTTGACTAGACACTTCACGTTGTTTCGCTTTGATGACTGAATTTTCACGACCGATATCACCAAAATCAGTTGTTTCTTTGTTCAGTTCATCTTTAACCGTTTTATTAACACGAGTAGCTTCAAGTTTTGTCAACGCATCATCAATTAACCCAATAAGACGTTCTTTACTCTTAGCAGAACCTTTAGTTGTTGGATTTTGCAAATAAGTCTTCAACTCTTGAAGTTTCGACTTATAAGTTGTTGTATAAGTGTCCACTTTGTTAAGCGGTGCTAATGCTGTATCAATTTGTGATTGAATATTTTCAGCACGTGTTGTTTCAGCTTGTAACCACTTATTAATATCAGCAATGTTTAACAGTGAATTATCACGATATGTTGCTGAACGGTCAACTTCCGCTTGGTTTTCGTTAGCAGTGGCGTTAATACGAGCAATAATGTTTGCTTTGTGTTTATTAACTTCAGCTACCGTACGAGCATTTACAACCTTTTCAACAGTCGCATCTTTACTTACAGTACTAATCCAGTCAGTCTTACGATAATCAACCACAACACCATCATTTTTTGCAGATGTTTTAGCTGCTTGTTTAATCTTATCTAAGTTACCAACAATACCATCATCACTATGTTGAACCGTTTCAGCCGCAGCTTTGATTTCACTGTTAGCCTTAGTCGCTGCATCACGTACAGAAGCGTTTTGTGTATTTGAATTTGTAGCCAAATCAATCATTGAAGATTCGTTGCTTGTTTGAATCTCTTTAGCTTGATTAACAGCGTCTGTCAATTGAGCCACTACGTTTTGATAACCAGTAGAAGCATCAATCACCTTACGTTCGGGAGCTTCTGCAGGAATACCAGTAGCTTCTGTATAGGTACGTACTTGTGCAGTAATTTGGTCATGAATACGGTTGTATTCATTCACCAATTCCTTAATTTTATTAAACTCTGTAGTTGTGTTTTGTACAGAGGCATCTGTCGCTGGAATTTCACCTTTGATTTCCATACGACCATTTGACGAGTTTTGTGAAACTAACGCATCAATAAGAGCATTTAATTTAGTCACTTCTGTTTCGTTAGCTGTTTCAGATGTGAATACATCACTTCCGGCACCACGTTCACTCGCACGAGTTACTTCTAACTCATCAGCAGATACTTGTGAAGCACCAGCCACACCGGCAACAGATAAAAGACCTAATGCTTTCAGTTTTTTATTTTGTAAAATTTGCATTATAAACCTTTCAAATGTAAATTTTCTTTAAACTAAATAAAAGCGACTGAACGTACAGCCGCCTTTTTGTTAAACCCCGAGAACTGAGAAAATCCAGTCAGCGGCTGACTTAAACCAAGCGATTGGCTTATCAACACCACCGTAAATCAGGGCCCCACCAATACCAACCATAATACATACGATTGGGCCAGGCCAACGTGTTTGTGGGTTAAACTTGTGTAGTGCGAAAGCGATAACAGCACCAATGATACCAACTACCATGATTGCAATCGCGATACCTTGTGAACCCGGGCCACCTAGACCGTCTTTGAAAAACGATGTGAGACCTTGACCGAATGCATCCCATCCGGCGAGCAATTGTACATTATTCATTAGAATAATCCCCTCGATATCTAAATATTTCATAGGTTACATTTACATTAACCCTATATAACTATTATATCATAAAAATCTCAAAAGTCAAGTCCCTTTTGCATGGTTTTTATTTTTTATTTAAGAATTTCATAAACTTTCAGGAAATTTTGATACATTACAGGATAAAATTCACCTTCAACACCTTTAATGAGAACTTCACCAACCCATAATTTCTCAATACCCTCAAGAGTATTGACCGTCACAAACCCTTGTTCTTTGACTTGATTAACAGTTTCCCTTGATTGTAAGAAATTTAGAACAGGGACAATGTCATGGTCAGCTAATGACGCCAACCGTTCAAATTCAATCACAACACCTTTTTTCTGATAAATATCACCCATTAAGTGTTTGTATGTTTTCTTGAAAATATCGTGGTCAATCGCCCAATAAGCTCTGTCAGTTTTTAATTCATATAACATCCAATTCCCACGAGTTAAAGCAATTTCACCACGTGATTTCTTTACTTTAATTGTGTTCTCATCAAAAACATACACTTCTTCATCTGTAGGATATTCCAGTTGTTGAATAAATTCATCTGCCGACATATTGACGAATTGTTTAGCCCATACTTGAATAGGTTTTTTCTTAGCTTTCATATTATACCTCACTGAATAAAAGAGAAGTGATAGATGAACTATCACCTTATCTCTTATTTTTTGTCTTTACCTCTGAACGAACGAGGCCCAAGTGGTTTACCATTACGGTTGTCACCATAATCACGTTCACCACGAGCAACTTCACCACGTTTTCTAGCGGCATCCGCTTCACGTGACTTAATAGCTTGAACCCTGTCTGTTTGTGCTTGTGTCACAGCATCTTTTCGTTTTTGTACTTCCGTACGACGAGCATTTACTGTTCCACGAGTTGCACCTTGACGTTCAGCAGCCGCAGTATTTGCACCACGTGCAGCCTGATTATTCTGCTGACGGTCACCTTGACGGTTTCCGTTTTGGTTCTGATTATTTTGACGAAGCGTATCCTTATGAGATACCCCTGCAGCACCCTTAACCAGTGTTGCCCCGATTTGTAATCCAGCTTTGGCAGCATCTTGTCCAGTTACACCAGCACTTGCAGCTTTAGCGCCCGCACGAGCAGCTTGTCCAAGACGATTTGTAACACCTGATACACGTCCACGAGCATTGTTAAGCAATCGACCACCACGGCTTTGATTACGTTGATTTCGTTCACTACGAGACATGGAATTATTTTGATTCTTAGTTTCGCTATTTGATGAACTACTTTCATTACGTGTCATAGATGAACGAGCATCCACACCACCGTTTTGAGTTGCATTATTAGCTTGAGTATGAGCACCCTCAGCATGTTGATTTTGTGATACAGAGCTTGCACCACCAACATCTGTTTTAGCATTATGACTGTTTTGAGCGTTTTGTTGACTAATAGAATCATTGTTTGATACATTTGTTGTCGTACCATTGCTAGACTTATCAACGTTATCCGCTTTAACATGTGAATCACTAGAAACATGGTCAGCTGCACCATTGTCAATGTTATTTTGAGCAACAGATTCACTGCTGGACACATCAACACTTGTTTGTGGACTACCAGCCTCATTCAAGGTTGAACCAGTATCAGCAGAGCTTTCAATCGAGCTACTTTCATCAACAGATGTGCTTGGCCCCTCAGCTTGGTCAGATACTGACATTTCGTCCATTTTTGTATCTTGAGCCTGAATATCTGTTTGAGCACCCTCATCAACTGTTGTATCGTCTTCAACGTTTTCAACAGCTTCTTGGTTACCCTCAACAGCTAATGATTCTTCAGCTGTGATACCATTTTCATTTGTTTGGTCTACTTCACGTTCATCACCATCATTTTGGATGTTTTCATCACCCTCAGCGATTGACGCCATTTTACCTAATGCATAAGCACCAAGTACAGACCCCGCACTTGCAAGTGATTTAGCAGAGTCTTTAACCCCAGAACCACCAGCACCTAAAGCGCCAGCAATACCACCCGGAGTTCCACCGCCACCACCAAATCCGCCTCGGCTTGCGCCAAGTTGACTTAATGGCCCGTTACCTGCTAAGTGACGACCGTTAATGAAGTCATTTGCCATACCTTGTGCACGTTGTGCAAATGAACCCGGTAATCCAGACATATATTGTCCAAAGCCTTCGATTGGAATTTTAGCAATTTTTGGTAATGAGAACAAGGCAATCATTGAAACAATAAATGTTCCAATGTTGACAAAGAGGTCAGCCAAAGCATCGCCCCAGTTAATACCCATAATTGACTGAGTTCGTAAACCTGACAACAATGGTTCCATAGCAGACTCAACAAGTCCTGAACCACTATTACTATTTAACAAATCATTTATGATTGAGTATACCGCATCCATAATAGACATCGACAGTCCCATAATAAGACCGATACCAAACAAACCACCAACCAAAGCGATTACACCACCAACCAATTCTCCAGCACCTGCTGGTGAACCAATCGCAGATAAACCACCACCTTTAAATACTCCACCAAAACCAGAAGTAATGATTGAGATAAAGGCTTTAATTGCCGCCAACACCATCGCAATAGACGCTACGAAACGTACTAATGGTGGAGCTTTTGTTGCACCTGTTGAACCCGCAACCGAAATAGCTACTGACGGAATTTTCACAGTTGCCGTATTACTCTTAACAGCCCAACCGTTTTTATCAAACGATGTACGAAGCATCTGATAGGCTGCAATAGGTGACATACCATAGTTTGATGCACCAGCCATTGTATATTGAGCCGATTTGGCATCACCTGAACCACGAAGTCCTTGTTTACCAACATCAATATAACCAGCTGATAAGGCATCTGCAGAAATATCTTCTTTTGGTTTAGAAGCCACAGCTTCAGCTACTTCAAAGATTTTGTTAGTTGCCCATGGTTGACCGTTTTTACGTACAGCTGTATTAAAGTTTACAGCAGTTTCGTTATTGTCTGTTTGTGCAGCACTAATAATTCGTTCAGCAACTTCTTCATCAGAACCATCACGACCTGTGACAATTGAATAAGTATGATGGTTAATTGCACGAACATCTTCACGAGTCAGAGCAAATGAACCATTTTTCACATTCAAACTAACATTAGCCGGAATTGAAAATGAAGTTGCATACCAGTCAGATAAGTTCAAGTGCTTTTCAACAATGTTTGTATTCTTTTGGTCAGCTGCATCATTGCTGATATCCGCAAACCAGTTAACACCCATTGTCAACATACGAGCACCAAGCACAATACCCGCTGTAGCTGATAAGGTTGTTACAATCACACGACGAATGGAGTCATCAAGCAACATACCATTTGCGAGACGAGCAATCAAACCATAAATCAAAATTAGCAAGTTAACAGAAACTAATACTAAAAATGAACGAGAAACAGTAACACTGCCAACACTAACAGGTGCACCAAACAAGTGAACAATACCAGAGAAGTTAGCATCATCACGAATCATTTGAATGAATCCATTTTCAGCATTAGAAGCAGCATTTAATTCTGAGTCATCAATGAATGCAAGAACAACTGGAGCTGGATTCCACTTTTTCAGTATTTTCATACCAAAGTTTGACAACTTCATAACAGACTCGTTCCAAGAATCCATTGCCGCAGCGTTTGAAATCGCTTCAGGCTTCATCTTCTTAGCTTGTGACATTAAACGAGTCATCGCAAGACCAAATGTATGATATTGCGTTGCCGCATTACCAGTCAAACTATTGAAACTTGCAATTTCACTGTTACTTACACTAGTCGGGTTATTAATCGTACTCAAGATTGCGCGTGCACTCTGGTCAGAGGCACCATACACCAAACCGAAGTTACCAAAGTTACCAGCATTGACAATTTGTGCTGCACGATTATTCAAATCGGCTTGTGTTGCAACACTATCATCTGCACTTCCAGCTTTAGCGTCTCCACCAGATTTATCACCTGATTTTGAATCACCAGAACCCTTTGTATATGAACCAACGTCAACAGCTTGTTGAGCATCAACAAAGGCTGTTGAAATGGCGTTTGAAATGGCTGATTTCGAATAATCACCATCAGCCGCATATGCGACAGTTATTCCCACAACGGGAGCCATAACTGCCGCAGCCAATACTACTTTAGCACCGAACTTCTTCCAGCCGGTTACTAATTTATCTTTAAACATAGACCCTCGTTTCCTTACAAAATATTATCTAAGTAGATGTAGTCTAAACTATTATCTGTTCGAATGAAAAATGTCGCTTTCGATTGTCCAAGAGTTTTAGACCACTCTTTATCCATTTTCAATGGTTTAATCAATTTGTCAACACGATTATTATACAAATCAACAGCTGTAAAATCAATTACATCATCTAAGACATCCATAGTACTCAAGGCTGCTGATTGATTACTTTCAGTATAAATGATATCAACATTTAAACCACTTGAAACAATCATATCATTGATAACCTTTGCGATTGAAGATAAACGATGGAAACCATGTAAGAAAATTACATCACCATTTTTCAAAGTTGGAATCAACAAACTCAAATATGAAATCATCATAACGTTCATTGACGGATTTTTAACACTAGCCAAAGCTCCAACAGATGTACCTGTTAAATCAACAACACGATATTGTGAATCAACCAATCGGTCAACAATTGGGTCAGTTTGAGTATTCAAAGCTGGAATTGTTGGCAAAATTGTTTTATTAACAATCGTATTCAATTGATACAAGGCGTCTTTCAAACGAGCATCTGTATTACTTACTAAACGTTGAGCAACATACTGACCAAATGACGCTAATGTCTTATAGTGTTCATGTCGAACACCAATCAAACGTACATTATCAATATTGCTACGTGCATCATATGACCAGTATTTGTTTGTTACAAAGAAGTTGGTCAAAATATCACGTGTAATATCAGCAAAGTCATCTGTCGTTGTAACATGATTTGTATCACGGAATTGTGATAAGAGCAAAATAATGTTATCTAAGTGAGCTGAGAAACGTGACAATAACCGGTTAGGGTCATCATAAACATTATGGTCAATCGCTTCAATAATATTCAATAAACCACGACTAACATCAACAACTGTTTTACGACTATCATTGATTGGCATTGTCATCAATGCGTCAACCGAATTAGCATGGTCAGCTACAAAGTGAGTAACACTATGTCCAGCTAACATATAGGCACGACTCGCAACCTTACTCAAATAAATTTGACTTGGTTCATTAATACGTCCACCAATCGTTTCAGTCAAATTGGTTGTGTCATTACCAACATAAAGACTACGACTGTTTTGGAAGTTATAGGCTGCATGTGAACGAATCAACTTACCAACCGAAACTCCAACATACTCAGAACCCTGTGTACGGTCACCACCAGCATCCACAAACAGAGCTGATGTGGCAGCGTCCTGACTGGTCATATCCACATACACATCTTTATTACCAGACGCATTATTTGGCCCATATAAGATAAATGGACGTGACTGCTTATTGATATCTAATTCATATTTAAGACCACGAGTTTCATCATTTGTATTCAAATAGTCCTTAATCGCATTTACAGCTTTTTCCAAAATTTGGTCATTAGGAGCCGTAATAATTGCTTCAGCACCAAAGGATACAACAGAGTCACCACTATCAATCGCATGAACCAAAGCTCGGTCATGAGCTACAGCGGCTGATTGACGTTTCAAGTTGTTTTCAGACTCAGATGACAAAACCGCCAAACGACGACGCCGAACAATTTCTTTACGCATTGCATCATTATCACGACGTTCAAAGACACGTGTAAATGTCACACTGGCTTCATCTGGAAACAGCCCGTCTTGTTGGGAAATGTTCCATAAAATTAATGACCATGTGTCTGATAAATCATTTGTTGAAACAACATCCAGAACCAGTTTCAAAATTGTTGAAACACATTTTTCCTTTTTGTCTACTTCATAACGACGACCATCAAGTTGTGTCATTGGGAAAATACGAGTTAATGTAGATTCTGTTGATGACATAAAATCGTGTGGTCTCATCACATCAAGGTCAACTAATTTTTCCTTACGGTTTGTTGGAACACCAACAACTAATTTCTTTTCAGATGATTTAGCTTTTTGTTTAGCTTTTGGTGCAACAGGCTTCTTACCCTGTTTTGGTTTCTTACCAGCCGAAACTGGTTTCTTTTTCACACCAGATTTAACTGGTACTTTTTTCTTAACTTTTTTAACCAAAGCTTTATCCTTTCAATAAAGAATTATCTAATTTAATTATACCATGCTTTTGTGTGTTTGTCAACCTCAAGGCAATGAAAAAAGCGGAATATCCGCTTTTAATAATCTTCAACATTTTCGTCAACAAGACCCTCATCAGTCATCATGTCACGAAGTCCATCAAGAACTTCATTAACATCATCTTCCAATTCTTGAACTGTTTCTTGCATACGCAAGTTTTCCGATTCAAGTTCTTGTGCATGTTGAGTAGCTTTAGACAACTCTTCTTTTGCTTGTTGAACATTTTCTTCCGCTGCTTGTAAAGAAGTGCTCAATTCATTAATCTTCAAGAGGTCATCTTGCTTAGCTGCTTGAACTTCTGACATACTTGCTTCAAGCCCACTCATCAACTCTTCGAATTGACGAATCTTCACATCATTTGCTGCAACTTGTTCTTCACGAGCACGAAGTCCTTGAACATCAGCTTCTAATGTTTCAACATCAGCACGTAATGTTTCTAATTCACTATACGCTTCCAACAGGTCAGCAGCATATGCTTGAATAACAGCATCTACTTCCTCAGCCAAATAAAATTGACGTTTATCACCTAATTTTGGTTTAACAGTATCGAACTCAGCAATTTCACCATCGAAAATGGCTTCTTGAGTTAGACCTAATTTTTCTAATTGACTCATTTTATCTCACTTTCATTAAATATGCAAATTCAATCGTTTGTCAAGATTACGGTTTTGTAATTCTTTAACAACAAACTCATACACCCGTTGTACAGCGTCTTGATAATGTTCAAAAGCCTCATCACCAGAAACAGCTTCGTGTTCCTGTTCTTCAGCATCTAACATATCAGCCAATACAGGTTCATGTTCTTCAACAGGGGCTTGAACATCTTCACCGATTTCATCCAAATCAATTTCAACATGTTCTGGAATTGTTGGTTCATCTTGTCGTAAAATATCATCAAACGAAATTTCAGCAACTGATTGTTCAACTTCACCAACAGGTTTTTCTTCAGCAAAATCAGCATGAGAAATTGCATACTCAGCATCATCAATCACATGTTTAACAGTAGTGACAATATCTTCATCTGAAATTTCAACATTGGACACTGTCAATTCTTTAGAACCACGAATTTCAGACATTACTGTTGCAACTAAATTGTCAACAATATCTTCTTTTGTATCACCAGTCAGTAATTGAATTGCTTCAACTAATCGATTATCAACACCACCAGTAACTGTGAATTCATTGTCAGAAACAGTAACAATACCCAGTTGAGTATTTTTCTGTAAATATGTTTTATAATCTGATACAACTTCTTCAGCAACTGTTGATGTTTCTTTTTCTAATAAGGAACCAAACGCCTTTTCTAATTCAACGATTGGAACATCTTTGTTTTCAACTAAGTATTCCAAAAGGTTACTTTTTCCTTGTAACTTTTGCAACACTGCAAAATGTTTTAAATTCATTTAATGGGAACCCATTACCCTTTCACATCTGATAGTTCTATTATACCTTATAAATGTCATTTTGTCAAGGGATTATGGTCGACGGTAAGCATCAACTTTACCACCGTCAACCATATCATCTACAGAAACCTCTTTATTCAAGACACGTCCGATTTCACGCAACTTACGATATTTCGCATATCGTTGAGTATTCAAATTAGTTAAAGCCTTAACAACATTATCTACAGCCGTTGAAAGTGTAGGTAATTCTGTTGCAGCAGTTGAACCTGTTTCCAGAGTTGTTGTTTGATTTTCATTTGTATACTCAGTACCATCAATGGTAATACCTGAAATAATAGTTGGATATTCTGGCAATTGACCATTAAAGTCACCTAAATCTTTAGTAGTAGATTTATCATTAATATCCGTCAACACGCTAAATTGTTTCACATATTCTTCCAATTGTTGAGTAGAAACTCTTACACCATATCCAGACGCTAAGAGACGTTCTTCATGGTTTTTGTAAGCTGCCAAAGCATCTTTTAATTTATCTTCAGCTGTTTCAATTGGTTTTTCAGTTTCAGTACCTTTACTTAACTTCTCACTCAATGCTGACAAGTTAATCACACCATCAGTATAAACATCTGTGGTTTTTTGTGAATTAGACAAAACAACTTCCATAGGCGTCTGCATTTCTTTAGTACCCTTAATACGAACATCGACATTATAGATACCTGTTTCATCGTTTTGTTTTGTATTATCTACATACATTACAAGCAAACGAACATCAGCAGAAACGGGAACAATTGTATATTTATATTTCACATGTTCAGCATCTGATACACCACGTGATGATGTCAGTTTCACATCATAACCCTCACTGGTTGATGGTACACCATCATCAGTAGAACCTTTAATCTCAAAGACTAAAACGTGAGTCTTCTTATATTGACCACTGGTTAAAGGTTTTACAGTGATATTTTGAGCTGAGAAAATTGACTTACTAATAGAAGAAAACTCACTAGCAGCATTTCTTGCTTTAGTTTTCTGTAACAAGTCTAGGCTTCGTGGCACAACACCAATCAAGATACCCAATACAATGACAATTAATTTGGTGATGAGACGATTACGATATTGAAAAGGACTTGTTAAAAAGAACAAAATTCCTTTTTCATCTAAAAACTGTTTAACAGCCTTAATACGACCTACAATTTGTTCGTCCCAGAAATTAGACCATGAAAAGGGGTCTTTGACGTCAGTAATAACACTTAAGTCAAGTTCTTCTTCTTTTTTCTTCTTACGCTTGCTCATGTGTTAAATCGACACCCCCTTCAAGTCCCATAGCAGCCAACAGTACATCACCCGGATATGAAGCCCCACGAATCGTACGGCTTGCACGTTTCAGAGCTGATGTTGTACGATTTACGTTTTTAGATTTGACAAGCAATACAGCATATTGTTGAATACTACGACCAACAGCTTGTGTTGCGGTAGCTCGTAACAAACGACGACGTTTATCACTTAAAGCTTGTAAGTCATCACCCTCAAAATTCTCAACAGTATCAAGAGCTGACTCTAAACGTAACATACCTGTATCTGAATCTTCCTTAACAATCAACATTAACCCCTCACTACCCTCAAGGATATTGAAAAGATTTTTCATTTTGATTGATTGGTCATGATATTGTTCATCACTTGACCATTGATTTAATCCACTGGTAACATTATACACTAACGCAAAGTTACCGTTTGAAAGTCGAAAAGCGACAACATCCATATCTGGACTTTTCACAACTTCACGAACACCATGTCCCAATGTAGTAGTGGTTGCTTGATTGCTCACAACCATATTAATTGGCTTTTTAAACACAATACCATAAATGTTTGATAGAACTGAACGTTGTGTGGGTGTTTGACCAACTACAATCAGCGCAAATGCGACATAAGCACCCATACCAAACCAGTTCCACTTAAACAATGGTGTCATTAAAAGGAGACATCCGATTCCGATTGTGACAAAATAAGTCATCGCTAGACGGTAGGTAATGTTTCCAATAATGGCCGTATTACCAAACGTGCTTTGTTTTGATATTTTCACGCGTCATCCCCCGGAAGTTTATATCTAAATGTAGAACCCTCAATTAATTCATCATCTTCATTAGGTAGACCCAACCGATAAAACATGTAACCATTTTCTTTTTGATAAATAGTGACAACGTTTCTCAATTCACCATTCGCCAACCACCGTTTAACAGTGCGTGGGTGAACAGACTGGTCAACATCCACTAATAATTCTGAGATTTTAAGATATTCTACTCCATTAATTATCTTACTCACGACATACCTCTCGTCATATTCATGTTCACTACAACATATCTAATACTAGTATACCATAAAAAACGTGACACGTCAATAGGCAGTCAGGCAAAAACGTGACATTTCTTAAAAGTTTTTAAATATTTTATATTATTTGACATATAAACACGTTATATAATAGAAGAAACTTTGAAAACGATATGAAATTTACAAAAATATTCTCTATATAATAGAAGAAAACTTTGAAAACTATATGAAATTTACAAAATTTTTTCCTGTATAATAGAAGAAACTTTGAAAAATGATATTCAAAATGACAGAAGAGACTTTGAACAACGAAACGAAAAACATGTCAGAAGTGACAAAACCCAATTTACCATGCTCAAAATAGATGCATATTTTTGTCACATTTACATGTTTAAAAATGTCACATTTTTGTCACATCAAAGTCCAAAATGTGACAAAATGGAATATTATACTAATATATAATTGTAGAATAGTATAATATTTACCCCTTTATTGCAGTTTGTCACATTTTTTTGTCACATGTGACAAAAATGTGACAAAATTAAAATCGTGAAACCCCTACTCCCGCAACAGATAAGAAGATTTGTCACATATTTTGTCACATTTTCTTCTAAATCGTAATCAAAATAAAAAATAAAAATAAAATATAGTTAGAAGTACAGACCAAATGTGACAAAATGTTGTCACATCGCATGTAAACCCTAGAGCCTCAAGGGTTATGCATAGGTTGTGCATAGGATTTTTGTCCCAAATTTTGTCACATCGATGTGACAAAATTCCCGAAACGTTGATATGACGGGGTTCGGGGACGTGACAAAATGTGACATTTTTATATAGGTATAAATTATTTATGCGCAAATTATGAATATTTATGCATAATGATGAAACATCGACATTTTCACGACACATATGCATAAATTTTGTCACATTTACATATTTAAAAATGTCACATTTTTGTCACATCAAAGTCGAAAATGTGACAAAATGGAATATTATACCAATATATAACTGTAAAATAGTATAATATTTACCTCTTTATTGCAGTTTGTCACATTTTTTTGTCACATGTGACAAAAATGTGACAAAATTAAAATCGTGAAACCCCTACTCCCACAACAGATAAGAAGATTTGTCACATATTTTGTCACATTTTCTTCTAAATCGTAATCAAAATAAAAATAAAAATAAAATATAGTTAGATGTACAGCCCAAATGTGACAAAATTTTGTCACATCACCCTTAACACCTAGAGCCTCAAGGGTTATGCATAGTTCATGCATACTGTTTTTGTCTTAAATTTTGTCACATCGATGTGACAAAACTCTTGAAACGTTGATTTGGTGGGGTTTGGGGACATGACAAAGCATGACGTTTTTACATATGTATGATTTTAATATGCATAAATTGTCAATAATTATTCATTTTATGGGGTCTTGACATTTGACATTTTATGTGTTATACTATTAGTACATAATAAATTACGAAGAAAACAAGGAGTATGATGATGACAGAAACAGCCGCAGAGCTTTTACAAAGATTAGGTGTTAAGGTTGACCATTCACAAGACGACCAATTCGTTGAGGTTGAACCAACAAATATGTTCCGAACAGTTATTTTTGAGAATTTAAAACGTGGTGATAAAAAACCTGCCCGTTTATCTGTTCGTTTGAACTTTGAAAGTGACCAAGTTATCTATACTGAACGTGTCAAATCTCGTGCTGAGGTTGTCGGGTTCGTTATGCCCGAGGGTGAAGACAATGAGGGTCTCTTTGTACACGAAACACAAATGGTTGATGGTGATTCTGAAAGTAACACATATCACCAATTCCGTTTGCAAGCTGTCAAATATGCTACTAAAGCAATTGAAGAAGAATTAGCTCGTATTAGCGCATTGCCAGCTGAAAAACAAGAGGAATACAAAAATTTATCCCTAATTAGCAATCAGTTAATGGCTTATCTTATGGATAAAAACGAGTTCTTTATGGACTTGCAAAAACAAGTCAACAATATCACTTCACGTAAATTACCACGTGTAAATGAATATATGCTTTATCAAGGTGAATTAAGTGATAAATTTAAAGCAACTGGGCGTGTAGATTACGAAAACCCAGCAAACGCTGAATTCACAGAAGAGCAAAAACACCTTGTTGACACATTTTTGGACACATTTTTAGATGATGACAGCAAACTCGCCTTGTCATGGTATTTTGGTGCAGCGTTATCTAACGTAGATATCCATGATGACCGAGTTTCTAAAATGATGGTTGTATCTTCAGGCCAAGGTGGCTCTGGGAAATCATCTCTGATTACTGGTTTAACAAAAGCTTTAATGGGTGAATTGTATTCTACAGTTAGTCCATCATTTGACACATATTTTGTTTCAAACAACCGTTTTGCAACGTCAACACTTCCAACTACACGTATGACTGTGTATTCAGAAGCAGAATTCAATGACCCAAATCTGGGAAATGAGCATAATTTCAAAGGTTTAGACATCTCTATGATTAAATCTTTTATTGCTGACGGTTACATTTCTGATGAAAAGAAAACCAAAGATGCTGTAATCAAACGTATCCATGGTCTTCACACTGTTTTGACTAACAATGTTCCTGTTATTACTGACGCCGCTGAAGCATTGCGTCGTCGTCTTTTGCCTGTTGTTGTAAAACCAACACGCATGCAGGATAAAGCGGCACATTTAGGACTTGTTGGACAAACTACTTTTAACCAATATCTTGTTGACAATGCTCAAGCCTTTGCCAACTACTTTGTAAACGTATTTACCACAAATGAATATCTCTTCACTTATGACGACTACGACCATGAGGCTTTTCAAGATGCCATCACAGACGGTCAATTATCTACTCAAGATAAGAAACGTAATGATGAAGAAACCCTTTCACGTCAAGTGGAAGCGGCCGCAAACAATGATATTATTCAAGCCATTGATGAATTAGCTGAAATTAGCGGTGTCACTGATACCAGCGAAATCAAAAAAGATATTCAACTAGCTCTAGTCAATGGTGAATTGTCTAATATGCGTATGGCTGATGGAGCCTTGTATATTGACTCAACAAAACAAGCATTTATGAAATATCCTCAAGGTGAAGAACTTCGCAAACTCCTAATTAAAGCCTTTGGCCCTACTGTACGCAAATTCCAAAAACGAATGATTAAGGTGGACGTGAAACGTGCGTGATAAAATTCTACAACTTTTAGCAGAAGCCCATGACCTTGAGCGTACAGACCCAATTGTTGTCAACACTCGTTATGACTTGTCATTAGTTGGGGAAAAAGTGGGCGATGAATACCATGTTCCTGTTAAAATCTTAGACAATTATGAACTTCGTTTATCTGATGAAGCGCTTGACGCTGCTGATAAGTTGGTCTATCATTTTCTAAATGGTGACAATATTCAAGATTTGGACAAGCTAGACTTAGACTATGCTGCTATTTATGACGCTGACACAGTGTTACGTAAACGGGCAGAGTATGGTGTTGGGGCACCGGCTATTATGTATTTGGCTCGTATTTTGGTTAAGTATGAGTATTCGAGCTTAAATGCATATCCAATCAATCATGGAATTGTAGCTGAATGGCACCACACACATGACCAAGTCATTATTTCTGGATTTAGTCAAGAGAAGTTTAGACAATATTGTCAAGATACAGGTAACACTTGGTGGGGTATTAAATATGTCAAAGCCCAAATGGTAGATGAATTAAGACCTGTTATAGCGTCTTATCTTCGCAATAATGTTTGGATTACTGATGACAAATACTTCACTAATCTGTTAGGTGCTATTGCCCATAATCAGTTTAGAGTCACATCGAAGGCTGATTATGAGTTAAGTATGTGGGTATACATGAGTGATTAAAACGATGTCATTTGAGGGATATTATTTGAGCACATTTGGACGAACCCATGTGGGGTAAAGTGTCAAAAACACCCTCAAATCACATTGTTAAGGGATTTCTGTAGGCTTTTCTAGGAAGAGCATAAGGGAGTTTCTTAACACGACATCATAAATCCTTTGTAGAAATGAGGTTTCCTTGTTAGAATTAAATATGCAAGATTTAATAAAAAATGTAAACCTGTTCATGGAAAACCACAACGCACCACACATTTCTGAGTCAGATGACTTAATTGAGAAATCTGAGTGTTATGTGGAAATGAATAATTGGTTAAAAACTGCTGAAAAAACCGTATTAGAAGAGCTAATTGATGAATATGGACTTTTAATCCCTGTCATCACACTCACGGGTCTAAATTTAGACCATGTGACAATTCTCCAATCACAAACAAATGTAAACTATTCAGGATATGTTCGATATATTGACCTGTTATTGACTCAAGTAACACAGAAAAAAGTTTCCAAACTTCGCAAACTGGCGTTACCTTTATTAGATGATGCCAATGAGTTAACAAAAACAGAACTTCGGTCAAAAATGACTGCTACGATTATTGAACGTTATATTAACCTACAAGTTACCAATAAAGATGCCTTATTAGATTTAGCATCTCTTGTAGCTTAATTTGTTTCGCAAGTCGTATACACGACTTGCGTCTTGGGGGCGAAGCCCCAATCAATGTGTCAAGACACATTTCCCCATTCATCTAACGAAATGAGAAGTGGGAGTTCGTATATACATACGAACAAAAATGGGACTTTGTCCCAAACCCTATTCACTTCATGAATATTTATGAATGTCTTGTATACACAAGACCACAATGGGACTTTGTCCCATACCCTATTCAATTCATGAATATTTACGAATATTCATTACACTGCATAAATTCGTATATACATACGAATAAAATGGGACTTTGTCCCAAACCCTATTCACTTTATGAATATTTATGGACTTCTTGTATACACAAGAGTAAATGGGACAAAGTCCCAAACCCTATTTGATTCATGAATATTTATGCAGTTTATGCGACTTCTTATTACGAAAATGAATGGAGAAAAAATAGATGTATGAAAACGACAATCTCAAAAGACTCAAGAGACCAGTTGGCTAAACTTTTAGACAAGCGTATTCGATTAACGGGTACGATTGTAGATATACACGGCCACAAACGCCGTAAGGTTGTCCAATATCAGGTGACCTTAAAAGATGTACACATTGACCAAATTCCTGAACCGATTGACCATTTGAATATTTTTCTTTCAAAAGATTCAATGCCTGCTTCAGTCAAAAAGTTATTTGGTAAGAAGCAATACGATTTACTGACATGCACTGCGAAAGTATGCAAATACCGTCGCCGGACAGATGAAAGTGGTTTCCGAACAACCGCTTATGGGGTAAAAGAATTGAAAAAAATTGAATTGAAAACTACGAATGGAGAAACAAATGCACTATCACGTACTAAAAAATCTTGACATTAATTTCCGGATGTCACGTGATTACGTTTTATACGATGAATACGGTAATGAATTAGACCGTCAACACATCTTACCATACTGCCAAATCACTATGGACGAATCAGATGTGGAAGACATGTTAGAAAATGCAAACGCTGTTGCAGATAAAGTAACAGTATATTTGAAACATACAACAACCACACACCCAATTGAAAATATCAATGATATTTCAGGGGCAAGACAAATCATTCAAAATGCTGTAGCAACTCTGATTGATAACTACACAGACCAATCATTTCATGATGAATACATTAAAGTAATGTCACCAAATGTTAGTCGTTTTGAATATTTTGAAACAACAGCGACAGAAGAAACACGTGTTTTCCTTATGTTTAAACACAACCTCTTATCTTCTGAAGTGTTGATGCCTGCTCGTCCGGGTGCTGTTGTGAATGAATATGAGGTCATCACTAAATGAACGAATTAATTAGTTCTTTAAAAGAGTTACGTGATGAGTCATCTAAAAAGGTTAAAACTGAAATTATCCAGAAATATCAGACAAACCCTTTATTTATGGATGTTTTATACTTTTTGTATAATCCATTTATTGTAACTGGTTTATCTACCAAAAAGATGTCTCGTGATGTGACACCCAATAGACAAATCACTGACCTAAAAGAATTGCTTGATTATCTAATTGACAATAACACAGGTTCAGATGAGGTCTTGAGTGTTGTGCAAGGTTATTTAAGCACACATGATGATGAAGCAAAAGAGATATTATCACAACTGGTGTCGAAAACACTAGTTTTAGGTGTGTCTGCAAAAAGTATCAATACGGCAATTAAGGATAACTTGATTCCTGTATTTGAGGTGCAGCTGGCATTTCCATATGATAAAGCGATTACAGCAACATCAACCACTCGTCAAATTGACCGCTACGGTGATGACGATTTGTTCTATGTAACACAAAAACTTGATGGTTTTCGTGGTATCATTACTTACGAAAATGACAACGTCACAGTTTTTAGTCGAAAGGGACAACGTATTGAAGGTCTGAATGACCTTTGTTCTTCTGTAAAAGAGTTTGTCCAAACAAATGACTTAGATGCCAAAAATCCCCAAGGATTAGTTTTTGATGGTGAATTATTACTAGATAAAGATTTACCGTCAGATGTATTATTCCGTGAGACATCTAAAGTGTTACGTAAAGACGGGGAAAAGAAAAACATACGATATCATTTATTTGATATTGTACCATTGCAAGAGTTTTATTACTCTGATATGTCAACCAACACCTATACTGAGCGTAGACAAGTGTTGGATACTTTACAATCAACTCAATGGGTTGAAGTGGTACCTGTTTTAGCTGTTGTCACAAAAGACAAAATTGCTGAATGGTCTAATCATGCGACTGAGCATGGTTGGGAAGGTGTCATGTTAAACTACGCTGACGGGTACTATCGTACCAAACGTTCAACAGAATTGTTGAAGGTTAAAAAAATGCATACAGCAGATTTAGAAATTGTTGGTTTTAATCAAGCCATTGATGGTAAATTTGCTGGCATGTTACAATCTATCAATGTTAAACTGGACGATGACAACATTGTCCAAGTCGGTAGCGGACTGACAGAAGAACTCCGCAAAGAAATTTGGGAAAATCAAGATAAATATATCGGGTGTATTGTCGAAATTCAATATTTTGAACAAAGTCAAGACCGTTTTGGGAACAAATCATTAAGGTTCCCTGTGTTCAAAGATTTCAGGTTCGATAAATCAACCGAAGATGTAAATGTAGAGTAGCATCGTTGAAGATTCGTCTTCAACCATATTAAATTGAAACCACCAAAACCGAAAATTGATAAAAAGCCTCAATAAGAGGTAATCAATCTGAAAACAAAGGTGAAATAATTATGAAAACAATTTTTAAGATTCTTAAGTGGGTATTTACAGCAATCATTACTGTAGTGCTTCTTGTTACGGGTGTATTTTTCGTCCTAGCAATTCCATTTGGAATTATGATGGGACTTGCTGCAACAGACGGTTTAAGCGATGGCATGAACCGGACATTTAAGAATCATCGCTAAGAGTATGGGGAATTTTCCTCATACTCTTTTTAGGAACTCTTAACGGGGTTTGTTTTTTTTCGGGAGTACCCAAAATTTTATGACAGGAGTCATTAGCACATGTTGCAATTATTTGGTGCATTTTTCATTATTGTTGGTATGGTTGCATATCAACTAAAAGATGAATTATCAACAGAAGCAGTCTTGCCATTTTCAATGGTCTTTACCTTAATGGGACTAGCTTTAATCATGTACAAACCGTTATAAAGGAGAAACTATGGACATATTAAATCCAACACTTAATGCAGTAACAGCAACAGTTGTTTTGTTTGCATATTTCGCTGTATATGCTCATACCATTGTCATAACAGCTGACCCAATACCACACGGTCGTTTCATGACTTTTATCGTAATAGTTATCACATTACCATCGTTAATTTATGGAATTCACGCCTTGGTGACTCATCCAGCGCAAGAACTTGCGCCAAAAGTTGTGAAAATATACACATTAAATGATGTGGATATTTCTAAGAAATATTCTGTTTCTTTTGATATCACTGAAGAAAACCTTGGTGTATGGAAACATACACAAGGCCGTTTAGATTTAGCAACACAAGCCTATAAAGACGGTACTATTATTGACAATAAAACTCAAAAATCTTATAAAATTGATGATGTACGTGAATCCAAATCAGTCAAAGAACCCGTTTTTCAAATCATTGAAAAGAAAACAGTATATAATCATCCACATATGAAAGACGAAGTGGAAACAACTGTGGTTCTTTTGATACCAACAGAATTGGGGGAAACCAACACATGAGAACAACTATGTTAATATTAGGTATCGTTATCATCATTGTTGGTATTGGTACAGCTATTTACCAATCAACAGACAGTCACAGATATAGATGTATGTATGGAGACGATATCATTGATGGTTACGCCATTATTGTTATTGGGATTATTTTTTTAATCCTACATCCATTTGCTAATAACATGTTTCCAGAAACAGAAACGGTTGGCCCTAAAGTCGTACAGACCTACAAAATGACAGATGTCGATATTGTCAAAAATAACACAACTGAATTTGAGTTAACTCAATACAACGCTTTAGTTGTGAGTCATACAAAAGGTCTTATCAAGACAGCAACTGACGCCTATAAAGGTGGCAAAATTATACTTCATGATGGCAAAGAAACCGAATATGAAATTGAAGAAGTTCGTGAAAGTTCAACAGTAACAGAACCCATGTTTAAGATGATTGAAACTCGAACAAAATATAAAAACAGTGACATTAAAGATGATGTCAAAATCAAAGTGGTACTTGTATTACCCCAAAAGACTGAGGAGACAAACTAGTCTCCTCAAGTCATTAAAGTTGACAAACCGTAAAAGTGATGCTATAATAGTGGTAGCATCGAATTAGATGAAAGGACATAAGCAGGAAACTGCAGGTTAACATATGGAAAACACTCAAACAAAAGTCAAAGTACCTTACAACACATTAGAATATGGAGATGTTATTCAAATTCGGGCTCCATTTGAGGAAAACATGCCTGAATATTATAATGGTTATTCCGTATATGATGTACGTGGTTATAAGGTGCGTGATTCTATGGGTATGACTTATAAGTTCAGACCTGTAATGGTTATTTCTGTAACCGAAGATGAATTAACCTATATTCCATTGACATCGTCATATGGCGGTGAACATGACGATTTTTATCAATATCAATTAAAAGATAACTCAATGACACCTCAATACAGTGATAAACCTATCACAACGTATGCTGAAACAGGTAATGTACGAGTTATCCCAATTCGAGCTGATGCAAACGTCACATACTGTGGTGCAATGACCCACGAGGACAAAACCGAAGTCACAAAGATGTTGAACAAACATGCTTTCAATGTGATTGATGGATTAGATGAACACAAGTTCATGTCAGAGCAACAAAAAGAAGTACTTGAGAACCGTTTAGAGGCTACCGGATATGAACAAACACCTGTGCCAAATGGAATCAAATATACTCAAGAAAATCGTGAGTTTACGATTTATGACTCTGGCGTTATCTATTACCATTTTGAGTTACCTTTAGAAACAATAATCCGGCGAACCGAAGTCAGAGATAACATTACGATTGTTCGACCAGATGTTGTTTATGAAGATACCTCATTTGAACAAAAATTAAAAGAATTAAATGGGAGTCCGATTTATGAGCAAACCGCAAGCAGTTAACAATGTAACCTACTCTTTAGAGTCTTTTGAGATTGATTATCTACAAGAGACTGAAGACAATGGTTATGAACTGGTTCATATTACAGAAGCTGGGGAAACGAAGAAACCCTTCACACCAAAACAATATGAATCAGAAGAAGAAGCGATGCTTGACTTAGTGGGTGAAGTAATTCCCGAATCATTTGTACCACATATTGAAAAAATGTATGGCCGTAAAGCAACTTGGGATGCCATTAACAATGTCATTTTCATTGGTAATCCAAACGGATATTATGATGGTCGAGTAAACAAATATCGCAACGCTCGCGATATGGGTATGGAAGCTGTTGACCATTATGAGTTGTCATTAGTTTATGCTGTACAACAAACAATTAAATGTATTAGAGCTATGGTGAGTAACTAGTTTCTGACTAGTTGCTTTTTCATCTCAAAAGCACTTTACAAAACATCATTTATGATGTATAATAGACTTATATGCAAATAATTTCTACGAAAGGGATACATGTTAAAAGATTTAGACAATGTAACATACTTTCGATTGAACAATGAAATCAATCGACCAATCAACGGGGTTATTCCTCTTCAAAAAGACCAAGAAGCTCTTGAAGCGTTCATGAAAGAAAATGTTGAACCACATTATGTCAAGTTTGACACATTTAAAGACCGTATTGATTATCTAATTGAACATGACTATATCGATACAACCATGTTGGATAAATATTCATTTGAATTCATGGAAAATCTTCATAAGTGGTTATATGAACAGAATTTTAAGTTCGGCTCCTTTATGGCAGCCTATAAGTTCTATCAACAATATGCGTTGAAGACAGATGATTTGAACTACTATTTGGAAAACATTGAAGACCGTATTTGGAACAACGCCTTATACTTTGGTAATGGTGATGAAACTCTTGCTCAGCACTTAGCTGAAGAAATGATTACTCAACGTTATCAACCAGCAACACCATCATTTCTATCAGCTGGGCGTGCTCGCGCTGGGGGACTCATTTCATGTTTCCTGTTAGACATAACAGATGACATGAACAGTATTGGACGTGGAATCAACTCCGCCTTACAGTTGTCAAAACTTGGCGGTGGTGTTGGACTAAGTCTTTCAAACTTGCGTGAAGCAGGTGCTCCTATTAAGGGTGTACAAAACGCTGCATCAGGCGTTATCCCTGTTATGAAATTGTTGGAAGACAGTTTCTCTTATGCTAACCAATTGGGACAACGTCAAGGTGCTGGAGCAGTTTATCTCAGTGTTCACCACCCAGACATTATGGCCTTTTTATCAACCAAAAAAGAAAACGCTGATGAAAAGATTCGTGTGAAGACTTTATCATTGGGACTTGTTGTAACTGACAAATTCTATGAAATGGCTCGTAAAAATGAAAAACTCTATCAATTCAGCCCAATTGATGTTGAACGTGAATATGGAAAACCATTTTCATACGTAGACATTACTGCTGAATATGATAACATGGTGGCTAACCCACGTATCAAGAAGACTTATGTTCAGGCTCGTGTATTAGAAGAAGAAATTTCTAAACTGCAACAAGAGTCAGGATATCCATATGTTATGAATGTGGACATTGTCAATCGTGCAAACCCGGGCAATGGTCGTGTTATCATGAGTAACTTGTGTTCTGAAATTCTTCAATCACAAGTACCAAGCAAAATCAACAACAATCAAGATTTTGAAGTTATGGGACAAGACATCTCATGTAACCTTGGTTCATTGAACATGGTGTCACTTATGGACACACCAAACATGGAACAAACCATTGAGACAGCATACAGAGCTCTTGTATATGTTTCTGACAGCTCAAATGTTGATGTGGTACCAACCGTCAAACATGGTAATGATTTGAACCATACAACAGCTTTAGGACTTATGGGACTTCACAGTTACTTCGCAGTAAACCATGTTGAATATGGTAGTCCTGAAAGTTTGGAAATTACCAATTTGATTTTCCTTTTGATGAACTATTACACATTGAAAGCATCAAATCAAATTGCTCGTGAACGTCAACAAGCTTTTGAAGATTTTGAGTTTTCTAAGTATGCTGATGGCACTTATTTTGAAAAATATTTGACAACTGATTACCAACCGAAATTGGAAAAAGTCAAAGAACTCTTCAAAAACATTGCAATTCCAACACAAGATGATTGGGCACAACTGAAAGACGATGTTCAACGATATGGCTTGTATTCTAAGTATCGTATGGCTGTAGCACCAACAGGTTCTATTTCTTACGTTAATGGCGTATCAGCATCGATTCACCCAATTATCAATCGTATTGAAGAACGTCAAGAAAAGAAAATTGGTAAGATTTACTACCCAGCTTATGGTTTATCAACAGACACAATTCCATATTATACATCAGCTTATGATATGGACATGCGTAAGGTAATCGACGTTTATGCTGCAGCAACAGAACACGTTGACCAAGGTTTATCATTGACCTTGTTTGTCCGTAGTGAAATCCCTGAAGGCATGTATGAATGGAAACGTCCGGGTGAGACCAAACAAACCACTCGTGACTTATCTATTTTGCGTAACTATGCCTATAATAAAGGGATTAAGACCATTTATTATGTTCGTACCTTTACGGACGATGGCGACTCTATTGGCGCAAACGAATGCGAAAGCTGTAGTATTTAAAGTTTGGCGGATTCATTTCCGCCAAGGTTTTTTAGGAAAAGGATAAAATTATGACATTTAACGTCGTTAAACGTAATGGGGATATTGTTTCATATAACCCTGATAAGATTTTCCAAGCAATTTCAAAAGCTTATAAGGAAGTATATCCGATGACGGACGATGCTTCTAGGAAGATTTCTGAAATTGTCAATAAGGTGAGTTATGATTTACGTGATTTAGATTCACCACATGTACCAATCAGTGTTATCCAATCATTGATTGAAAATCGTCTCTTGGACTATGGATTATTTCATGTAGCTGAACACTACATTGAATATCGTATCCAACGTGACATTGAACGATATGGTTATGGAGACCATATTGACGTAAAATTAACATTTAAGCAGGTATAAAATGACTTATAAAGCCATAAACTGGAACAAAATTGAAGACGTCTTTGACAAAGCCACATGGGAAAAGCTAACAGAGCAATTCTGGTTAGATACCCGTATTCCAATTTCAAATGACTTAGATGATTGGCGTAAACTCAATACTCAAGAAAAAGACTTAGTTGCAAAAGTATTTGGCGGTCTAACACTGTTAGACACCTTACAATCAGAAGTAGGTGTTGAAAGTTTAGTACCACACGCACGAACTCAACATGAAATTAGTGTATATAGAAATATCAGTTTTATGGAATCAGTTCATGCTAAATCGTATTCATCTATTTTCTCAACACTGTTAACACCTAAAGAAATAGATGAGGTGTTTGAATGGACACATACACATCCAGCACTTCAGAAAAAAGCTCAAATAGTAGAAGACATTTACAAAAATGGCACTTCACTTGAGCGTAAAATCGCATCTGTATTTCTTGAAAGTTTCCTCTTCTATTCAGGTTTTTTTACGCCTTTGTATTATTTGGGTAATAACAAATTACCGAACGTTGCAGAAGTAATTAAGCTAATTCTGAAGGACGAATCTTGCCATGGGACTTATATCGGCTATAAAGGTCAATTAGAGTTCAACGAATTAGCAGAATCCGAACAATCCCGAATTCGTGACTGGGCTTATGATTTGCTCATGACCTTGTATGAAAATGAGTTAGAATATACTCATGATTTGTATGACGAAATTGGTTGGACAGATGAAGTTATCACATTTTTGGAATACAATGCCAATAAGGCTCTTATGAACCTTGGTTTTGACCCCTTGTTTCCAACTGACGCCTCAGATGTAAACCCAATCATTATGAATGGCATTTCTACAGGTACATCAAACCATGACTTCTTCTCACAAGTTGGTAATGGTTATCTCTTAGGTCAAGTAGAACCAACTGAAGATGATGACTACCTTATGGGATTAGATTAAGACTTGTCATAGACAAGTCTTTTCTTATACTGAGGTCACAAACTTGTCAACATTCACAGATTATGTTATAATAGAAATATAACAGAAATGGAGAAAAAGCAATGCTACAGGACAACAAGGACTTATCAGAATTATTACTTTTACAACGCATCATCAAAGTTGAGAATAGTAAATTATACTTAGAAAACGGCACAACCTTAACTTTCAAATCAAAAGAAGATGACCGTGCTTATGCTGATGGTTATTGGCTTACTCCTGATAATTTTGAAGGACTCATTACATCAGTTAAATATGAACACAAGTATGATTGGAACTGTAATAATTCGGAAGTGACCATCACTTTGTATCATAACCAAAATGAATTGGCTCAAGCTGAAGCTTACGCACAAACCGATAATCCGGGATATTATTACTCAGTTGTTGAGGTATCTGTTGAGTCAGTTAATGGTGAAAAAGTTTTCACTTTGTTAGATTGTGATGACGGCAACGACCTTACTGAAGCTGATGACGTAACCAACACCTATGTGGAAAAGTATTACATGCTTGATGATGACACATTAAACTCATTAAATGATGAGCTACAGGCCGTGAAATAGTCTTGACAAAAAGACTAAAATATGATATAATAGACTTACTAAATTAAAGGTAGGTCTATTTTTCATGTCATATGATATTAAAGTAAAATTCCCAAAAATTGAAGAAGACACACAGGATAAAGTTAATGTCCAAACTCGTGAAGAGCAATACTATGACCAAGAATATGATGAGGTTTTAGATTTGTATTCACGATATGAACGTGAAGGTTATAAAGTGTCTGCAACCTTTAAAACTGAAGGTGACGTAGATTATCGTGTTATTGCTGATACTTTAGAGCAATCAGACGTAGCTTATACAGCTTCTTTAAAATTCCAAAACAATAGCAATCGTGGTATGTATGATGATGTTCAACAAATCGCATCGATTACATTTCAACAAGGTTTTGACTTTGATGTTGCTGCTGTTTTGAAAATAAATGAAGAGTCCACGGTAGATTTCGACCACGAAAACACATGGTTCTCAGAAGACGCTGTTTATCAGGTGAAACCTAAAGCTAAAAGTAAAGACTTGACTGAACTGTTACCATTATATGAACGACTTATCGAAGCTGGATATGATGTTGTCTTTGATATTAAACCAAAATCAGGTATCACAGCTGATGACTTTGCTGTTCGTTTAGCAGCATACCCAGTCGGTACTGAATTGACATTCAAACTAAAAGATGCAGAATTTTAAGGGGGTGCCATGTCTTTTTGGAAAAAATGGTTTGAGGCTGAACCTCAAGCTCAAGTAACACCATACTCTACATTTGATGAATATGTACAAGATGAACCAATTTCAATTTATTTCAACCGTGAAAACATTGCACAATTACCAAAAACTGTTGAATTTCACGAAACAGACAAGGGTTTCCGTTATGAAATTTCTTATAACAAAAAAGAGTTAGATGAAATTTTAACAGCTTATGGTGTAGAACAAATCAAACTAACAAAGATTTTCAATGGTATTGACATCAATGTTTATGCTGGACGAGTTCCTGTAACACAAGAACTTTACAACAAATTACCAATTACTGTTAATTTTGAAGGTCTTGACTCAGAAACCATTGAATACCATGTTGACTTAATTGAAACAACCGCTGACCGCATCATTTATGATTTTGATTATCAACATATTTTAGATACCTTGTCTTTAGAAAATCTCAAATGGTTTAATCAAGAATCTGTTGAGAAAACAGATGACGGTCTTGTCTTCAACATGACCTTAAAAGACTACATCTACAAACCCGTTTTGTTAGATTATTTAAAGGTTGGTGAAATCAAGACTGAACTCCGTATTCACGAAGGTCATGTCTTAGCAGATATCTTTGATGAAGATGAGTTAGATGAGATGATACAGGACAAACTCAAACGTCTTTGTCTCAAAGTTGCAAGTATCAATCGTCGTCATATTCCATATCAAAGTGACCAAGAAGTGGTTTATATCAGAACAGACTATGACACTGACCGTCTCAATCAATCAGAACTGGACTTGTTGAATCAGTTTGTAGAATATAAATCTAAAAATGATACAGGCTCTGTATCACAAATTGATGTTATTAAATTTTTAATTGAAAAAGAGGCCGAACATGAAGAATCCTAATATTTTAGATATGTTGGAACCTATTTACAACTTTGAAGATGTAAATGGAACAGTTCCCGAAGATTACGTTGCAGCAATTGAGGTGGCAAATGGGTAAATTAATCACTTTTGAAGGTGTTGACGGTTCTGGTAAAACCAGTCTCGTCAATGAAACAGCTAAAAAGATAAAAGCCCATGGCTACTCTGTTATTGTTATGCAAGAGCCCGGAACAACGAATATGGGACAAGAAATCCGTAAGCTTCTTAAATCGGATTTAGAACGTTCGAAAATGAGTGAAATTCTGCTTTTCCAAGCCAGTCGTTCAGACATGGTTGAGCGTGTTCTTAAGCCAGCTCTTGACAAATATGACTTTGTTCTTTTAGACCGTTATATTGATTCAACTTTAGCTTATCAAGGTTATGGTAATGGTGCTGACATTCAACTACTTAATCAACTTAATGATTTGGCTGTCAATGGTTGTTATCCAGATAAGACTATTTTGGTTGACGTACCATTAGAAATTGCCTTGTCCCGTGGACGTAATCGTGGTGACGCAGACAAGTTTGATAAGGACTTAGAGTTTGCAACTAAAGTCTACAATGGTTATCAAGACCTCTTGCAAAAAACTGCACGTATGGTAGCTGTTCCAAATGACTATTTAGATTTAGCTGTTGAAGACGTTTTTGGTATTGTAACAGAGGCTTGAGTTATGATTTTTGCAAAACCGGGTATCTTATGATATACTAGATATAGAGGTAATAGCAAAATGATAAATCAAGAAGAATCAAGATATATTCAAACTTATATTAGCGTTTCACCAGAAGACCGTAAAACGATGCATGACTTAGCTGACAAATATTCAAAAGAGTCACTAGCGTTGTTGGATAAGGCTGAAACCTATTTAGACCAAAAGGCTGATTTGAAATATAATCAGACTAAGTTATCATCTTTACAAAAACGTGGTGGTTCACGAGTGGACTTAGAAATTTCACGTTGCAACGAAGAAATTGGAACCTTGACAAAGCAAGTTTCGGATTTTGAAACAACGTATCACATTGAAACCCAATCAAACATTGTTGATAACGTTGTTCCTGAAGATGAAAACGACCAAGAATTGCGACAAGCATTTCGTGTTGACCAAAACCAAATGTCTGACCAGACTTATGAAAAATTTGTAACAGAATTAGAAATTTTAAAAGATTCAGGTTTGGTCAAATAGGGGGTTGACAAATGGCAAAAAGTATGATATACTATAAGTATGAAAGATAAAAAACCACAACCCTTAGTGGTTTCAGGGTTGATTGGCTATCAAACTTATTGAATTACTCTGCACTCAATAAGTTATATCTTTCGATACTCCTATAACGTTTCACTAGCTACTGTCATGGCTAGTGATAATGGTGAGTTACCCAAGTCTGGATAAAAGGGGGCTGTCTTGAAAACAGCTAGGCGTGTAAAGCGTGCATAGGTTCGAATCCTATACTCACCGTAGTGGCCGAATCTAATTTGGTTGCTATCAGCTATGGAAGAGATTCCAAATCCATACCGGCATTAATCACAGTGGTTAAATAAATGCGTTTGTTTAACCACACTTAGAAGAATCCTTGGGTACATTTTATTTCAAGCTAAAAACAATCACATGCGTGATTTTTGCCGGATAGAACCCGTGATGCATCAACACGGGTTGTTTTATTTATGAAAATAACATCAGTTGTCTTCGTTTAAGAGACTGAGTTTCTCAACACGGTTTTGTATACACAAAACCTAACAAGGGGAGACCCCTGACCCCTTTTATCTCACGAAGTAAACAATGCCTAATTGATAGAAGATATACAATTAAGTAAGGTAATCAAATAATATGCAAAAACGTAAGTTCACAGTGGTTACACAACTACATGAAAACAATAATACAGATTTAATTGAATATATTGATAAAACTCGGGGTCTTTACGCTAAAGCCATGCGAGAAACCTTTCATGTTCTAAAACGTGATGAGAATTTCAACAAATCATATTATAATACATATCTTCAAAACAAATACGACATTACAAAACGTACGGCAAACTCTATACTATCAGATGCTCAAGGTAGATTAAATGCTTTGACTGAATTAAAGAACTATGAAAAATCACAATTAATTCGTAAAATCAATCATCTTGAAAATAGTATTATTCAAAAATTAGTTGAAAAACGTAATGCGAATAACATTAAATTACGACAGAAATTATCTGTTTCATTAGGACAACATCGAAATTTGAGACGTAAAATTGTTGCCAAAAAATCGAAATTGAATCGATTAAAACAGAAACTTGAAAATTTGAATTACCAAATAGAAACGGGTCTGTTTAAACTTTGTTTTGGTACAAAACACTTATTTCAAAGTAATTATAAACAATTTGTCAATCAGCGTGATAGTCAAATGTCTTTTATTGGTTCAAAAACAGAAATAGCGGGTAATCAGAATTTTCAGCTCATCTATAATCCCAAAAATAATCAATTTGACATCAAATTACGTAAAGATTTTGGTTTTAAAACAGCTAAAGGTGATGACCGATATGTTTATGGCAAGGTGTATTTCAGACATCATAAAAATCACATCATCTCGATTTTACGGCAAGGTAATAGTCCTTTAAGTTATAAAATCATTAAAAAGAACAATCGTTTTTATCTCTATTGTACCTTTGAAATTCAAGTTGGTGAAGAGGATTTTGTAACACATTCATCATACGGCACCATCGGTTTAGATTTCAATAAAGGTTTTATCACATTATCAGAAACCAATCAGTATGGTCATTTAGTTCAAACACAATTTTTACCTTACCGTTTCAAAGACGGTCATAAAACCAAAACGGATTTACAAGCTATTGCAAATCATGTTGTGATATTAGCAAGGACAACAGGTAAAGATATTTGTATTGAAGATTTGAATTTTAAAAACAAAAAAGCACAAACAGAATCAAAAAGTGGTAAAAAGTATAACAATATGCTCCATTCATTAGCCTATAGTCAATTTATGGCAACGGTTGAGAGTTGTGCTTATCGAAATCAAGTTATTGTCAACAAAGTTAATCCGGCTTGGACATCGTGGTTAGCTAAACAACTTTATTGTCCAACTATGAAGCTGAATGTCCACACAGGAGCTTCATATGTAATAGCACGACGTGGACAAGGTTATAACGACTCCGTATAAAAGTCTTAAACAGACCTATACAGATGTATCAACGCAAGACAGTTGAGCATTTCCCTGTAGGAATATGTTTTAATAGAAGCATTGACAACAAGCCTTATTGTGTAACTTACGAGTTGAAATAAGATGAGTCAATGTGGAATAGGTTAACCGTAAGACCTTTAGTTGAGATACTATAAAATTGACCTAGAAATACTGAATTTCATTGTTTCTAGTTACGATTCGACTCCCGCTCTCACGATATTTGCACAAGAGATGTGAACAACATCTCCTTTTAATTTTCATCATGGACTCTATATACTTATTACAACATAAGGAAATTCCACAATATACGAAAATAGGTTATTCAGGTGATTTAGAGAAACGAATCAAACAGTTACAAACAGCATCTCCAACGGGGATTAAGCTCTTATTCTCTTTAGAAACACCCTATGCTTATCGTATAGAACAAGCCTTACACAGACGTTATGCGTCAAAGAATTCAAATCTTGAATGGTTCAAATTAGACCAAACAGATATTGATGACATTATTGAATGGGTCACATGGCAAACACGTGACAGATAACTTGGTCGAAATGCCGGCCATTAAGGTGAAATTCCAGCATTAAATATTAAACAAAATCGAAAGGTGTTTTCTTGGTAACACAATTACTGGCTTATGATAGTTTATCGTAAGTTGCACATTGTCCCGGCCCTGAAAACAAGTGTCTTACTTACATGACAAACAAACTCAAAGCGACTATCGTTACTCTTGCCCCAATGGCGTTACTTTTTGCAAATAATGTTTCAGCTGACCAAGTTGAAAACACATACACCGTTAAGGCAGGTGACACACTGAGTCAAATTGCACAAGACAAATTTGGTTCTGTGGAATACGCTGATGAGATTGCTTATGTCAATGGGGTAAAAGATATCAACCTCATTTTCGAAGGTGAAGTGCTGAAACTTGACGGAGTTAAAGAAGCTGTTGTACCATCAGACTATCATGTTGAGGGTCTGGAAGCAACTCCAAACACATCAGTATCTCAAGTAACCTATGCACAAAGCCAAGCTCCTGTATACCAAGCACCAGCGCAAAGCTACACTGGTTACAGTGGTGGAGCAGTATTATCAAATGGAAACACAGCAGGTGAAGTCGGTTCCTACGCTGCAGCTCAAATGGCAGCACGTACAGGTGTATCAGCCTCTACATGGGAATACATCATTGCTCGTGAGTCTAATGGACAAGTAAACGCATATAACCCATCAGGTGCTAGTGGACTCTTCCAAACCATGCCAGGTTGGGGTTCAACAGCAACCGTTGAAGACCAAATTAATGCAGCAACAGCTGCATATAATGCACAAGGTCTTTCAGCTTGGGGTTATTAACCCACAAGGGTGACTCAGGTCACCCTTTTATTTAATTCTTTTAGAAAAGGTGAATAGATGAACTCAATCAAAAATGAAATCCAGGCACTACACGGAAAAAAGGTACGTTTAGAAAAACAACGTACACATCCAGGTGACGAACGTTTTTACAACACTGTTGTAGGTGTTATTGAACAAGTATTTCCTGACATGTTTGTCGTATTACGTACAGATATTGACAGTCCGTATGCGACACCACAACGTACATGTTACACCTATGCCGATATTTTAATTGGCGATTATAGTTTGGATGTGATGTAATGAGTTCAGTCATTGCAATTTTCACATTACCACGTAAATCAGGCAATAAAGGTATCAAAGGCGGGAACTATATGATTTCCGCCAATGACCGTATGCATCCAATGGTAAAAGCGGGCATCACACGTTATCTCCGTGAATTAGGTGCCACTACGATTAAAGATGCCAATTTAGATAATGTTTACTTTACACCAGAAAAACCGTGTGACGTAACCATCAAGGTTTTTGCACCAACCAAACGTCGAATGGATGCACCAAACTGGTATCCAACTGTTAAAGCCTTGCTTGACGGCATGACAGATGCGAACCTTTGGTCTGATGATAATAATGATGTTATTAAGCGTACCATTTTCGAATACGGTGGTATAAGTGGAACCAAAGAATATCGCCTAGAAATCACAATAACAAGTCATAAAACGAAAGTCTAGTATGAAACAAGGAATAGTTATTATCAATGGTTATAATGAAGAATCAACACCATTGTTACAAAAAGCAAGTCGTGGACATCACGTCTTAACTAATTACAAACTACCCTTTGACCACACGTTTTTAAGATTTTCAGACAAGCCACAAGCTGTTTGGGGTGCAAAAGAATTCAACATCGCCACAAAAGATGTCAAAATGAATTTAAGTAACCCACAAGCTAAGCAATTAGCATGGTTCAATGAGATTTCAAAACGATGTGATGAAACGATTTTAGTATTTCCAGACCAGACTAAAATTAACAAACTTTTAATTTTATTAGGTCTCAATTCTAAAAAACTCTTTCATGTTGTCATAGGGTCACAACCAGTCAAAGATGATTTGGTTAAAAATTTCATTAAAAAGTCTGATTTGGGACTTCTCAAACAACAATATGAATCATTAGTTGGTGTAAAACGTGAAGCCAAGCAGTATGATGAGTCTGAACTTATCAAAACACCAACTGGTGCAACTTTGCGTCAATACCAACAACAAATGGTTGATTTTGTTTTAGAGCAAAAACGAGTTGGTCTATTTGTAGATATGGGACTAGGTAAAACTCTAGCGACCTTGGCTGCAATTGATAAACTAGCTCAGACTAAAGCCATAAATCCCCAAAAACCAGTTCTCATTATCGCACCGATTACGGTAGCATTAGATACATGGGCACGAGAGGCCTCTAAATGGGGCTATGACATGGATGTTAAGATTAACATCCAATTACCCAAGAAGAAGCGAGAAGAGCTCTTAGACGGGCTCCTATACCCTCAAGAGAAGCTTACATTAGTCACAACAAATCCGCATCAGTTAGACGCTATTTTCAAATACTATAAACAAAGAGGTGTACGAGCACCATTTGAAATGTTTGTAGTAGATGAATTATCAATGTTTAAGTCTGCAACAGCGAAACGCTTTGAAACTTTACATGAAGTGTCTAAATATGCCAAATACTTCATTGGCTTAACAGGGACACCAGCACCTAATAACTTATTAGACGTGTGGTCACAGTTAGCCCTGATTGATGTAGACAATTTAAAATTGTTTGGACGTAATTTCTATGTATATCGTGACCAATTCTTTGAACCAGATATTATTGGTCGCAATGGAGATATTTACTCCTACAAGTTAAAACCCAATGCTGAGTATGAAATTTACAATCGAATGAGTCGAACTGTAATTTCTATGCAAAGTAAAGGTTTAGTTGATTTACCAAGTATCACATACACCAATCACTATGTACAACTTCCGACCAAAGCCATGAAGACTTATAAAGAGTTTGACACAAAAATTCGCAATAAGCTGAGAGCTTTAGAGGACAATGATGTGCGTGGCGGCGTTTCTGTTACGACTGATGAAGGTGATTTCACTGTTGCCAATTCAGCAGTATTAATGAGTAAATTGACCCAATTGTCATCGGGTGCCATGTATGATAATATTTTATCCATGGACGACTCTAAAGCGGTTTCCTATGTAGAGTTTCACGATGCCAAACTGAAGGCATTACAAGAGATTATCGAAACATCTACTAGCCCTATTTTGATTTTCTTCTACTTCAAATCTGAACTTGAGCGTATGGCTGATTATTTTGATTTCAAACATTTAGACGCTCATGCCAGTGATTTCCAAGAGACCGTTTCCAAGTGGAACAATGGTGAAATTCCTGTTCTTGTTGCACATCCAGCCTCAGCAGGACATGGACTCAACCTACAAGACGGTGGCCACACCATTATTTGGTTGACGACCACATGGTCAAATGAGCAATACCGACAAGCCAATAAACGGTTACACCGTAGTGGTCAAAAGAACCCTGTCAGTGTTATTCATATTGTAGCAACAGATACTGTTGATGAGGAAATCATTTCACGAATTGATACCAAAGAAGAACAACAATCGAAACTCATGGAGACACTAGATGTTGCCATGAGGCCGGGGGATTAATGGAAGCGAAATTACTTAACTGGTTAACCAATTTAATGGACACATTAGACCGTTCAAGACAACGAAACGGTCTTTTGTATCTTATATTTTTGATAGCAACGTCCTTTTTTGTATATGTGGCAGCATTATCGCATGTGATAAACGCTGTACTTGCTATTGTTTTTGTAATTTTCTTATTTATTACAACGACAAAGCCCAAATATGAAATTGGATTTCCACAACAGACATCACTTGAAGCTGTGTTAAAAACCAAACCGAAAAATTGGTTGTTGGCTTTTACAACGGGATTTATGTGGTTGTCTTTACAACTTGTGATTACATGGCTCATCACTGGTAAATCTTTTGAATGGACACACTTAGCAGACACCATGTCAATGACTCGTATTTTTGCAGTCATTTGCGTTAGTCCCATTATTGAAGAAGTAATTTACCGACGAACCTTGTATTCAAATATGCTTCAACGAAAAGGAAAAGCTAAAGCTTTAATCATTTCAATTGTAGTATTCACACTAATTCATCTACCAACAAGTCCTTTAATGGCTTTGCAGTATGTCTTGGGCTCTTGTGCCTTATTTAGTGTCTATCATTACTCCAATGAAGATTTACGAGCTTCCGTACTTTTCCACATTATCAACAATATAATAGCAATTTTATAGGTGAACAATGAAAATAAGAGGTTTTGAACTCCTTTCAACCGAGACTGATGTCTCTTTGTTACCTCAACGGGCGACGACACATGCTGCTGGATATGATTTAAAGTCAGCTGTAGACATTGAAATTGAGCCAGACACAATTGTTTTAGTGCCAACTGGTGTTAAAGCATATATGAAGTCCGATGAGGTCTTGTACTTATATGACCGAAGTAGTAACCCTAAGAAATTAGGACTTGTTTTAGCCAACTCTGTAGGTGTCATCGATGGTGACTACTACAATAATGAAAGCAACGAAGGTCATATTTTCGTACAATTCAAAAACATTAGTCATCAAACAGTTCATATTAAAAAAGGTGACCGTATTGCTCAGGCAGTATTTGCACCATTTTTAAGGGCTGATAATGATAACGTCACAAACACCCGAACCGGTGGATTTGGTTCAACAGACAAATAGAAACACGGAGAAACCACATGTCAAAATTAACACAACAACTCGCAGACACTCGTGAGTACACTAAACTTATTTCCGCATCTTTGGTGGATGTTACAGAAAAGTTGGATACCCTTAACGAAGTAACCAATACTGTAGGCTCAACTATCGTGAAAAATGGCGCTCAAGCACAAGAAATGTTTGACCGTCAAACTGAGACGACTCAATTGCTTGAAGAAATTCGTACACATCAAGATGAATTGAGTCAAAAAGCTGACGACTTAGGTGAAAAGCTAAGTGGTATCAAAGACAACAAAGATGATGTTTTGGAAGCTTTGTCACTTGCTAAAGAAAAAGCTGACAATCTGGAACTTATCTTTAACAATGCTGGTGCTCAATTCCAACAACAATTGGATACAGCTCATGCTGGTTATACGCAAGATATCACAGCTGTACATGAAGCGTTGACATCTATTGAAATGCATGTTGAAGCTATCAATTATGATGACGAGTTTAAGGCTTTGAACGACACCTTGGCGGAGAATTCAGGTAAAATTGTTGCCGCTGACAACGATATCAAAGCACGTCAAACAGAACTCATGGACAAACTTGAGCATTTGACACAAGGCTTGTCTAAGACCTATGACCTCTTGAGCGAAATTCGTGAAAACGGTCAAGAATTGAGTGTTGATTTGCAAACAGCAATTGCTCGTGCAAGTTCTATTGAATTGGCTCTTGAAGCAATGACCGATAGCAAGCCTGACACATATGACTACAAACCAAACTTCAAAGAAGCTCTAGCAGAGCTACAAGGTGAAGAACCTGTTGAAGAAGTAGTTGAAACTAAAGAAACAGAAGACGCTGTAGCTGAAGAACAAGAATAAGAGGTGCTTCATACATGACAGAAACAACTGAAACAATCGAATTGACTGAATTCGGCAACATTGAGAAAAGTCTCCGTGCAGGCGTCTCGGTTGCTATTCATGCCAAACAAACCTTAGAAGTCCTTGACGCTAAAGTTGACACGTTGGGTGTTGCTACTGTTGACAACATCAAAAAGAATAAAGAGTTGGTCGACCTTGCTACTGAAAATCGTGACCATATGTCCAATTTGGTTTCGTCTCAGTATGTCTTAACAAGTAAAGCCATCGATAATGGTGAAAAGCTTGACAACCTTTTGAGCCAACAAGGTCAAGAAGCTGAACGAATCCGTAGTGTTGCTGACCAACAAACGCAATTGTCAGAAGCAATTGACACAACATTTGACACCTTGAAAGGTCTTGTTGACCAATCATATCAACATCAAAATGAGCAAGTACATCTTGTTGAGACTCAAATGACTGAACTTGCAGATTTGACTCAGAAATTGGATTACAGCAAAGAACTTGCAGATGTCAATCAACAAGTCACTGTATTGGGTCGCCAAATTGACGCTTTGCATCAAATCAATGTTGAAAAATGTCAAGATATGTCTGACAAATTGGATAAACTTGAAGTAGTTGTATCAACTCTTATGGAGTCTGCTCAACTCTATCAAGAAAACCAAAATGAATTGTCAGGTCAAATTCAAAGCTTCAATGGTCAGCTTGACCGCATTGAAGAAAACGTACGTCAACTTCGGGTACGTCCAGCTCTAGTAGCACAAGACGCAATTATGAACCTCTTCAACAGCTGGGAAGCTCAATTAGAGCCAGAAGTTGAAGAAGTTCCTGTTGAAGAAGAAAACGTACAAGAAGACATTCAAGTACAAACCCCTATTGTGGAAGAGAAAAAAGGTTTCTTCCATCGCTTACTGAAGAAATAGTTTAACTATTTCTTCATTTTCTTTTGGAGGTAAAAATGTCGAAAGATGAAAGCCTGTTATCAGCCTTGCTGACGACAAATCTTCAAGTTTTAGAGACACTGAAAACATTCAAAGCGGATATTGACGCCTTGAAGTTTGATATCAATGAAATCAAAGAAGAAACGTCTCAGTTAAAGCTAAAAGATAACACTCAAGAAATTCGCACAATTGTCAAAGAGGAACTAGCTCAACAAGATTTGACTCCTGTGAATGACAAACTTGCTGAAATTTCAAGTGAAATGGAAACGGTTCGTGACGCTACTGAAGTTGTCACCAACACTGTTTTAAAATTGATTGAAACGGCTCCAGACCGTGAATCATTAGAAGCCTTAATCACTGAAGGTTTCAGCCAGTCAACAAAAGACTATACCAAACCAATGGAACAGCTTGTCAAAGGATTTGAGGTGACTCAAGAAAATCTGAAGGCTATGGCTCGTCACATTGATAATGTCAACACCAACATGGAAGACATTACAGAGTCTACTGTTGAAAACTCTGCACGTCTAACATCTCTGGATATCCGTATGGCAACAATGGTCAACGAAACCATGTCAACTGACCAGACACTAGACAGTGCCATTGACACTCTTAAGAGTTTCCAAATCGAATAGCCGTTTACACGGCTATTCTTTGGGGCTTGCCCCAAACCCCATCATCTAAATGATGAAATTTTCCGAAAGGACATAATTAGTGAAAAAACAAAAATTTATCACCCTATTAACAGTATTAACACTGTTACCTATTAACGTTTTAGCTGATGAACTTCCATCATATATTCATCCAGACGAACGAGAACCTCTTGTTGAGACGGTTGACGGAGCATATGGTCGAGTAACAGAGTCTCAGCCAGAGTTTTTAGCTGACAAATATGCTGAAGCTGAAAGTCTAGGTTTAACAGTCAACAAAACTATTGAAGACATGGACAACCCCCGAGGGTTATATAACAAGTATTATGACCAATATGATGTTGTTAATCAAGCTGTTTCTGACTACAAAACCGCTAAATCCAATTACGATAACGGTGTTATCAGTCAAGAACCGGCAAAACCAACCATCACATCAACTCAATACAATGTAGTAAGGTCACAAGGTTTTTTAACAAAAGGCCAAAACGATATTGATGTTGTCTATCGTGACGAAAATGATAACGAAATAGCACCAACTGTACATCAAACCCAATTCATTTATTGGTTACATGGTGAAAACGGTGTAGAACAATATGTTTCTGACAGAGCTCTATCAAAAACAGAGTCAGCAAGTTTGTATAAGAACTATCATGAAAATGGAAGTTTGACATATACATCTGACAAGGGCGAACAAGTTTCCTTGACTCGTGTTACAGATACGAAAACAGTCAAAGAATACGCCACTATGAACGCAGATGATGGTTTCATTGATAAACAAATTCAGGGTTATAAAGCACCTGATATTCCTCATACGGCAATTCCAGGCTATAGTGTCTATAAAGTTTACACTGAAGAGATAATTCCAGATGAAAATGGATATCCTGTTTTGGGTTGGGTTGAAATCAGTACGAATGAAGCTGATTATAATCATATTCACCCACTAGACCGTGATGATTTTTTAGACGTTGCACGAAAGATACAAACTCTAATTCCGGGCGCCTTTATCAAACGTGATGTACCTGTTGAATCCATTTCAAACCCATATCGTACAAACACAAAGTGGCGCGTTGTTTACAAAGGGTCACCAATCAAACCCACATTTGAATTACCAAACGAAGCTCCGATTGAACCAGCCTTGCCAGAGTTTCATCAGGCTCGTCCGGATAACGCACCAATTCATGAGTTAGACGCTTTTGAATTCGCTGTACCAAATGAAGCTCCTATTGAACCAGCCTTGCCAGAGTTTCATCAGGCTCTTCCTGATAACGCACCAATTCATGAGTTAGAGGCTTTTGAATTCACAGTTCCAAATGAAGTACCTATTACACCAGCTTTGCCTGAGTTTCATCAGGCTGTTCCGGATAATGCACCGGTTCATGAGTTAGAAGCGTTTGAATTCGCTGTACCTAATGAAGTTCCTATCGCGTCAGCCTTGCCTGAATTTCATCAGGCTGTTCCTGACAATGCGCCTGTTTATGACTTAGAAGCTTTTGAATATGCTGTACCAAACGAAGCTCCTATTTATCATATCAATGAGTTTATTTATGAAGTGCCAGCAAATGCTCCAGTCAACGAAGTGACAGCATTTGAGTATAAAGTACCTGAAACAGCGCCAATTCATGAGATTGCCGATTTTGAGTATAATGTGCCTGAAACTGCACCAATTCATGAAATCACTGATTTTGAATATAAAGTGCCTGAAACAGTACCAATTCATGAAATCACTGACTTTGAGTATAAAGTTCCTGAAACAACTCCAAGTGAAGCATCTATTCAAGAACATGTTTCAAACAGCTCTAAACAAATTCTACCAAAAACAAACAGTCAATCAAGCATGATTCTCATCTTGTTTGGATTTATCTTGTTCATCTTTGGATTATATTTTCGTACTACTGTCAAAAATTGATTGACAGTAGTCGCCTTTTATGATATAATAGAGTTATCTCAACAAATTAAAGGAAACAACATGTCAGATAAAACAGATACTATCATTTTACAATCAGACCGAGACAAAGTTCGTGAACGTCCCGGTATGTATATTGGTGACAATTCTGAAATTGGATTAGCCACCATTGTACGTGAAATCATTGACAACGCAGTTGATGAATATCCGAATTACAGCGACCCAACAAAACCGATTGAAGTTATTTTACACACTGATAATTCATTATCTGTACGTGACCATGGTCGAGGTATTTCACCATACGAAAGTAAAAAATATAAAGGAAAAATTGAAGAACGTCTTGCCTACACCGTTATTGGTGCTGGTGGTAAGTTTAAAGCTAACCGTGAACAAAATGGTAACAAGTTCTCTGGTGGTCTAAATGGTACAGGTTCTGCTGCAACAAACTTCATGTCAGAATTCTTTGATGTCACCATTTTTAAAGACGGATACATCTTCCATGACCGTTTTGAAAACGGTGGTATTCCAGTTGAAAAACTAGTTAATGGTCAACTTCCTAAAAAGAAGCAAAAAGGAACTCCTGAAACGGGTACTCTTGTTCATTTCAAGGCAGACTCTACTGTTATGCGTGTCACAACTATCAATGCACGTATTTTAGAGCAATATTTCCGTCAAACAGCTTATCTTCATCAAGGGCTTCATATTCTTTTCACTAATGAACGTGACGGAGATACTGAACCAACAGATTACTACTCAGAAAATGGACTATTTGACTACATCAACGATTTAGCGACAGATGAAAATGGACAAGTTGTTGATTTTCTCATCAAACCATTTGAAGTGAGAGGAAGTCAATCGGTCACTGTACTTGATGAAGAAATCGACATGGAAGCTCATATCGCTGTTGCCTTTACTAAAAATGGTCAATTTGCAACAGAATCATTTACTAATGGTATTCACAATTCATTAGGCGGAACCCATGTTGCCGGTTTTAATAACGGTTTGTTACGATTATTAAAACATTACTATGACGAGTTTTCTGATGAAATCAATAAGAAATACAAGAAACAAATTGACCTGATTAAAAAAGTCAACAAGGTTGATGATGTTTCAAGTTTGTTTAAATCTCGTGATTTAGCTAAACGTGTCTTTGTTGTCATTGATTTCAAACATAGTAATCCTATTTTGCAACCACAGACCAAAGACAAATTAGCGTCAGATGAGGCTCGTACAGCCGTATCTAACATCTTTTATGACAACGCTATGATGTATTTAGATAAAAACATCACAGCGGTTCAGAGACTTCTTAATGATGTCATTGCGGAGATGTATGATAAGGCTAAAGATGAAGACTCTAATATCCAAATTGATAAGAAAACTGAAACTTTAGCGAAGTCTACTAAACTTGCGGCGGCTCGTGGAACCTACCCAGAATTAATGGAATTAATTCTTGTTGAGGGTGACTCAGCAGCCGGCTCATTAAAGGCTAATCGTGACGCCAACTTCCAAGCTGTATTGCCATTACGTGGTAAAGTCTTAAATGTGCAAAAAGCAACATTGAAAGACGCTTTAGCCAATTTAGAGATTTCTACAATTTTCTCTATTTTGGGTTGTGGATATGGACGTAATTACGATGAGTCCAAACTTAAGTATCAGAAAATCATTATCGCAACAGACCAAGACGTTGACGGACTTCACATTCGAACTTTGCTTTTAACCTTGTTCCTTAAGTACACCAAATTAGTACAACAAGGACATGTTTATTTCTTAGATACTCCATTATTTGTAAACTCTGTTAAACCAACAAAGGCTAAACCTGAAAAAGAGGTTTACACCTACAGTAATGAAGAGCAAAATGAATTCTTAGAAGCAAATCGCAAACGAATTATTGAAGTTTCTCGTAACAAGGGACTTGGAGAATTGTCAACTGACCAAGTTATCACAACAATTCTCACACCTGAAACACGTAAATTAACTCAAATTGTCATCAATGAAGATGATGAAGATGAAGCTTATGAAATCGTTGAAATCCTAATGGGCGATGACGTTCAAGGACGTAAGCGTATGATTGAAAACCGAGAATAGCCACCGTATACACGGTGGCCTCTTGGGGTTAATCCCAAAACCCCATTTTCTAAATGATGAGAGGATACTTAGATGAAAACATATGTTTTATCAAAATTAACGATGTCTGATGACCACGAACAATCGATATAGAATCAGACAAACTACAAATTGTCAACTATGTCAATGGTGTTACCACTGTTTACAATATCACACCTGAGCAAACTGATTAGTCACCGTCTACACGGTGACTTCTTGGGGCGCACCCCAAACCCCACACAATTAATGGAACTAATGAAAGGATAACAACAATGAATTTGACAGAATTAATGCGACAACATATACTTGAATCCCAACAGATGGACGATATATGTCAGATAATGGAAGATATCATCATTGCTAATTCAAAAAATAGCAGAGTTTTTGAGTACATACTGGAACATGGTTTATCAGCCGAAATAGAAACAACATATAACGATATTAATTATTGTATATTTGTGACGCCAAAACCTGTTGAGAAGCAATTGTACCCACACAGGCCACGACATGCTGTTTTGAGTATTTGGGTAAGTGGAGAAGAATTGTTTCAAGTGACGATTGGCTTCGACCAATATCAATCATTTTTTGTTAAATACAAACTTGTTGATATTGATAAAGATGTTTTGGAGCACTGTCTAAATGCTTTATTTGACTGAGCTATTGTTAGTCACATGCATACACATGTGACCATGGGGGCTCGCCCCCAAACCCCAAATAAATTTTGAACTATAAAAATACAAAGGATTATTAGAAAAGTTTATGGATAAGAATCTTAACAAAACAACTCTCAAAGTGGCATCAGGTGCCGCTGCAGCTCTTGCTACTACACTTGGAGTATCTGCACACGCTGATACTGTTGACGATGTGAACGTACCAAGTTCTAACATTCAAGAACAAGCATCCCAAACTGAAATCACAGCTCAAGATGTTGAATCAGCTAAACAAGCTGCAACTCAAGCGAAAACTGAAGCTGTTGTTGCTGAATCTCAAACTGGTCAAGATTTCAATGCGAATCAAGAAGCGGTTCAAGATGTAACTATTGCTAAAGACAATCTTGCTCAAGCTCAACAAAACGCTGTTGACGCAACTCCAGCCAACATTACTCAAGCTCAAACACAAGTAAGCAATGCTGAAGCGTCTGTTGAACGTGCCAAATCAGCTGTTGACGAAACAGCTAAAGAAGTTGACTCCACAAAAGCTCAACAAGCTCAAGCCCAAGCTGACGTCCAAAAGGCTCAAGCTGAAACTCAAAAAGCACAAGCTGACGCTCAAGCGGCTCAAAACGCTGTAAACACCGCTAAGGCAAATGCTCAAGGCGCTGTATCAGTAGAACAAGCTCAAGCTGAAGTTACTAAGGCTGAACAAAATGTCAATGGTAAAACAGCTCTTGTAGCTACGGCTCAAGCAGATGTTGAAGATGCAAGTCAAGCACATCAAGCACAAGAAACGAAAGTAAACGAAGCTCAAACAGCTGTAGATACTGCTCGTGCCAAACACGAAACCGCTACGGCTAACGTTGATAAGGCTCAAGCTGAACTTGAAAAAGCAAAAACAGCTGTAGCATCATTGTCAGACCAAGCTATTGGTGCGACTCAAATTGCGACAACTCCTGAATGGATTACTGCAATGAAAGAATTGATTGCAATGAAGACAGGTAAGACTCCTTACAACGCTGTTGCATATCAAGCTCTTGTTGCTAAAGCTACTGCTCAAGATGACGCAGCAATTGAAGCAAATAAGGCATATCTTGATGACTTGTATAAAGATACAATTTACAACGGTTACTCAACTAAGACTGTTAATGGTGAAACTAAGGTTTACACACCAAGTGGTCAAGAATGGGTAAATAACGATGTTGCAAACCTTGACCCTAACAACTTGCCAGCTGATGTTCTTGCTGAACTCAACCAACACATTGCAACTCTGATTAACTCATTACGTACAAAACTTGGTCTTGAACCAATTTATGTCAACACCAATGAAGTTGAATTTGCAAAACAAGTTGCAAGCAAGTATCGTGCTGATAATCATGAAGATGATACGCACTATGGTAAAGGTATTAACCAAGTTGCTTCTTCATTGGGACTGAAAACTTCTGCACCAACAACTGTTGATACTGAAGTACAATTCTATGAAAACCAAGGTAACGATTCTTCACTGCAAAACCGTTCATTGTACACCAAAGCTGAACTGTTTGCGAAAGTTGATAACTACATGTCAACATTCTTCTACGAAGGTTACCAAAACTATGGTCACGCACTGTCACTATTGACACAAGACACATTTGGTGCTGCTTATTCACAATTTGGTGATATGGGCGGAGGTTATCAAAACCTGAAACTTCACATTTTAGGTGTTAAAGACCATTCATATCTTGTACCTAATGGACGTAGTGAAGCTGACCTTAAAGCTGAATACAACAAGCTCTATGGTGTTGATTCACCAGCGACGGTTAAGTCTGTTAACAAAGACAACGAACGTTTCGCCGCTGAAACAGCTCTTCGTGCTGCTGAAGCTGGACTTATCACTGCTAAATCTGTAGCAGTTAAGACTGCCAGTGATATCGATACTGCTGAAGCAACCTTGACTTCTGCGCGTAATGATGCTGAACGTACAACCAACGTCCTTGTTGCAAAACAACAAGCTCTTGTAAGTGCTCAAGCAAATCTTGATTTGGCTCGTACTGATTTGGCGACAGCTCGTCAAACACTGGCTACTGTAAACGCTGACCAAACTGAAAAGCAAGCTCTTGTAGCATCTGCTGAACAAGAATTGGCTCAAGCTCAAGCTCGGCTGAATACTGCCCGAAATGCTGAAAATGTAGCAAATGCGACTCTAAATGGACGCAAAGCTTCCTCAAGTGACGCTGAAGCTCGTTTGACTCTTGCTAAGGCTCAACTTCGTCAAGCTGAAAACGATGTTTTGAATGCTAAGGCTTATGTTCAAGACCTTGTTAATGCTCGTACAAATCTTGAAGTTGCTCAAAGCAATTACGACAAGGCAGTACAAGCACAAGCAGCGACTCAAGCTCGTTACGACCAAAGCAAGGCTAATCTTGAAGTGGCACGGACTAAAGCTACACAAGCAGAACAAGACTTCTTGCGTCTGTCAAGCGCTTACGATGCTCAACAAGCAACTAAGCCTGTTGAGATTCCAGCTCAACCTAAACCAGAGCCTGCTCCAGCACCTGTGATTCCAGCTGAACCTAAGCCAGAACCTCAGCCTGCTCCAGCTCCAGTTGAAACAGTGACACCTGCTCCAACAGAAACAGTTAAACCAGCTCCAGCACCTGTTGTGCCAGCAAAACCTGCTACAGCGCCAATCAAGCCTGTTGAGGTGAAACCTGCTCCAGCTCCAGTTGAAACAGTGACACCTGCTCCGACAGAAACTGTTAAACCAGTGAAGCCTGAAACAGCTCCAGCTAAATCTGAAACAGCAACTCCAGAAGTTGCACCTGCTCCTACGAAATCATTTGAAACTGTAACTGTAAACCCTGACCGTCCAGCTGTACAAGCTGACGTTCAAAACTTTACTAAACCAGTTTCACAAGTTGAACCTAGTCAATTGCCGGCTACTGGCGAAAAGAACAATAATCTTGGTCTTCTTGGACTTGCACTTGCAGGTCTTGGACTTGGATTTGGTTCAAAACGTAAAGAAGATAAATAATCTTTATTACTGAAAAAGAAATCAAGACCTCATTGTCTTGTCCTCAAGTATCCTTGAGGTTTTGGTTTTTTTTACCGCTTTTTTTGAAAGGAAAATCATGGTCGAAATTATCATTCGCAAATCTAATGAATATGAAGAACAATTCGATAGTAATCGAATCATTCGCGCTCTAATGTTGGCAGCAAACAACACCGGTCAGTCATTAACACCGCAAGAAATTGAACAAATTACGGAATATATCAACAAGCATATCCCCAATACCGTTGCTGATATTGAAGAGTTACATTTGTTAGCGATTGACGCAGCCAACACTACACGTCCAGATATTGCCACAGCTTACAATGCTTATCATCTTTACCATTGACAAAATCACAATTTTATGGTAAACTATAAGTAGACTAAGTTAAAAAGGAAATTTCATGGCAAAAAAATTAAAATCATTAAGTAAAACAGAACTTCTAAAACATTTAACCATTGATGAAGCCGCATTTGCACCAACATTTACGGACAACTTTTTAGATTATGCAATGTACTCTATTGAGTCACGTGCCTTACCAGACATTCGTGATGGTAACAAACCCGTTCATCGTCGTATCCTCTATGATATGGGTATTAACAAAAACACATCTAAGAATCCATATGTAAAAGTAGCACGACGAGTTGGTTCAGTTATTGGTTTATGGCATCCGCATGGTGATAGTTCTGTTGAGGAAGCTCTCACAAACATGGCGGCTCCATGGAAACACACCATGCCACCAGTTGAAATTAAGGGTAATGGTGGTTCCATTTTCGGCGACCCAGCGGCAGCTGGACGATATATTGAAGCACGTACAACCAAAACAGGTGATGAGTACGTTAAGAACTTAAATCCTAAAATTGTACCATTCATAAGCAATTATGATGACAGCGAACAGGAGCCGACAGTGCTACCAGCTAAACTACCATATCTACTTATCAATGGTGCTGAGGGTATTGCTGTAGGTTATAGTATTTCTGTACCAACACACAACCCAATCGAAGTTGTAAACGCTTTTATCGAATACACAAAAAATCCAAAAATCAGTACTCAAGAAATGTTAGAAATCATGCCGGGCCCTGATTTCCCTACTGGCGGTGAAATTGCTAACACGTCTGATTTGTTGGAGATTTACGAAACAGGTCAAGGGCGAATTCGTGTACGTGGTAAAGTTCGTTATGAGAAAAAGGATAATTCATTACACATTTATGAAGTACCATTTACATCATCTGGCGCTGTTGAATCTTTAGTGACCAAAATCACCGCAGCAACAATGGAAACAGTTCAAAAGGTAAAAGGGCGTGAACGTAAGGTACCGCCAAAATATCCATGGGCTAAAGAAGTGGAGCACCACTCAGATAAAGACGGTATTGATATCAAAATCAGTCTTAAACGAGGTGTTGATGTCGACAAGGCTATTCAGGACTTATATGCTAAAACACCACTTGAAACAACCTTTTCATATCAGTTTAACGCCTTAAACAATAAGAATTTACGCCGTTATTCTTTGAAACGATACTTTAAAGAGTATTTGGCCTTTCAACATGAAATCACTCGTAATGAGTTTCAGTTGGAATATGAGACAAAAGAGAAACGTATGGAAATCATTCGTGGTCTCTTAATTCTTCAAACAGTTCTTGATGAAGTGGTAGCATCTGCTCGTAATGTAAATGGTAAAGCAGAACTTGAAGAAGTCTTGACAAACGGTAAAATCGTTGATGGTGTACCTAAGAAATTCCATAAAAAAATTAAGACCTTTGCTTTTAGTCAGCCACAAGCTGAATACATTGCAACACTTCCAATTTACCGTATCAGTAAATTAGACTATCAAGGTTTTGTAGATGAAGGCAAACGTTTGCAAAAAGAAATGGAATATGCGTTAGGTATTGTTGAAAGCACTATCAAACGCCGTAATCTAATTATCAAGCGTCATCAAACAGCCATTGAGCAACTTGACCCTCAAGAATATGCTCGTAAAACAGATTTGTTGAATATTGAAAAATCTACAGCTGTTGAAATCGAAGTTAAAGAACAAAAACTCTATGTATCGATTGATAAATATGGTTATGTACGAATTGAAGAAAAAGCGTTTGAAAATGCAATCGAAACAAGCAACAAACAGCGTTTAGGTTTCTTTGATGAAACAGGTATGCTTTATTACACATATCTTGATGAAGCGAAACCAACAACAGGCAAGGGTTCTCTAGCTTCTAACATATCTGAATTGCCAGCCAACACTGTTGGTATGACAACCAATGTTGAAGTAGAAAACGCTCAAGGTTTATTCATCTTTGCTGATGGTAATGTAAAAGTTTCACCACTTAAAGACTTTATGACAAAAACACGTCGTAAATCAGTGCAAAAGGCTAAAACTAAATTTGATTTGCTTCTTTATGTGGATATCCCACTAGACGCTAAATCAGTTACGATTAACGAAAAGACCTTTAAATTGGACAAATTATCACACGGACACGGACATGGACGTAATGAGTTCAAAAAAGGATTAACACAAGTATCAGTCAAATTCAAGTAGGTCTCCTACTTGTTTTTGATTGACAAATTCACAAAATTATGGTGTTGCTTACCGTTGACAGGATTTTGTGAATCATTTGACAACTTTCAGGAATACACCTTATAATATGATATTTTATCTATTCAATATAATCTATTGACTTTTATTTTGGTTTATGATATAATAGTATAAAGGAGATATGTATGCCTTATAGAACACATACTCATATCGTTAAACCATCACATCAATGGTATGACGAAATCGATACTCTATCACATCTAAGTAAAAATCTCTATAACTCAACTCTTTATCATGAACGTCAAGCCTATTTTGTCACTAATCGATTCCTACGTTATTATACGATAAATCGTGACTTCGCTCATTCAAATCAAGTGGATTATCGGGCTTTGCCTGCGAAAGTGTCACAACAGACACAAAGAGCTCTTGACAGGAACTTAAAATCCTTTTTAGGTTTGAAGAATCCCGCGTTGTATAGACAAGCGAAACTACCTCGTTATTTAGATAAAGTAACGGGGCGTTATCCAGTATTTTATGAAAAAGGTGCCTTATCTTTTAAAGAACAAGGTTTTATTAAGTTATCTCAAACTTCAATAGAAATTCCTTGTAACCTTGATAAATCAGTGGTGAAAGAGGTTCGACTTATACCATGTACTGGGTATTATAAAATTGAGGTGGTTTATAAAAAGCCAATACCAAAGAAACATCGTTTGAGAAAACCTGAGCGAATTGCGAGTATTGATTTGGGTGTCAATAACTTAGCAACCGTTACATCAAATATTTTCTCACCAGTTATCATTAATGGGAAACCATTGAAGAGTATCAATCAATTTAGTAATAAAGAAATTGCGAAAGCACAAAGTTTATTACCAAAAGATGTCTATACATCGAAACGTATAGCGTTTTTATACGGTAAACGGTATCTGAAAATTCAAGATTATTTACATAAAGCTGGTAAACAGTTGGTGAATTATTTAGTTTCTCAGACCATTGACTTGCTGATTATTGGCAAGAATCATGGCTGGAAACAAAACACCCGTTTATCCAAAGTGAATAATCAGAAATTTGTACAGATTCCATTCAGCCGTTTTGCTCAAATTTTAGAATACTTATGTGAAGAGCAAGGTATTAATGTTGTTTATCAAGAAGAGTCTTACACAAGTAACGATGAGATACCTGTTTTTGGCGAACCTACTGATATGGCGTTTTCAGGTAAGCGTGTTCAACGTGGTCTATATAAGACTGTCAATGGGGACATGATAAATGCTGATGTCAATGGTTCCTATAACATTATGAAAAAGTATTTAGAAAACAATGCAGCATGGGATGACCAGAAATGGTCTGACTGTGTAGAGGTGTGCAGTACACCACGTGTTATGTCAATATCATACTGATATACACAAAACTATTATCATGTGAATTCACAGGTTTCGCACTTTAATAGAACTGTAATTAAATTGATGAACATGAAAGAATTAAATTGATGAACATAAAAGAAATCAAAAAAGAAGCCCGAAAACGAATCAAACCATATAGTATTACTCGTGGTATATGGACAATTCCATTAATCACCATAAGACTATTCTTCTTTGTCTTAATTTTTAACAATTTTGAATCTCTATTTCATAATATGACGATTGGTGCAGCATCTCAATGGATTAATGTACAAAACTACAGTTTAACAGCGTTAGTCATTTGCTTATTCATTTGGATGTCACTTACATTAGTGACCAAGGCGTCAATCATGTTGTCAATTAAATTCAAAATTTCAGTAAAAGAAGCTTTAAGTCAATTATCAACCTATGGCGGATTTATCTATGGGCCGACCTTATACAAATGGTATAAGCATATTTTAATTCAAATTCCAACAGTACTTTGTCTATTTTTATCATATGCAACAGCGATTAAACAACATTATAATTTAGCAGACCCCTTGTATCTTATTGCAATATATTGGTTCTTTATGGGTAATACGCTTGTTTCACATAAGAAACAATTAGCAACAACCAGTGCTCTTAATCATTTATATGATAGTAAACAAGCTATTGCTGAATCGAAAAAAATGACAAATCAACAATATCTACAATTATGGAAGTTAAAGCTGTCTTTCATGTTTTGGAATATCTTAAACTTTTGGACGTTGGGGCTTTTCTCAACATATCTTTACCAATATAAAACAGCAACATTATTAGTATTTGAGGAAAATCTATGAAAACAATTCATGTTGGTGGATTAAATCCCATCAATCGAGTGACTAGTTTTGCATCAGCTTTACAAAAGGCACAAGATGATGACACTATCGTCTTACATAAAAGTGATACCGTACACGACATTATTGATAAAAACATTATCATTAAAGGTAATGGTCACACCTTAAAAGTTCCAACAGGAAAAGCTGGATTACGAATTCACAAACCTGTTATTATTGAAAATGTCAAATTCAAGGTTGAGACACGTGCCAATGGTCTTGTCATTGACAGCAAAACAACCTTAGACGATGTTGAAATTGAATTAGTTGGGCCTGTTCGTGAGTTTTATCCAGTTGTCTTACACAAAAGTGGAAAACTTGTCATGAATGGTGGACGTTACACCATGGTTGAGTCAACTGAAGATGCTATTATCGAAATGAATGATGTGGAATTATATTCCTATTATGGTGGTGACATTCATTTATCAACCAATTCTAATATGAGTAAATTCTTTGGTGATGTCAAATTACAGAACTGTAAAGTAGCTCATGCTTCATTTTATGGTGTAACAGATATTCACGACTCTATCATTGGTAAATTTGTCAACGTTTATGGAGATGTTTACATTGAAAATAGTGCCTTTGATTTAGTTCATGAAGAACCACGTATCAAGTTGAAAAAAGAACCGCAACGAGGCCCACTTAATGACCAAACAGACAACAAGTATGGTCTCTGGGTTGAAGGTACATTGACACTTGACAATTATCAAATTCTCAATGTTGATGAAGACTTCCTTGTCACCTATGCCAATAAAGGTGTCATTACAGTTGTAAATTCTTCAGTTGATGTTCCTGCTAAGCATTTGATTAAGAACTCAACGATTACTTTTAAGGATACAAGTGACCAAACTTATTGGGAATTGATTGATACAACTCCAGCACGTGTTCGTTCAAATGTCAACATGAACCTTGACGCTAAAACAGCAATGGAGAAACTGGACGAATTGATTGGTTTGAAATCTGTTAAAGAACGTCTGAAATCAATCATGAACACGATTCGTATTAATGAAACAAGTAATGATAAGAATTTCTCATTTTCTCATCATATGATTTTCGCAGGTGACCCCGGTGTTGGTAAAACGACAATTGCAACCATCGCAGCTGAAGCTTTATTTGAGATTGGTGCTATTCCACAAAACAAAATCACCAAAGTAACCATTGATGATTTAATTAAAGGTTATGTCGGTCAAACAGCATCCAATGTTAAAGAAATCATGACTGAAGCGCTTGGCGGAGTTGTCTTTATTGATGAGGCCTATGAATTAGCGGTTAAAGACGGACAAAATAGTTTTAACAGTGAAGCCTTGTCTGTTATAATTCGCTTTATGGAAGACCATCGTGATGAATTAGTTGTTATCGCAGCTGGATACACTAAAGAGATGAAAGAATTTTTAGCATCCAACGTTGGTTTGGCTCGTCGTTTCCAATGGGTCGAATTTGAAGATTACACACCAAAAGAAATGGCTGATATCTTTGAATTAATTCGACGTTCATATAAAGATGAGTATGAAAATCCGGCCTTTGCTCAAGCTATTCCACAATTGTTTGAACAGTTGGTGAACTTGAACTTGAGTATCCCTGATACAAATGGGCGTATTACAAATGGTGGTAACGGTGGTTTGGTTCGTAATGTTTACCAACGCATTATTGAAACACGCAACAACCGTGCCATTATCGACGGTAATAAACTTCTCACACAAGCTGATATCGAGACAGGCTTCCGTGCCGAAATGCAACAAGCCTTGAACCGACGCCTATAATTTGACAAATCCAACACCTAATGTTATAATATAATTATACATGAGGTGATTTAATGTTTCGTAATGATTATCAAATGGATTCTCCAGAATACCGAACAATTTCAGAAATCAGCGCAGGCGTTAAACGACCTCAAAGAAACAGAATTGACACAATAAAGGGGAACAAATGTTTATTAATCGTAACAATATTGACGCAAATGATATCAATCAAGGTGCTGAATATGTAACGCTTCAAGATTTGTTAGCAAAAGAAGAATTTTCTAAAGTGAGTTTTGGTTCATTAGATGTTGTTCATGGACAAATGTCAAATGACGAAAACGGACATGTCGTTGACCTGACATGGTTTGAAAATGTGGATAAGGATTTAGCATCATTTGTTGAACAAGGATTACAAAGCAACGGTGTTAAAATAGGATACACAAATTCAAATGAGTTGGGTAATGGTTTGTTAGATATGAACTTTTATGAAGAAGAAGTTCGTGATAATTTCTTAATTTCACAACAACGAAAAGCTCTAGCAATGCTTGGCGACAATGTATCTGAAGATATGGCTCAAATGTTTAAAGATGATATTGCCGAAGCTGAATTACGTGGACGTCAACGTGCATCATTTTATGACTTACGTTCAACCATGTCAAGCGTAAATGAACTAAAAGAACAAGAAGAAATGAGTCAATAATGTCAGAACAAGAACAAAATCAATTAGACTTAGCTCAAGCCCTTGAAGAACTTGAGCGTGAACAAGAATACGCAACCCGACGTACTTTGGGTGTGTAACCCCCAAGACTGTTGTTATCAACAGTCTTCTTTTAATAAAGGATGTGCAACAATGATAAACTTTACAATTAATGACCGAAATGGAGAACAAGTCGCACTTACGTTAGACCCTCGTGAATTTTTCATTGAAGAAAAATTTGTCAACGAAAAACAAGTACCCATTTTAGTCCCTTATTTTCAACCAAATGAACTGAACACATGTGATTATCCATATCAGATTACAACTGTAAACGACCAAGACATTACAAACCAAGATTTTGACAAAACATATTTCCAAATTCTTGATTTACAACAAGAAGACACTGACCTATTAGATACTCCACGCGGAGAAAAAAAACAATTAAGACAGGATTTGACTTATGAATATCCAAAACGCCCTTGAGTATATTAAATATGGCTTTAATCCAACACCGGATTTAATTCATCAAGACCCGCACATGAATGAAGTGTATAAATTCAACCATAAGGCGGAGGTTTATTCTTTATCATACCCGTGGCATACACAACAAATGTTAGACCGTGTAGATGATTTATATGACCATTTGGACTATTTCATAGAAGTCAACGCCCCTGTCACACAAAGAGATAATGTTAGTATTTATTTCCATGATGACGATAAGAAATATCCAAAAATTCGTAATACTGAAGCCCAACAAGGCGGTGTAGCTCTTTTTCACGATGATGGGCGGATTCAAGTTGCTGTTAACATAAAAGACACAGCAACCATTGTTCATGAATTTGGTCATGTTTATGACCGACTTGCTGATGGACAAGCTCCTGCCTTTTCAGAGCGTCCAGAGTTTCAAAAAATATTAGAAGCTTATAATCATGAAGTTGACAAGTCAGACCTTATTGGTCATAGCAAAGATGAAATGACTTATCGTGAGTATCTAAAAGAACCAACAGAAGTGTTTGCACGTTTATTTCAGGCTCATTATTTAAAAGAATTGGGAACAGACCCTTTAACTGAAATGCGAGCTGTTTCTGTAGGTGAAATCATTGCCAATCAAATGATTTTTGAATATCCTGAAATCACGCAGTATTTCACTGACCATATTCCGCATATCACTTACGAATCAAGTAGAGCCTTTAAAGAATGTTTAGATTATATTGAAGCAGACATGGCGTCTGTCAACTTAATCTAAAATGAAAAGCCTTGACACAGGCTTTTTTTCATGGTATAATAGAAGTAAAGGAATTAACGTAGAAACATAGGTACACAATGAAATTATTACAATTAGTAAAAGAGCGTACTAAAAAAGCACTCAACATGACAGATGTGCAATTAGACGCCATTATCAATGAGGATAAATCCTCACTACATGACCCATTTTTATATGACGGTATGGAGACCTTGATTGACCTCTTACATGAGTTCAAATTGAAACAAGACCAAGACCCGTCATTATTATTGATTATTGACACAGACTATGACACTGACGGTGTTATGTCAGCAGCAGTATTGTCTGCAGCTTTAGATGTCTTTAATATCAATTATCGGGTTTATGTACCCTCAATGAATGACGGTTATGGACTTAATGTCAATGCTGTCAATGAAATGAAAGAACTATTTGAAAATGAAGACTACACCATCAGCATGATTTTAACAGCTGACAATGGAACCAACGCTATTGAAGGCGTTGCTCATGCAAACGCTTTGGGTATTGATGTTCTTGTCACTGACCACCACTTAGGCGGAAACCAATATGCTGACGCTAAAGTTATTGTAAACCCAAACAAAATCATGCCTAATGGTGAAGCTGAACCATATCCATTCAAAGGCAATGCTGGTGCTGCTGTAGCATGGAAAACAGCTCAAGCCTATGCCCAAAAGTATAAACCTGAAGCAATTGACTTAATTGATGATTTAATTGTCTTTGCTGGTATGGCGAATGTTGCCGACGTAATGCCAATTATTGATGAAAATCATTATATGGTACGTAAGGCTGTAGAAGAGTTAAAACGTTTAACACGTATTCGTCTCATGTATGGTGATAGTCCATCAGCTTATGATGATATTAAGTCAACACAGTATACTCATTACAACTCTGTATTTTATGGATTATATGATTTAATCAAACTCTTACAAGAGTTCAAAGACGAAAAACGTCTATCGGCAGGTAAGAAATCAATTCCACTACCAGATGACGAAGAATTAATATCTTGGTATTTATCACCAATGATTAATGCACCAAGACGTATTCATGCATCATCACGTGAAGCTATGTTAGCCTTATTAGCGCCACATGTTTCAACACGTATGGACAACATTAAGGCTATGATTTCCATGAATGAGTTGAAATCTAAACTTCGTAATGATGTTTTAGACTCATTAGATTATTCAGAACTATATCCAAAATCGGGTAACGTACTATTTGTCAATGCGCAACATGGTATTTCTGGTCTTGTGGCTGGTCAAGTAGCTGAAAAGACAAAAAGTGCCACAATTGTATTTGCCTTACCAACACAATTACCACAACGTGTTTATAGTTACCATGAATTTGATACCCGTTTTGACAAAGATACACTTGTAATTGGTGCATCTGCACGGTCAAATCCATTACAACCATTAAATGTCATTGTTGAACGAATTATGAAAAAGAATCCAGACATTGTTGTTGGCGGTGGTGGACACGCAGCCGCAGCAGGTTATTCTATTCGTTACAAATACTTAGAAGAATTTGCTCTTGAATTTGACAAAGTGGCTGCTGAAGTCAAAGCTGAAATGATTGCAGCTCAAAAGGCTGCTATCAAGACTGGTGAAGTGACATTAGTGCCAGAAAACGTTGTCAAACTAGGTTTTGTAGATATTAGTGAAACACTAGATTATGTTGGTTATAATGTGACCAATGCTCCAAATCTACGAGATGAAATGTTAGAAGTTCTTGATTTCCAACAAGGTCTCAAGCCGTTTGGTAAAGACTTCAATGGTCAAACAACTTTTGTAATGGATTTGAATCCATTAGAATTAACTAAACCTCAATATAATTTGAATCTTGCCTTTTGGAAGACTTTCAAGTTTAACATTAATGGTGTTGATGTGATTACATTTAACACAGATTTAGGTGATTTAGTCAAAGACCGAATTGCGACTAAAAACGATACCATTATCCCTGTTACTGCTGAATTGAAAATCAATGAGTATCAAGGACGTATCACACCACAATTAATTCTAAATTAAAAGACATGGGATTCCATGTCTTTTATTTTTCCATAAATTCTTGAGTCAATTGAGCCAGTTTTTCACGGAACTCATCAGACTCTAACAATTTCTTGGTCACATCTTCAATTTCTTGTTTGCTTTGAACAGGTTTCTGTTTGTCTTCAACAGGTTTTGGTTTGCTTTGAACAGGTTTCTGTTTGTCTTCAACAGGTTTTGGTTTGTTTTGAACAGGTTTTGGTTTGTTTTGAACAGGTTTTGGTTTGTCTTCAACAGGTTTTTGTTCACTGTTTTGAGCTTCTTTAATGCGAGCATCACGGGCACGACGAGACTCACCATATTCTTCTTGCCAAGCCACTTTAGACTTATCAGTATAAGCTGGTTGACCGTTCAACAATAGTGGAATTGGTTTGGTTGAGTTTTCAATCGGGAACAACTTTTCAGGAGTTCCATATCGGATACCCATATCATCAAGTGTGATTTTACCTTGATGGATTGCTAACAAAGCGTCATCAATACCTTTTTGTTCTGGATTCCATGATAGAACTGAAACATTAGACCATTGCGCCAATTCATGATAAGCCCCATGGATATTTTTACACACATCAAAGTTTGTACGACCATCAGCGTCCAATGCGATATAAGTTCCATCAATTTTCAGGTCTGTATCATTATAGATTTTAGAAACAGATGACACGAACTTAGCAGCAACACCCGGTACTTGAGCAACAATAACACCACGGTCACCTGCAATTTTATCAGCAAAGGATTTACCTGTGGCGTCAGTCACGTCAATGTATTTAGCGGTAATCATACCTTTAAGGGCGCCTTCGGCAACCAGAACAACATAGGAGTCACAACCATTTTTAGGTTCACGAGCAGTGATAAACCCAGCATTTGATGGTGTAACCACATTACGAACATCTGTCGTACCTGTCAATGTACCCGGATTAGGCCAAATATATTTTGACATTGGAACCACGTTCAGTTTATCAATAATTTCTGGTATATCATAACCACGTTCAAGTAAAATGGATTTAACATCTTGTTTGACATGAGTGTTGAAAGTTCCCTTAGCATCACGCCAAGTTTGTTTATCATTATCACCAGCAACCGCCTGAAGATTGGTTTCTTTACCGTCTTTAAATTTGAATTTGTAAATCCTAGACTTCTTGTCTAAATATTCACTAGCTTGAATAGTACGACCATCAGCTGCAGAAGCTTTCAATTTGACATTTGTTTTAGAAACATCAGCTCCAATTTGAAACTTCGCAAATTCACCCTTAACATTACGCATAGGGATAATATAACCCGGCATGCCCTCAGTACGTAGCGCCACAACATCATATTCTAATGGTTTGTCTTTATAAGACAGTTCCACATCGGGAATATGACGACCTGCTATACCCGGCATACCGACCATATCGTCACCCATGAGTCCCGGTGCGACGTTCAGACCTGAACGCCATGAGAACATATCTTTTAAGTCTTCATCATCTAAACCACGACCGGGGTCTTTCAAAATAGCCTCATGATTAGCACCATATTTACCATTCGATAAAGGCATAAAAGCTGAAAACTTTTGAAACAGTTCAGCTTGATGATGTTGCCATGCGTATTCATCACCAAATGATTCAAATTTTTCTAAGATATCATCGTCTTTAGGTGCGTATAAATCTAATTTGTAAAAGCCTGAATAATCAGGGTTCATCAAATACATTTTATCATCATAACGGTTGAAAACTTTTAAATTTGCTGAAGTCGCATCTTTATACAATGTATTTAATTTAATTTGTAAGGAGCCCAGTTTAGCTTTATCAGCATTGACTGCAGAGTCATCAAAAGTGACCATTACATAGTCAAACTGTTGTGAGCCAAAAGCGGCACCTGTTAAATCTTTAAATTTTTTCCAATTCCCATCAGTATCGATGTGAATTGTTTCAGAATTAACTTGTTCGACCTTTTTACTGCCATCAGCCGTAAAACGAACAATTAACGGATTCTTATATTCCATTAAAAACACCTCATATATAATCTACTTCTATTATATCATAAAAATCAAAATAAGGCAAACCTCAAAACATAAATCCTTGACAAAAAGGCTTTTATATGGTATAATAAGATATAGAAATGTCTTAAAGACTAAGGAGCACACATGTTAGCAGATAACGTATTAGAAAATTGCGAAAAATTAAACTACAACTTAGAAGAAGTTGCAGAACATGAATTAAACACTCAAGCCCGAGCAATGGGTTATGAACCAATTGGATATGCCAATACTTACGATGATGGAAGTAAAGGTATTCTCATTCAAATGCCTGAAGGTCATAATAAATACAACAATGGTGTTTATATGTTCCACTTAACAGCTGATGGACAATATCTTTTAGAGGTTGTTGTACCTAACTCAGCAGACAAGGGAAATCTTATCCGTCATCTAGTAGGTGAAATCACAACATTTGTTGAAAATCTGGACACCAGTGATTTGGACACTTATGACTTTGCGGAAGTCTATGGTTTTGTAATTGCAAACACTGTTGTTAAACATTTAGCACGTGCCATGTTCCCAGAAGACAAAGACCAACAACACCACTTCACTATGATTTACCTTTCACGTTTCTTAGCCCATGTTGCTCAAATTCATGCAGGCGACGAAAACATTCGTGAAGAAGCGGTAAACAGTGACCCATATCTCTTTAAAATGGCAATGTTGGGCATTGCTGAAGAAGATTTAAACCTAGAAGCAAGTGAGGACTCAGATGCTACTGTATAATCTTGAACGTATGTGGGATAATATCCCATCAGTTAGTAAATTAGCAAAGAAATATCAAGTTTCTGAATTTATTATCATCAGTATCTTATTGTTTTTATCAGTAGCAAGTATCTTTTTCCCAAGTTTTGTTGGACAATTCGCAGGATATTGGGTGACCTTGCTGATTAAAATTGCTTGTGAAATTGCATGGTTGTATTTGCTCATCATCACAGTAAAAGACTGGTCGTCTAAAATTGCACGCAAAACCATGTATACCTTACTGTTTCTCGTAGCAGGATTTAGTTTGGTGGCTGTTTCACCACTTGGTACATGGGCATCAACACCTGATAAATTTGATGAAAAAGTGACCTATGTTACATATGATATGTCATGTCCATATTGCAGAAAAGCACATTTGTCAACTAAAGCCGCAATTAGCATGTATAATAGCACACATGGAAATAAAATCGTTTTAGTAGACCTTGCACAAGACAGTAAAATCGCTAAAGAATTGAAGAAACGTATCACTTATAAAGGTACGATTCTAAATGTTAGTCACAACAAACAAGGAACATATACCTTACGTGACGAAAAGAAAAAACCAAAGAGCCCATCACCTGAATATATCTGGGAATTGTTGAAGACTTATAATGATTGATGTATATACTGACGGTTCAAGTCGACATGACGGACATCGTTGGATAGGCGCATATGCATTTGCTGTATATGTTGATGGGCAATTATCCCATGAAGAGTCAGAGTTGATTATACCACTAACAAATAATGGTAGTGAATTGATAGCAGTGATGAAAGCTTTATATTATTGCTATCATCATTACCCAAATCAGGAAATTCGAATCCATACAGATTCACAATATGTATTATATGGTAACGCTCGTAATAAAAAGCATCCACTTGGTACAAACACCAAAATTTGGAAACTGTATTATCAAATGCGTGACCAAATGAACTTTACTTTATCACATGTTAAAGCTCATGCTGACAATGCTGAGAATAACCACGTTGATAAAGTCGCACGACACACATTAAGAAAACATTTCAAACATGCTTAAAAATACACATAAAGCCTTTGCAACTAGTTTTGCAACGGCTTCTATTATAGGTCAAACACTTGTTAATAAAACATTTGACCTACAAAATCCATTATATGACGGTAATCATATTATAGAATTACTTGTCATAGTTGCAGTTGCCTATGTTGCCGCAACACTACCAGACTTAGATGAAATAGCCAAACGGCGACGTATCCCATTACTTAACAAAGTTGCCCACAGGGGTATTACCCATTCAGTTTGGCCCTTAATTCTCTTATTTTGGTTAGCACACATTAGCCCAGAACTCATTTACCCATTCACATATGGATTAGCTTTGGGTTATACCAGTCACTTAGTTGGTGACGCATTTAGTGCTCAAGGTATTGCATGGTTTTATCCGTTTCAACGATATGAGAAATATGGCAATAAAAAATGGGTGAAACACCGTGGCCCTTTTATCAAGCTTTATAAAGTTGGACAAAAAGTTTTAATTGATGCCAAATATTATTGGTATTTTGTCACATTTTGTTTATTTATTGTTTATATGTTGATTTGGAGATAATATGCAAAGAAAACTATTAACATTTGCCAGCATCCCCATCATTATTTATGTTGTAGTCATGACCGCTCATTTGTTAGGTCTTATGGGAAATAAAGAGATGTTTGGTTTCCGTTACCAATTTGATTATGCTCAAATTCGTTTACCAAATGGAGAAATAGTCGAAGGTAAAATTTCTGCATGGGCACGTGAGAACAAGACAGACTCCATACGAGTCACCTTTAAAGACGGACACGAATACCTTACCAATACAAGCAATATGATTCTATATAACAGGGGAAAACATGACTAATTATAAAGATTTCAAAGACCTTAACTATCAACGATACATCATTTGCATCAATGAAGATATTTATGAACATACCATTTATCAGGGTGTGTCAGGAAATCCGAAATATGCAAAGTATTGGTCAAACAATTGGCGAAAGAATCATGGTCTGCCCTTACGACGTAAACCCTTAACAGGGCCTAAGATATTTGTCAAAGCGGTACCAATCAGTCAAGAAGAACATGAAGAGCTAGAGCAATTACATGCTGAATTAGCTGAATATTACAAGTCAGAGAAGCCATGAGGCTTCTTTTGTCTTGACAAACAACAGAAAAGATGATATAATAGGAGTATGAAGAAATTAGTTTTAACAGCCTCATTGCTGTTACTGACTAGTTCTCCTGTTTTTGCAGATGATGTAAAAACAGTTACTAATGAGATTAGTCAAGTCCAAAAGCAGTTACACAAGGCTCAAGAGGAAGAAGAAAACCGTTCATGGTGGGATAATGTAGTGGCCTACTTCACCACCAGTGCTGATGAAGAAACAAAAGTTGAAAAGTTAGAAAAGAAACTTGACAAACTAAAACGTCAAGAAAAGAACTTAAAAACGAAAAGTCTATCTCAACAAGTCAATGACCTGAATCAAACATCTCAACACAACATGGAGACTAAGAAACAGGAAGCACTTAAAGCCAAAGAGGAAGCCCGTAAAGCTGAAGAAGCTAAAAAGGCTGAGGAAGCTCGTAAAGCAGAAGAAGCCAAAAAAGCTGAGGAAGCCAAAAAGGCTGAAGAGGCTAAAAAAGCCCAAACAACACAAAAGTCTGAAACAACAACAGCGACACCGTCAACAGACCGTGATGTGAAATTTGGTGCTGATGGACTTTTATTAATGCAACAGTCTCAACGAGCTCAAAACGTCATTAACCAAATGTCAAATGGTACTGGACATGTAGCTCATACACCTCAATTAGACGCCGAAATTGATGCCTTAACAGCAGCTGAAGCCGTTTATGTGATGTATAAAATTGAAGGCCCAGGCTTTGGTCAAACAGGTTCTGGTCATGCTGGTTATGATTCACCAGAGTCTCACAAAGCTTTCGTTGAGTTACAGTTAAATAATAGATTTCATGGAAGTATTCACGAGTTATTAAAACTATGGGGTACATTCCCATACGGGGGCTACTGAGCCCCTTTTTCAAAGGAGTAACGATGACAAAACCCTATGATATTCAGAAAAAGAAAAGAAAACGACAAAGACTCAAAACAATTTTCAAATGGTTTGCTTCAATTACAATTGTATTAGTAACTTTAGCAAGCCTTTTGGCCGTTATCTTTGTTCAAAACCATTTAAAGACCTTGCCTGATGTGAACAGTCAGCAACTCAACACCTTTGGCCCTACAAAGATTTTAGATGACGGTGGAAATGTTATCTATCAAGACCCTGCCACACGTTATACTGAAATGACCTATGAGCAAATCCCTGACCTTTATAAAAAAGGACTCATCGCAACTGAAGATAAATCTTTTTGGGAAAATAAGGGTATTTCTCTAAAAGCTCAAATCGTAATGATTTTAGGCTCTGTTTATTCAAAAATCAACAAGTCTTATCGCCCACGTGGTGGTTCAACCTTGACCCAACAGTTGATAAAGAATAAATACTTCAATGGCGGACGAGGTGTTGACACAGTTACCCGTAAAATTCAAGAAATTCATTTATCCAGTCAAGTTGCTGAGAAATTTAGCAAAAAAGATATTTTGACTAAATATGTAAACTCATTAGAATATTCTGAAGGTGCGACTGGTTTAGCCACGATTATGATGACTTATTTTGGCAAAACACCTGAACAATATTCTGACCGTACTGTTCAAAATATTGCTGAACAAGCATACCTTATTGGACTAGGTCAAGCTCCAAGTGGTTATAATCTTTATGAACACCCTGAAGACGCTCAGGCACGTATGCGTACAGTACTTAAAATCCTATTAGATGAAGAACTCATCAGCAAAACGGAATATGAAGAAGCTAAGAATTATGACTTAACATCAAATTTACAACCACGTTTTAGAGAATCAGAAGCACAACGTCTTCAAAATCTCAAATATAAGGTTTATACAGATGAAGTGTTAAATGAACTTTATCGTTTAGGTTATAATCCAAAAGACGCATCATTGACTGTTCATACATTTCTCAATCAAACAACATTTGACAACATCACCAACACTGTTCGTAATGCTCAATATTATCAAGACGGCGAAGGTGGTTCTGAACAAGTTGGAGCAACAGTTATCAACTCCGATGGTATTGTTGTCGGTATGGTTGGAAGTCGTTATGCTGACGATGAATTAAATCGAGCAACACAGAACACTCGTAGTTCTGGTTCATCAACAAAACCATTCACAGCCTATGCACCTCTGCTTCAATATTTTGGTAATCAATATAATACAGCAAGTAGTTTTTCAACAGCACCGTATTTATATCCAGGCACAAGTGTTTATATGAACAACTATGGTAATTATACTTATGGTGTTCAAAACATTCAATATGCTTTGCGTATGTCACTCAACACACCTGTTGGACGTATTGATGATGAAATCTTAGGTTCAACACGTATGAAGAAATTCCTCAATGGAGTTGGGCTTGATGTAAAAGCATCGTATTCATCTGTTGATGGTATTGGTATCAATATTTCAACCTTACAAGCGGCAGCCGCTTACAACGCCATCAACAATGGTGGTGTCTATACAGAACCACGTTTTATTAACAAAATCACCTTTGTAGACAAAAGTGAAAAAGTTGTAGAACCAAAACGTGTTCAAGCCATGAACGCATCAACAGCCTTTGTTCTGGCACAAATGCTAAGAGGTGTCGTATCGGCCCCATACACGGCCAAAGAGGCCGCTATTCCTCAATATGAGGGTTATGCCGGTAAGACAGGTTCAGTCGCCTTAGACGCCACGTCAGGGGCTTATCCAGCATACGGTATTGGTGGTTCTGATGTATGGTATGATTCCATCACCAATGGTGGATATTCCATTGCTTTATGGTTTGGATATGATAAGCCAAATGAGTCTCCACAAGTGGCTGACGACTTCAAAGGCCCACAATGGTTGGGGCGTGATTTACAATTACAATTAAATGCTGGACGTAATGTTCCTAATTGGACACAACCATCAACTGTTTCATTTTTAGGCGGTTCCGGTTTTGACACTCATTGGGCTATTACAGACTCTGCAGATATTGATAGTTCTTTATCAACAGGTGTAGAAGTACCCGCAATCAGTGGAAACTATTCAATATTTAACACTATTAAAAGTGTAAATTCTCAATCAGACATTAAAAGTACATGGTCAAAAGACTTGACAGGTAAAGACAAACAACGTTTTGATTTTTATCAAATGACTCCTGAAGAACTTGAGAATACCAATATTATTAATAGTTCCCTATATAATATTTTAGAGGATTAATCAATGAGTATAACACAATCACGTATTGATAAAGAAAATCGCAAAAAGAAAAAACGTAGTCGACGAGCTACAATTCTTATCACCTTAGTCAGTCTGGTTTTAACTGGGCTGGCTTTGGCTGGTACTTATCAAATTTACAAACATTGGTCAGATTCCAAATCCCAATGGGACAAATCCAGTTTCAAGGGTAAATTATCTGACTTGCCTGCTGAATTTGTTAAAAACAATATTTCAGCCGACATGGTTGATGACGTTAGTTCATTGACTGATGTGACAAAAGTCTTAGATGAAGTCAAAGCAAATAAAGGTTTGTCATCAGCGAATATTGACAGAGCCCGAAAAACTGTTTCACGAAGTGAGAAAATTCTCAAACATTATAAGTTAGAAACCGGCGAAGCTAAAGAAGCTCAAGACCTATTAGCTTTATATATTAAAGTGTATGATGTTGAAACATCTGCCTATACAAGTTTAGACAATCAAGCCTTGTCTGACGTCATCACTCAAATCAGTTCACGTGTTATTTCCCATACAAATGATACAGATAAAGACATCTTAGACCGTTTAAATGCAATCGCAACAGACTACACAAATTTGAACACCTTTATTGACACCTATTTACCACAGTTTGGTATTATAGAAAATGGAGTTGCCAAAATCGATTTGTCTGTTACAGATGAAAGCACATCTGAAATGGTGACATATATTGACAAGCACAAATTAACACGATTTAAGAATATTGATAATATCAATAAAATCTTAACCAGTGCGAGTTGGAAACAAGCTGTCAAACAAAATAAATATAAAAAAGACAAAGACGCATGGGAAAATGCGAAAAAGATATTTGAAGGTTTAACAAAATCTCAATATATCAAAGCATCTGATATTAAGACTTATGAAGACGCTCAAAATGCTGGTTTCTTAATTTCTGGAGATGAGCCCAAAACAGGATATATTTTAAGTAAAGACAGCAAAGTTAACTTCTTAAAAATAGAAGATACAACTTTAAGTTCATATGTTTATATCAAAAAGGGTACTGTCGTAACAGCTGTCATTAGCCCTGATTATAAAACAGACCCAACATATTCAAGTTCATCATCTTCATCTAGCTCATCATCGTCTAGTTCTTCCACCAGTTCAAGTTCTAGCGCATCAAGTAGTCAAAAAGAGAATTAATCATTCTCTTTTTTTTGCAGTTTTGTATACACAAAACTGCTCCACGGGGCTTTGCCCCTAACCCCATTCATCTAACGAAGTAAATTGTGGCCTCATGAAAGGCTACTTACTTGACAAAATGCGAAAAGTATGATATAATAAAAGTGACAGACTTAAAACCGAAAGGGTTAAAAATATGAAGAAATTGTTACTTTGCGCCAGTATGACTCTATTTTTGGCAGCTTGTTCTGTTGACTCAGTTAAGCCAATGGTAGTTGACGGTTTAAAAACGGTCTTAACCACAAAAGCGAAAGTCACGACAGCCATGGTTCCGAATGGAGATACAAGTGTCACGATTAATGGTGAACAAATCACTGTTAAACAAGAGACATTTGATACTATACGTACCCTCATCAATACTGACAGTCAACTCCAACAAAATGTTGTTGATTTGGTTGGTTCACAAATTACTGATGAAAATATCGCTAAAATCGCATATTTTGTAGAAAAATATAATATAAATCCAAAAGACTTATTGGAATCATTGAAAGGTTAATATGATTTTACTTATCCTACTTATTTGTGCACTAATCAGCATCATAGGTATCATTAAAGGTTGCCTACGAGGACTTTTGTCTATTATTCTAATTGGAGCAATTGCTGGAATTGCATGGCATTTCTATCAACACCGTGACCAAAACCCTGTTGAAAATATTCAGCAAATCATCCAAAATAAAACACAAGAATCGCAAGCACCAACAAATCAAACAGATTACTTTGTTGAACGTTTGACTGACGAAACAGAATCAACTACTGATGAATTTGGAAATCCATTAGGTTCGGCTCAATTTGGTGCTAAATTTGTTGTTGGCAGTCCTGACGAACTAGGCCGACCAACATTTGCACATATTCTTGTATCAGATGCACAAGAACCGGGTCAAAATGGTTTGAAACGTGCTGGAAAAATCAACACAAACCCTGCTGGTTGGCGCAACTATAAGCTCAAGAACAATTGGGCTAATGACCGCACTCATATGGTTGGTTACCAATTCTCAGGTGTAAATGATTATTATGATAACTTAGTAACGGCAACACGATATCTTAATCGTGGTGTTGAAGGTAATGGCACAGATGAAAACAACCCCGATGGTATGTTGTATTACGAACAACGACTTGATTCTTGGTTGTCAACACATCCAAATTATCGATTAGACTATTATGTGAAACCTTTATATGAAGGTAATGGTCTTATTTTAAAACAAATGTATATGCAATGGGTTGGTGTTGATGAAAACGGCAACACAATTCCAATTGAAATTGGCGGACATTCACAAGCGACAAATGGTGACGCTCGCTATGTTCTCCTAACAAATCAATCACCATCATACAATATTGACTATCAAACCGGTCAAGTAACTATAAAATAGAAACGAGGCTCCAGAACTCAGGCTCTGGATAACATTTATGAGAAGCAACTTACTGAATATCCCTATGACGGATGTTCACTTTGAAAATGAACATTTTAGTGTTGTCTTAATGACCTATAAAAAGAAAAAAGACATCACTACAGCTTATTTTGACTCCATGTCTTATGAGCTAACAGAATTTCTTGACCGTATGAAATTCATGAAACCGTACGATATTAAAATCGTCTTTGTTGATGACAAATCGGGAGACAAAAATCCCGACTTCAAAGACGATAATGTTCGTACTCGTGGGTTCTTCTTGCGTCATGAAACCAAATATGAAGTACCAAACACAATGAGCCCTATGTTGGCTACAGATAATAATTTACATGTCAGCATGTATTCAACAGGTTCTATTGTCCACGAATTTGGACATGCTGTAAACTATGTTGGTAAACCTGACAGTAATGGTGTTTATCATGACTTATCTGACTATTCTGATTTTACTCCAATTTATAATGAGTATTTAAAAGAATTAGACGCCTTATGGGGCCCATATGATTATGACCGTGCATATTATTCCACACGTGACGAAGCGTGGGCTGCTGGTTTCAACATTTATTACAATGCAAGTTTTAAAAACACAAAACTAACGCAAAGTAATCCGAAAATTCGTGAACGTGCCATGGAAAATGTAATGAAAAAGAATAAAGAACTCTTTTTCACCTATTACGCTCAAAATGTTCCTGAATTAGAAGCAGTCTATTGCAACGAACAAGCTGTTATAGAAGAAAACGGTATTCGTTTTGCCGGCTGGTCTGAACGAGGATATGCTTATCAAAACATTGACACAGATGAAATCATGTATTTAGATGAGTATCAAGATGTTGTCAACACAATTCTACGAGACATCGTAGACCAAGAACAATTAGAAATGTAGAAGAGGAAACTCTTCTTTTTTTGGAGACTATATGATTACTCTTTATGTAAAAAACCCAACAAATTTAAACAAGGCTGAACGTCAAGCTCGCAAATTTTTATTTGAACACAATGGCGAAGACAATGTGGAAGTGTGTCCTCAAACAGCCGTCTCGAAAGAACTACTTGTTCAACTCTTACAAGAATACGGTTCCTATGCAAAGATTTTGACCCGACAAGGTCATGAAACACATGCCGATAAAACATTTTCACAAATCCTCACATGTGTACAAAATGACACAATTCGCCTAAAGTTGCCTATTATTGTAAATGGTGACAAAGTTGCTAATGGTGTAAAGGATTTGCGACGATTTGTAACCAGACAACAACGTCTCTTGCAAGCAAGTGAACTATGTGCCACAGCTGTTAAATTATGTGGTCTAGCGGAGGAAGACGAAGATGTCTTTGAATAAACTAGCATCCCAAAAAGCAGTACTCAGTTTTGCTGAAACCATTGACAAAAACACGAAAATCACATATGGCGAAATGATAAATGAAAGTCTACGATTTTCTGTTTATGTTGATGATACCCTATTTTTCACAGGAAATGTTTTACTGAAAGACATTTACCAAAAAGAAAATATGAAAGAAAAAACAAAATATACTACCGAAGTAAAAGTAGGTAACATTTCATATGTTATCTACCAAACATATGACGCTTATGACAAACAAACCAAGTTACTTACAACTCGTGACAGGAAATGTCACACCTGATGAGCTGAAACAGCTCAAAGGAATTAAAACCACATTAGTCGAGGTTCCAAATGGATTTAATAGCCCAACTAATTCAAAACAAGAAAAACGTAAATGATGTCTTAGAGACTTTAAGTCTTATCTTTGATGAAATTATCAAATATGAGAAATTGTCAAAGTCACCTAAGTTTAAAAACATTACGGAGTCAACAATGTTACAGAAACAGTTGCCAACCATTTGGAGCTGTTTTAATGGTGAAACACAGAATATGTCAGCTTTTGAGCAGGCGATTGCAATTGTGCAAAACATTTCTGACCAACCCTTACAAATCTTTATTGATTTTAATGACCATTACACAAAACGTGACCGTCGAAATTTGACCATCATTGGTAATGTCAACCAAACTCAATATAACTTTTTGGAATATTCCCAATTACCAGCAACTTTTGACTTTGATTCAAACACCTTGTATTTATTGAATGACGCACCAAATGAAAACGAACAATATTTAGTCATTGTCACAGGTGATAATAAAGTCATTAATATCTACACCGGTTTGATTGGTCGAACTCAAAAAGAAGTCTATTCTTACAAACCATACACCTTTACAGAAAATGGAAAAACATTAACATTGTACACCTATTCTTTATTAGGAAATAATGATTATCCATTCGCTGAAATTGTTGACGAAAACCCGATTCCTGTTCGTATGCCTAATAGTTCAAGTTTCAAGTTCGGAAATCAAATTTATCAAATGACACCCGAACAAGAAGCTGAATATGATATGGCCAAAACCAAGACTAAGACCTTTGCACCATTTATAATGAAAATCTATGCAGAAATTAACTAACTTACCTGAAAACATTAAAGACCAATTTAAAACAGCCCATCAAAAAGCTTTGATGGCTGTTTTACGTGGTAAAAAAGATTCAGTCATCATCCCAGCACACGTTGTGAAAATGCGTATCAAAATGGGAGATACTGAACAAGTCACTGACACAATTATCCCAGACCTTGCTGTATATCTTAGTGACGACTCTGGTGATATTATTTACCGTGATAATATTGTCTATCGTGTGGCTCTTAACAACACACCATTTCCAATGGCTCATGTCTATTCATCATCTGGTTATTTGTGTTTAGGTTCCATTTTTGTACCAAGCCAACTACCAAGAGAAGCAATTATGACACCATTAGAAACTCTGTTTCTTCATAATGACCGTATTATGCATGGTAATCCACAACTGCCAATATCTAAACAACAGAGACAAGAATTGGAAGAAGCAGTTTGCTATTATTTTCCACAATGTCCAATCAACTTCAATGAGGATTTTCTTCGTGAAGACACCGTTTGGAAACTAGGAAATTATGTATTAGAAAATGCTGAAAACAGAGAAATCGCTGTAGAAATTATGCAACATTTCTTCAAGATTATTTTCACACGAGAGGATAACTAATTGAAATATTTATCAATCGCCCGTTTATTTTCCGAATTTAAACGCAAATATAAAAAACAAATTGCTATGAAAGAGACTTGTCATGAAATTGACAACCATGATAGTTTTTATGTAGCAACACGTTCATACGAAGAACCGTATGCCCAACCCACAATGTATACATACGATGGAATCACATATCGTATGTGTCAAACAGAAAATTATGGTTGGCAATATGTGCGCAACATTACAGAAGCACAACTGCCTAAAAATACCCACAATTATTATTTCATTGAAGGTGAAACCATTTCAGAATATGCTGAACGGACCAAAGATTTCATGGCTGTATTGAATCGTGTGCTCCATAACTTATCCCGTGAATTATATGAAAAAGAAGTTGATGAAGATTTATTCACATTTTTAGACTCATCGTCTATCGAATCTGAAGAGTTAACAGACGAAATCAAAGCGGTATTGTATGATACAACTGCAACCAGCGCCAATATCAGCATGATGAAACATGGTTTGGCATATTTGAATGCTTCTAACGCGAAATTATCACGTTGGTTTGATTATGTTGATTCATGTTACTACACAAATCGTAATGATATTGTATCAATGGCTTTGGTTCATGTATATACACAATATGCTGATTTGTCCTATGAGGATATTGAAGAAATTCAAGATTCCATGGGTGTCTTTAACATTTCTACATGGTTTGAAGAAACCGACCGACAATTGCATAATCAACATTATGCTCAGTATCAAAACTTGTTACGAAGTAAAGCAAACACACTAGCAAATGAATCTATGATTGTACCTGTATCAGAATATTTTGCACGTGAAGGGTTAGAAAACCCAACAGTTGTTCTTGAAATGAAAGGATTATCATGGGATTAAGAGACGCTAATAAAATTTTAAAACGAATCCGTGTCAATGGATTTTATCTTGAAAACGGTGTGTATAAGGTTGACGTTGAAAAGTTGACTGAAAGTGTAGCTGAAATGAAAATGCTTTTCAATGCTTCATTTCAGCCAAACAATGACACCCATGCTCAAATGGCTGTAGAATTTTTTGAGCATTTAGATACCTTTGTGGAAAACATGTCACAACTTGAGATTTCTGAATATGATTTCCAACAGTATCAAGACTACAAAAAAGCATCAGCAACCATTAAAGAGTATCAAAATCTTCTTTTGGGTGTACGATGCGCATTAGTACCTTTAGATGTTCATAGTGAAACCTTTAATGATATTTTCACAGAATCCAATGGTGACACTCGAAAACAAACAGTTCTGAATAAACGAAATCCGTTTTCAGATATTACAATTGAAAATCAACAGTATCTTTATTCTGACGGAGAACAGTTCCATACTTTATCATTTGTGACAGGTCACACCCTAACTAAAATCACAACTGAAAATGACACATCTGTTTTAGCGTTACAACCTGGATTCAAAATCGCAAAAAGTGTTGAACGTAAAGCAATCAATGATTCTGGAACAATCGCCATGGATGATACTTTAACTACACCAATTCAAGAAACCGAATTGGGACATGAATTATTCTATATTTAGGTGAATATGTTAACAAAACTTCTTATTAATCGATGTGAAACAAATGACATCTTCGCCAACATGATTGTTGGTGTTGATGAAGTTACAAATGTACCCGGCACATCTGCTGAAGCTGAGCAAGTAAAAGAAATTCAAAAAACTACAGTATTAGGTTTAATTGAACGTAATACAAATCGTATCTATCACGTAAACTGGTTAGTAGACCCTAAAACGGTCAACTACGAACGTTTAGTGGTTTATTTACCAACAGCCAGTTATTATCGTAAACGCTATGATATTGATTTACAAACAACTGAATACGGTCTTGTTGAAAATCCAACAGCGGTAAAAACAGTTTGGGATGTTGTTGAACAATTTTACGCCAAAGAATCTTACGCCTTTGTCGATGAAGACCATTATGACCAGTTTGTGGATATTCAAAAAGCTGTTGAAAATATCCGTAATCTTATCAAAGCATATCCTATGTATGAAAATATCATGTTGGATACAGAAAACGGACTTAAAGCCTATAATGTTTTATCCATTTTGACATATTTGGACGAAAATGAACGTTGGGCTATGATTCGTGCTCTTAAATACAGCCGTGGAAGTGTTGCTGTACAACAACGTATTGCTGAAAAAATCATTTCTAAAATCAAGGTTGAAAATGGTCGTGACCTCATGACTCAAGAGCAACAGGTTGAGACTTTTATCGAGTTTTCAAAACAACGTCGTTCAGACAAAGAAGAAAAAGTGTCTGACCAACTATTAGAAAAAATCGAAAAGTCACCACTGTATGAAATTGTTAAGGAAAAACTAGGAACTCAAGGTTTCCTCTTATCTCCAACACAACAATTTAATGTACTGCAACAAGTCGGACTCTTGTCCCAACAAGGTGAAAATCTTGTTTACAACCTCAGTGACATGGGTTCTGGTAAAACCCTTATGACTGTTGAGTCTATTTTCTTACTTGATTTGAAAATGGCTGAAAGTTTCCCATTAGAAAACGTAGCTGAAATTCGTCTACCAAACAAACATTTGATTGCTCCAAAACTGTCAGTTAAATCCTCATGGATTAAGACCTTTGAGCTATTCTATGATGTAGAAGAAGTCAGTGATATTGAATATAACTTATCCTTTGAATACAATGGTAAAGTTTACAAATCAAAAGTCTTAGCATCGCCATTCACAGTTAAAAGTAATGCAATTGTAGTAGACCAACCTTTGCCAGAGTCAAAATATCTCCGTGAAATTCAAGAATATTTAATTATTGATGAAATTCACCAACTAGTTCAAAAATCCATTTCACGTACCAAGTTTTTCCCTAAAGGTGTAAACCCTGCAACAAGTTATAAGTCCTTTATCTTATCAGGTACCTTATCAAACTTGACAACAACTCAATGGTATCATTATATCCGCTTAATGGACATTGAGCATCCACATCACACCTTACGTCAATCAAATTCAGGTATCAGCTCATCACTTGTCAAACGGGAAAAAGATTTAGCGGATTCTATCAAACAATCAGCTGAAGGTTTAGCTGAACACCAACACCGTTATTTTGACCCTGAAAACCTGACAGACAAATTTGAACCTATCACACATGTAACCAAATCTAATATTGAAAACTTGTATCATCATTTGTTCTCAAGTTTAGTTCTCAATGTTCGTGAGAATCATTATGAGAAAATCGAAGATGTTTTGACTGAAAAACAATTTGATTTACGTTATGCACCTGAATTATCAGACACACCAAACTTTGAATTGTTCTATAACCTTGTAGGTGATAAAGCCATTACGGCTCAGTCATTGCAAATTGCAGAAGAACTCTTTGGTGAACAAAAAACTCAACACAAGGCTGATGTTATTAAAACAACATCTCCATTGACGGCTGATGACTTAGAAATCTTGAAGACACTTCATAAGATTACGGCAGACCATGCTATTTACAAATCTAAAGTCATCGCTAATCGTATTAACAATGCAATTTTGAATCTCAATGATGGTTTACAACAGAAAAACGTCTATGATTTAATTTCACAATTCGCAAGTAATAACTCACGTTTCTTAGAGTATTTGACAACACTTGATTTGAATATTTTGGAAAAACTTCCACAATCAAATCTGATTGACTTGCCAGAACTTAAAGATACTGAAAAGTTTGCAATTTTGAAAGACATTTTAGCAAATGAACCAGATGAAACACATCTCATCGTTGTGAACGATTACAACGCTATGGTACAATTATCTAAAGCTTTAGACCTAGACCATTTGAGTATGAAACAAGTTCGTGACGCCTTGTCTTATCAAGACTCATTAGATGAAATGTTTGAAAAACAAAGTGTTGTTGTTGTGCCGCAAGATATGATTAAATCATCTCTTGACTTGGTTCAAGCCAACCGTTTAATTCAATATCAATTGAACTCTGAAATTTCAGACATCATTCAAACTCAAAACCGTATCAACCGTATCGGTCAAACCCGTGAGACAAAAGCTTATTATATCGCAACAGACGTCCTGCAAGAAAACTTGATTGAGTTGTTCTTAGAAACATACCGAAACATCAAAGTTGCCCATAAGGGTATTGTAGAACTCTTTGTAGATATGAGCAGTCAAATCAATGTGGTTAATGACTATATTGGTAAAGCTCTGAAATCAGCGACAGTTGACACAGAGCCCCTTGGACAATTATCCCTGTTTGATGAAACACCATACATCGTGGACATTGAAGAAACAGAAGATATTGAACCAGAAGAATCTGTTTATAATCATCCAGCCCAACTAGTCTTATTCTCATTAGATGATGACTATGAGGCTCATCAATTTGCCATGTAAGGCACTCATTCCCCTGCGGCCGTATACACGGCCGCTAATGGGGACAAGTCCCCAGACCCCTTAATAAATCATGAATTTACAAAAAGGAGTCGACTACATGAAAATCACACGAGAATTTGTAACCCAACTGGATTTACAACCAGACTCAATTTATCGTATTTGGTTGACGAATAACAATATTCCACATTTGTGTGAGTATTTCAAAAAACGTTCTACTGAATTCACATGGTGCGATGGTGAACCATTAGATGATGAATTTTTAAAAGATGACCGTGTGTTATTATTAAAAGGTCGAGGCTCAAAATTCATCAAAAAAACTAACTGTCAAAATGTCAAAGAAGTCATAGATTTGATATTCACAGACTATTAAGTAAGGAGACTACATGAAGAAAAAGTCAGATGAAGAAATTCTTGAAACATTTCCAAAACAATATGTGACTACTTCAGGTTTAATATTTGATAAAACACCTATTGTTATCACAGATGACAATATCGCTTATTGGCAAGAATATTTTAAAAAGATTCCTTTGAAATGGGCGTCTGGTGAGAAGATTTTAGAACATCCAAATTTCACATCAAATATTCTACTAAGAAAACAACCAGATGAAACATGTAAGTACATCACCCTTGAGCAACTCTACAAAGACCCTGACATCTATCACATATATCATAAGGCAATCAACTATATCATTATTGATTATTAACAGACAATTCGAAAGGTGACAAAAATCCAATGATTATTTCAAACATTTTAACCACAAATGATTTTTCACATTTGGGAGCAACCCTAGATAAGTTGTGTAAACGTATCAAACAAAACGCTGAAACACTTATTGATATCACAACAGAACCGTTTGGTCGTGGTGATAGTCTAGTGTCCGCCCACAACGTCATGTACGAAAAGTATGAATTTGACCAAATCGTCAAAGGTCATACAGTGAAAATTTATCAAACCAGCACGCAAGACCTTTTGGTTGTGAATATTGAAAACAATATTCCTGACGCTTTCATTATCACAAAATCAAATAAGGTCAATGACACCAACCATGTTAGTGGTTATACATTTAAACCGTTTACTGATTTCACCAATGACTACACATCTAAAGTTGTACAACGTCTGTTGGGAACATCAGGCAGTCATTATGTGATTGAAAAAGTTGTAGGTACAAGTTTCCGCGAACAGCCAAGTTTCCATGAATTTGGTGGTGAACTACAAGATGTAAATAATGTTCCAATTCGTAAAATGAAGGCTTTATTGTTACCTGAACCTGAAAACCCATATGACCCAAACGCAATTAAGGTTGTCGCACCTCTAGCAAATGGTTCTGCGCATCATTTAGGTTACATTGGTAAAAATGGTGAACTCTATGGTACAATTAAGAAGCCAACCGCTGTCGAATTGGCTGTAATTGATTATCCAAGTGTAGGTAACTATGCCATTTCTTACGAAATTCGGTATTTGAAAGGTGAATAAATTAAAAGGTGAATAAATGATTTTTCATGAATTAGCCCAAGCCTTGGACAAAAAAGTCCAAGCACTTTTATCAAGTGGTAAAACACTTGTGCGCTCAAGCGTTTCTGGTGATGAACTTTGGGACTTGTATTTGGAGTCTATTCCAGCTGAACACAACCAAATCTTCCGTCAACGTCGTTACTATGACGCCAACTATGACAAAAACTACATCCGCCGTATTGGTGGTCTCATGGCCATCAACAATGGTCAATTAGAATCTATTTGGGATATTCAAGTTGATTCTTATTTCGGCCCAGTAGTAGAAAAGCTTTCAGAAGCTGTTAAATCAGCTCCAATTCAAAACTACTTCTTAGAAAAAGAACCAGTTGCAGGTCATCAACCAAGTGTGGACAACTATGATGAAAGTATTGTTTGGGAACATTTCTACATTCGATTACCAAAAGAATTTGTCAAGTACAATCGTGCTGAAATTCTTGGTGAACAAGAAGCAACCAAACAAGTTCTTGAACGTTCAATGAACGAAGTAGACCTCAACGACCTTGAATTGGTAATTGACCTTATTCAAGACAACAACCTTTATCGTGGTGTTGAACATTTGAAGACGCTTCAAACATGGTTAGAATTGAAAATGACCTATGACCAAGTTGAAAATAAAGACTTGTGGTTGTGGGATACTGCTTTCAAGCATGGCCCACGTGTTCGTTTCCGTAACACGGTTATTGGAACACTCTTGACTGACCTATTTGAAGGTGTTGACCTTGAACGTGCTGTTTCAGCTTTTGAAACACGTGTAGCACCACAAAACTACAAACGTACACAAGCTCTTGTTACACCACGTCAAATTGAAGACGCCAAAGCGAAATTGGCAGAACTAGGTTACTTAGACTCTGTTCATCGTCAAGTTGCAACAGAAACTGACATCCCAGCTCAACATGTCCTCTTCCGTACAACAGAAACCAAGAACCTAAATGTTTTTGATGAACTGTCTGATGAGATGTCAAAATCGACCGCTAAAGTTGACATTGCAAAAGCAAAAGACGTGACCATGGAAGAATTTCTGACATCACTTCCAGATTTGTCTAAGGTTGAGTTGTTGCCAACCAAGCATATTTTCAAAAACCAAGTTACTTTGACCAAAGGTACTGGTGGTCAGAATATGTTTGCGTGGGATAATGACTTTGCATGGACGTATCTGAATTCTGATACAACTGACGCCATTCGTGAAAAAGTCAAAGCCGCTGGTGGTAACATCACTGGTGATGTTCGTTTTAGTCTAGCGTGGTACAACCATGATGACTTAGACCTGCATGCACTTACACCAAATGGGGAAATCTATTATGGCCGTAAGCATGTGGCTGGTGGTCATTTGGATGTTGATATGAATGCTGGACGAGGCACAACTCGTGAACCAGTTGAAAACATTGTATGGGCTAATGTATCAGACATGCCAAATGGTCGCTATGACATCTTTGTTGACCAATTTGCTCAACGTGAAAACACAGGACTTGGTTTCCAACTCCAGTTAGAAATTCAAGGTCAAATCCGAACGTTTTCATATGACCAAAAGGTTGACCATTATTTCCGTCGTCACAAACTCATTACCTTTAAGAAATCTGGTTCCACCATTGAAATTGAACACATTTCTGAACTTCTTAAAGAAGAACTCATCACAGCAGACGCTTTTGTAGAAGTCAAACGCCTCTACACATCACCAAACCATTGGACATCACAAGTTGGTAATAAACATTACATCTTTGAAACAGATGATGTTGAAATCGCTGAACCAATTCGTGGCTTCTTTAATGAATATTTAGAACCACGTCTTGTACCGCATCGTAAAGTCTTTGAACTATTAGGTTCCCGCCTAAAGATTTCAGAGAACTTGGACAATGCGGTAACAGGTTATGGTTTCTCTACCACTAGTGGTGAAGATTTCTATGTTCGATTGACTCACAAAACTGGACAAAAACTCTTATGTAAAGTACATGTATAGAAAGGTTCAAATCACATGAACATTTTTGAAAAAGCTAGTCGTCTCCGCCTTCGTTTTAACGTAGGTACTCTTTCAAACCTCACAGTTGAAGACTTGTGGGCTTTGCCACTTGTTGGAAACAAGGATAACAACCTTGACGCTCTTGCCATCAAGTTGAATGCTGAATTGGAAAAAGAAAAACCACAGTCATTTGTACGTGCAAACGTTCAGAAGACTGACAAAGAAACAGCTTTGTCTTTTGAAATTGTAAAACACATAATTGATGTACGTGTTGCTGAAGAAGAAGCTCAACGTAACGCTATGGTCAAACAAGCTCAACGAAGCCAATTGCAACAACTCAAAGCGCAAAAACAATTGCAAGAGTTGGAAAACTTGTCACTTGAAGAAATTGACCAACGTTTGAAAGACTTGGAAGACTAATATGTCAACGGATTTACGATTTAATATTGGAGCACTCACAAATCTGACTCAGTCAGATTTGTGGTTTGTTCCACTCACTGGAAATAATGGTGATAATTTAATGAATTTGCGTAATTCACTTGCTTTGCATGAACAGTCAAATGAATCATTGAAAATTGTTGACCATATCATCCAAACAAAAACTTTATGTCTGAAAAGACCACGAAAAGGTGAAAATGTTTAAATTCAAAGAGATACTTAAACCTCACATTTTTCTCTTTGGTACAGGCGGTACAGGGGGATTCGTGTTAGAATTTCTCACACGCCTGTTCGCAGAAAAAGATGTACAAATTGATATCTACGATGGAGACACTGTAGAACTCAAAAACCTCAAACGTCAAGCTTTCACTAAAGACGACCTTGACATTTCAAAAGTTGAAGCTTTAACCAATCGACTTGGTTCGATGGTTCCGTCAGCTCCAAACATTATCCCCCATCATGAATACATTACAGATGTTGATGAATTAGTGGCTGATTTACTCATCAACCTTGCTGAAGATGAAACGCCAATTATCATTTCAGCATTAGACAATGTCGCAACTCGTCGACTCATCAATGAAGCAGTATCCGAATTAAGTGGAGCTCAAGACATCATTGCCATTGATTCAGGCAACAGTGACCAAGGTGGTCAAGTTGTTCTTTTCTCAAACTATGATGTTGAATTTAAAGATATTATGGGTGAGATTTCACATGTCACATTACCTAACATGTTGCAATTATTCCCAGATATTGATGTCATTAAAGACATTCATGATGAAAATCCGGGTCTAGTACAAAATTGTGCAGACAACGCTGAAAGTAAACCGCAGGCAATGATGGCAAATGTTAGAAATGCTGACATCATTTCATCAATTGTCTATAAATTGTCTCAAAACGAGTCATTTACAGCTAATTTATGGGTGAGTGATTTGTTGACAGGCAACACAACATCATGGAGACGTAATGGATAAAGAAGCTTTAAAAGCCCTTATCGCTTCTAAACCAGTAGTCTATAAAGAGAATCCTTTATATTCCTATGATGAAATCAATGACAAAATTCTTGGTGTAAATATCATTCAAGAGTTTGAGTTATTTGATGTCATTAGAGAATATTTCAAACAAGTATATGACGCCTTTATGTCAGAGGCTCAGGTGCTTGTTGTATCTAAAGACGATTCTCAAAAACTCCCACATATTCCACGATTGCCAACTGATTTAGATTTGGATATTTTAGTCTTACCTCAAGTAAATTCTTGGGGGAACACATCTGTATCTGAAACTCAATGGCAAAACGATATTGTGGGTCAAGATATTGTTCCACTTATGCGAGTACACTCACATCACACCCTTAATGCTTATCAGTCATCAACTGATTACAACAGTTTAAATTCTGGCTCATTAGAGGTTGTGTTGGGTGATATTTACAGTGACAACTATCAAATAGCTTACTGGTTAGACGAACGGGGCAAAGACACCAAACGCAATGTTTGGAAGACTTTTCGTTTGGCTAACACAAGTGAAAAAATTCTGTCAGGAGACAATTTTCGCTTGTAAAATTCAACAACTTATGGTATAATAGAAGAAGAGACATCTTCTAATTAAAACAATAGAGGTAAAAACATGAAACGATTCAATTTCAATAATGAACAAGACACAACTCCAATTGCAGTAGACGAAGTAACAAAAGCTGTTACTTTTAACGGTGTAGAATTTGCATCTGTACAAGAATTTGCTGAATTCTATGCTTTGGCACGTGATGTAAAACCTGAAAACCTGAAAAATTGGGTATTGGTTGAAAACGGCGATACTTATTCATTTGTTCTTCGTGCGGCAACAGCTGGTCATGATGCATCTGAAATTGCTATTGCTTTGCGTGCAGCGGGGTTTACACCTGAAGAAATCGCACAAGCTTTGGCAGGCAATCATGTGGCAGATGACGAACCACAAGATGAATTCCTAACAGCGCTTGAACAACACGATGTGGAATTTCTCAAGTATGGTGCAGGTGTTGAAAGCATTTTCGAATTACGTGAATTGGCAGAAGAATTGGTTGAAGAAGAGCACTATGACGAAGATGAAGACGAATATTACGAATACAATTATTCTGACGCATTTGCTTACTTTGAAAGTCAAGCTCGTTTAAAACTAGCTACAGAATTTCCAGAAATTCCAGCTGACTTTGCTTTTGCTTATAAGCAAGGCACATTGGCTGACAAATATGAGTCAAATCCTGAAGCGGCTAACAAGATTTTGACTGTAGCTCATCTTGCAGGACGTGACGATGTGCAAGTTTATTTTGTAAGCGAAAATGGCGCTGAACGTCGTCGTGTTTCAAATCTTCAAGCATATACACATGTATATGTCGTTGGCAAAAAGGTAATTGTTGTCTTGTAATTGTTAAGAGGAAGTTGTGAAAACAGCTTTCTCTTTTCTTTTTACCACTTTGTATACACAAAGTGGCATATGGGGAGTATCCCCAAAACCCCATTTCCTTAATGAAACCTTTTGTTGTTAAAAAATTTTAAAATTTTTGCAAAAAAGACTTGACAAAGTAGAAATCTTATGATATAATGAATTTATCGTAAAAAAGTGCTTGACAAAAGCGCAAATTTATGATATAATAGAAACACTTGGATGTCTATGCAAATTGGTAAAGCTGGCAGACTGTAAATCTGTCCCTTCGGGTTTAGAGGTTCGAGTCCTCTGGCATCCATTTATGGAGAATTACTCAAGCGGTTAAGAGGACTGTTTGCTACACAGTTAGGTCGCTACGGCGGCGCAAGAGTTCAAATCTCTTATTCTCCTTTCAACGAATTTTTAAATTCGGACGCTTAGCTCAGTTGGGAGAGCGCTAGTCTTACAAACTAGATGTCAGTGGTTCGAGTCCACTAGTGTCCATATGCGGGTATAGTTTAAAGGTAGAACTACAGTCTTCCAAACTGTTGGTACGGGTTCGATTCCCGTTGCTCGCTTATCATCAAGATTAGCTCAGCTGGTAGAGCACCGGACTGTTAATCCGGCTGTCACAGGTTCGAACCCTGTATCTTGAGTTACCAAAGTAAAATACATTTTACTTGTATATTTTAATATTTGCGTCATTGGTGAAATTGGCAAACACGTCAGGCTTAGACCCTGATGCTCGAAAGAGCTTGTAGGTTCGACTCCTACATGATGCATTCATGCTCGGTTGGTGGAATAGGCAGACACATGGGACTTAAAATCCCAGGGCCATGTGGCCGTGCGGGTTCAAGTCCCGCACTGAGTATAAGAGTTTAAAGACTCTTTGGGGCTCGCAAGTGTGCGGGCGACATGACTGTTTTAGGGCTGACGAACACAGACGTCAACCTAATTCTAATTTATCGAAAGTACGTAATTGTCTTACTGTGAGGACGAAGTACGAAAAAAAGAGTCTGGTCAACTCATTTGACAAGAGTTCGTTTTACTTGTCATTAGGTCTTGTGGTGTAGTGGTTATCACGTCGCCCTGTCACGGCGAAGACCGCGGGTTCGAATCCCGTCAAGACCGTTCACCAACCCTATAAAGATGTATCAAGACATAATTGAGCATCTCCCTTTAGGGTGGTTTTAAAATGAGTAGGTAGTGAAGTGGCTAAACACGGCAGGCTGCAACCCTGCTCCGCAAGGTTCGTGGGTTCGAATCCCACCCGACTCTTATCGTCAAATGGTCTCATCCGTTTGACACGGAAGTGACTCCGCCGCAAAGAAAAAGGCTGGCCAAAAGTGCATGTGTCGTTTTGAAAACGAAGCTGAGTCAAGCTGATGAGGTATCGCCAAGTAGTAAGGCACAGGCCTTTGAAGTCTGTATTCGCTGGTTCGAATCCAGCTACCTCAGTCAATCACAACAAAATGTGATGATACGGTTATAAAGACTCCGCATAAAAGTCTTAAACAGACCTATACAGATGTATCAACGCAAGACAGTTGAACATTTCCCTTTAGGAACATGTTTTTACAGAAGCATTAACGATAAGTCTTATTGTGTAGCTTATGAGTTGAAATAAGATGAGTTAATGTGGAATAGGTTAACCGTAAGACCTTGAATTGAGAAATTCTAAAATTGACCTAGAAATGGAGATTTCCGAAATTTCGTATTTTCTAGTTACGGTATCGCCAAGGGGTAAGACAAGGGAGTTTGAAGTCTACATCGTTGGTTCGAATCCAGCTACCCCAGTGAAGCCAAAGCACAACATTTTGTTGTGGACAAGACAGAAATGTCTAAAAAACAATGTTTTGGTATTATAACGACTGTCCAACGTTACACATGTCACATCAGTTATGTATGGACGCATCTTAGTTAATGTGACAATTTTGGTGAGTTTGACGAAAAGGTTAACGTATCAGACTGTGAATCTGACAGTGCAGGTTCGAGTCCTGTAACTCACCCTAGAGATGAACTGCTCTCATGCGGGGATTCTCTTCAATGTATTGAACAACTTGACACCATCTCCGCCGTTGAGAAGATGTTGAGTTGTGTATAAATAGACTCTTCGTATAATGGTATTATAGCGGTCTCCAAAACCGTTGAAACAGGTTCGATTCCTGTAGGGTCTGTATTTGCCGGTTTAGCTCAATTGGTAGAGCACCTGATTTGTAATCAGGGGGTTATAGGTTCAAGTCCTATAGTTGGCATCGCGATTCGTCGCGAATTTAGTTCGATAGCTCAATTGGTTAGAGCACACGCTTGATAAGCGTGAGGTTGTAGGTTCAAGTCCTGCTCGAACTATTTTTGGTCTGTTGGTCAAGTGGTTAAGACACAGCCCTTTCAAGGCTGTATCACGGGTTCGATTCCCGTACAGACTATAGAG